CCCTCCTCGCCGCCGTCTTCCTCGGCGAGTTTGGTGGTGAATTCGGCGAAAAGCTCGTTCTTCGTCTCATCGTCGAGCTGACTGAGGTCGATACCGTTGGCCATGGCGGCCTTGGCGAAGAGGTCGAGGTGCGCAACCTTGACCTGCTCTTCCTGCAGTGCCTGTCCGGCTCCGTGGGTGTTGTACATGGCAGCGAGAGTGGGGTTCATTCCCATGGTTCATCTCCGGGTGTGGTCTGGTTCGCTCTGGTTCGCTCAGATTCCGTCCACGCTTCCTCGAGGGGAGGCCCCTCTCCACGCTGGCTTGCGCCTGTTACGAAAGTTGTACCATCGACTCCGTTTCATCACCAAGCGGGAGTTCATCCAAGTAGGCATCCCGCATGTAGAGGAAGGATAGATGGGTGAAAATATCATCAGCATCGGCACTTGCCACCTTCATGAGCTCGACGTCCTTCGACGAAGCAGTCTTAGTGATGAGGTCTTGAGCGTGGGGTGCCATGTCGATCAGCTGATTGCGGTACGCGCTGTATGCAGCTCCAATCTTACGGAGGTCTTCTGAAGGAAGGGAAGTAGGCGTTACATCACCCATCGACGGGTTGAACGCAATTACAACACGGCGTTCAATCGCAGGTGCCATCGCCGACCTCATGTCGAACATCGGCATCAACGCTTTGGCGAGCGCCGGAAGCACTTTTTCCTCAGAAAGTTGCAGGCTTTCGTCCCTCTCCTCCGTCTTGGGGAAGAGGATGCCCCGGTCGTCCAGCGCATCCGCTAGCGGCTTCTTACCGGCGCGGATGAGTACAATGCGTTGAAACTCACGCGGCTTGATCACCATACAGAGCCCGCTTGAGGTAGAAAGCGCCTCGTCGAGCGGCTTGGCTGCCATGGCGTTGATAAGCTCGTCTGGCAAGTCCGACTCAGTCTTCGTCAGCACGGGGATGGCCTTGCTCGCCAACTGACTCGGCACGACCTCCTTCTCGATCTCCGCACGCTTGCGTTGTTCCGCACCCTTGATGAGGGCGCTGACGAAGTTCTCCTCAGGAATGGCCGCTGTCTTCCGAATCTCGCCGAGCGCCTCCGCATTGGCCGCCATGTCGAGGGGCTTGCCTTGGGAGTAGTGCTTGTAGTCGCTGCGGGTGGGGTCGTGAACCTTCCCCTTCTTGTCCACGGCCCAGAAGTGGCGCGTGTCGTACTTCTTGTCGGCAGGACCAGTCATCACGGTAAGGCCCGGGTTGGCCTCGGCTAGGTCCATGACGGCATTCAGGCACTTCTGCTGCACGCTGGCAACCTTCTCGCCTGCCTCAGCGATCTTCACACTGGGCTTGTCCTTGGTCTGGTGAATGTAGACCAGGGTCTTCGCCGTGCGGTCGGCGCCGATGAACACGAAGCTGATGTCGAAGAAGCGGGGGTAGTCGTTGTAGACGAACACCTTCCTGCCATCGGGCAGGATGCGGTTCATGTGCTTGGTACAGTACTCGTCGTAGTCGTCCCGCGTGATGGAGACGCCGGGGATTCCCTTGCCATCCTTCTTCTTGAGCTTCTTGTGAAACTCGAGGACGGCGATGCCCGGATGCTTGTGCTTCTTCGGGTCGAAGGTCTCCTGCGCCTTGCGGTACAACTCCCAGTCCAGTGTGATGGAGCTGGTGTCATAGGGGACTTTGCTCCCCATGCTGACGTCTGGAAACTGCCCCTTGACCAGCTTGTCCCAGACGGGCACGCCGCCGAACTGCACACACTTGTCGTAGTCGACACGGACTACGAGCTCGACGCGCTTCATCTGGTCGTTCCACAACGCGAGCTCGACTTCACCGTAGGCGCGACTGGGGTCCTTGTTGCGGTGGTGAGCGTACGGATGAGCGTTGTAGAACGTCGGAAACCCGTAGGGCCAGTCCTTCGCCAGCGCCTTATCTACAACCGGGTTGTTCGTCCAACCACTGGGAGCGTGGATGAGCGCCGCCTCAGGAAAGAAATCGCCATTGATATTACTGTTGTGGACACAGATGCCCGATGCGACGAATGAAGAGTCTTCTTCAACCGTCAGGTCGTAGACCTCCCCCTGCCAAGCGTACTGCTCAACCCTCTTCACCGCAGAAAGGATGTAGCCATCCGGGTGCAAGTAACTCTTCGGCGTTCCACGCCCCTTGAGTTGCCCCCCGCTAACGCTGAGCTCGTAGATGGGGCTGCCGTTGTACCACGTCGCCTTCTTGTTGTGGCGTCCACTAATGGAACCAACAAGGCCGCAACGCGCAAGAATGAGACGCATGCCGCGAAGGAGCGCTGCCGATGCAGATACCATCCGCTGCGACCCGTCTTCTTTCCCACCCTGACGAACGCAGCCATCCCCGGCGGCATAGGCGGCAAGGAACACACGCTGCCACCCACGCGGCATGCGGGTCAGCGCTGCGCTTAGTTTCTTATGTGGACCCAGCTTGCCCACGTGCTCGTAGCACAAGCGTGCAAAGTCTTGCCAATGTAGCTCGGCTCTGATGGACGTAACTTTGGAGCGGTCCGTGTACAATGAGTACCCGAACTTCTCAGCATGCTGTGCAGCACGCTGGATGACCTGCTCTTCCTCAGAAGAGGTGACGTAGACGACGTAGTGGTTCTCCCCCGGACGCTCTGCGCGGGTAACAGTACACCCCTCGGCAGCATACAGCCCCATGAGGAACGCCACCTCGGGACAGTTCCACTTCTCATCCCCCAGCGCCGCGGGGTCTTCATCCAGCGGGAAAGGCTCAGCGATGTAGTCTCCCGGCTGAAGACTGCCGATGGGCACCCAGGAGAACTCCATCTCCTTTAACGCCTGCTCACGCCGTTGCTCCACAGAAGTGCTGGTGTCGCCCTTCCAGACCACCCGACGCTTCGTCTGAACGAAGTCCTGACGGGTGACAACCCAGAGCTCGTGATTGGGGGTTGCCGTCAACGATGGAAGGTTGCTGGGAAACCCTTGAACGTAGAGGTCGCACAGCTCATCAGCCTGCTTCGGGATGCGCGCCAGCACCTTCTGGTGCCGGTTGAGGTGCGTCCGAACCAACGCTCCCGGCTCGACCTCCTCGATGGGCTGCTCCCCCGTGTCGGTCTCGACGAGCGTGCCTGCCGGGAAGCATCCGAAGTACTCACCCGCGGCCAAAGCGTTCACCAAGACGTACTGCGAGTCCTTCTTGGGCCGCAGAGTCTCGATGTACTGGAGAACTGGAGGTAAAAGAGAAGCGCTAGCGTTCTTCTCGAACTCCCCGTCTGCTGGGCCAAAAAGCGGAACCGCCGTGTAGCCCAGCTCGTTCTCGGACGCGAACGTGCTGACCTTGAGCATTACTGTCCGCCGTGCATATCCTTCGCCAGCCGTTCCTGCTTTGCTTCCAGCTCCATCTCAGCAACGTTCTTACGGATCTGGTCGTAGCTCGGAGATGGTCGACTGCCAAGTTCAGAGATGAGCTTCGCTTCCTCGGCCTCTTCGCGAAGCGTCTCGAGCGGGGTGGGCCCAGCCAGATCTTGTTGAACCTTCCCGACATCTCGTTGCAGCTCGAGGTCCCGCTTTTCCTGCTCCATCTGGTAACGAGAGTCGGGCACTGCAAGGTCGCGACCGACATCTCGAAGCCCTCTCTGGAGCTCCATGCCCTTGAGCCTCTGCTGTGCTCCGTAGTTCGGGTCCATGCCGCGCTCGATGCCCATACCAACCACGCGCCCACCAGCTCCAGCGCCGGCGCGCCACGCGTCGCCCATGCTGGGCATGCTGGAGGCGGGGTGGCCCTTGATCGATTCGACGAGTACCTTTCCCGCATTGTCGGGATTCATCGTCATCTGCCGCATGTAGCTGCCGGCAACGAGAGGGTCACGAGCAAACTTGGGGCTGAGCCGGTGCAACGAGTTGTACATGGCGTTGAACTGCTTCTCAGCCTCCGGCGACTCGTTCTTGAAGGCAGCAAGGTCCGTGTTCATGTCCAACATCTCGTTGAAGCGTTGTCGCTTCGTAGCCGCCTGATAGACCTTGTTGGCCGCTGTAGGAGCCGCCATGAGTCCTGCTGTTGCCATTGTAGTACCGATGGCGCCTGCGGCGATCCGACCAGGGTCGCTCTTGAAGAAGTCGCCGACCTTCTTCCCGAACCCGGCGGCCTCCTTGGCCATGATGTACTCGTCGATGGGGTTCATCACACTTGCTCCGGGTAGTGTTCGTTGACGGACTTTCCGAACAGAGTCAGTTGGTTAATCCCGTCGATGAACTCCTGCCTGGCGGCACGGAGCATCGCCAGCTTTTCGGTTCCCTCGCAGTAGGCCCCAAAGGCCGACACGATGGGATGAGTCTCATCGACGATCGCCCGGAGGCCCGCCGTCTTGGTGAGGCTCTGACCTAGGGCGTCGAGGCTATTGAAGACCCCCTCTTCCTGCAGCCGGGGGCCGATCTGGGCAAAGGCCGCCTTCACCAACGCCGGATTTGGCGCCAGCGCCTGGTCCCACGCCTGAACCACGTGACCGAGCGGCATCCCTTCGAGGGCGGCCTGCTTGACGCGTTGGTACAAGTCCTCGGTGGCGTCCAGCATGATGGTCTCCAAGGCGGACAACTCCGCGGTTGCGCTGTCGCGCGCCGTCGAGAGCTTGTCTTGGAGCTCGTGGACATCTTGTAGGGAGTTGGCGTAGGGGAGTGGCTCTGCTGTCTTGTCGATGGCAAAGGCGTCGGCGAGAACCTCATCGGCACGAGAAGACTTCTGGTCGGCGCTAGCAGTCTTCTCCATCGACTGCTGCCTAGCAGCGCCAATCTTCACCACGGCTGGGGCGTGGGCGTAGTCCGCATTACCGCGGTCGAAGACACTACCACCGCCGCCATCGTTCAGGTCCTTGAGGACCTCGCTGAAGTCGGCGGGGCCGCTCTCGAACATGACGTACTTCGAAGAAGCCGCTTCCTTCTTGAACTCCTTGAGGAACGCATCGGTGTTGGCGAACTCGCAGACCCGCTTCACCTGCTCGGGACTCAGACCCGCTTGTTTGACCGTCTCGACAACGGCCGCATTGAGGCTGCAGCACTCGCCACATGCGTACTTCGCGGCGGCGTGTTTGCCATACGTCTCGAGCTCTTCACCGGACAGCGGACGTGCTGAAGATTGCTGAAGAGCAGCCTGAGGAGGTAGATCGTACTGGGTCATAGGCCTATACCAGGAGTATCATGTCGCGAACGAGCATGGGAACAGAAGGCATTCCAGCGAAAGAGGCCGCCGAGATCCTCGGCGTTGACACCCAAACAGTCTACACGATGCACCGCACCGGGGCACTGCGGGGCGTCGGGCAGCTGAGACAAAACCTGAGGTTCGACCGCGAAGAGGTGGCGGCACTGGCCCAAGCCCGGGAAGAACGGCGGGTACCTACGCTCCTCGAGATGCAGGAGGTCATCGTACAACTCTCAGCTCGGAACAGCGCGCTCGAGCGTCGCGTAGAGATGCTCGAACGGATGCAGGGGGTCACTGCAGCCCGTGTCGGTAGCGATGAAAACGAGGTTCTTGGGTTGCTCTGGAAGGCTCAGAAGGACGTGTTGGAGCCAAAGCTGAGCCTCGCTGACGTTCGTGAGTGGTGCAAGCTCCTCTTCGGCATTCACGAGGAGTTCTTTCACCTCGTCGAATGCTACGCCGACCATGCCGAACCATGGAGACCGTTCCTCGATATGGCCCAAAAGTTGTACGAGGACTGCCCGGCCATTGGAGAGCTCTACGACCACAAGGTCGTAGCCGCCAACGTGGAGCTCGCAGTAGCGCGTCGGAACCTCAGGCAGGCTGCGTGGGTCTACGTTACGAAGCGACGAGGGGTGTCCTTCGCACGAACCGAGTTCCCCGAGACAGACGCCGATCCCGTCACGCACGTTCTTCACGACCACATCTACTTTCCTAACCCTGGTCGACGGGGCCCGAGTAAGGGCTGATCGGTCTCCCGTCCTCATCCTCCTTCGAGGGAGAGATGATGTCTGGGCGGGGTATCACAATCATCGAGGCGAGCCAAGCGTAAGTGAACGCGTGGAACGTGTCGTCAGGATTGCCTGGCTTGTGGTCGTACTGCACGATGCGCAGCCGTTCGTTGTACTCGGAGTAGATGTTGGTGAAGTCCTTGGCGTAGGGCGCCTTGAACTCCTCCCACTTGGGAAACTCGCACTTCTTCTTCTTAATCGCCTCGAAGATGGCGCTCATCACCTCGGTGCGGTGCGCCTTCCAGCGCTGCATTTTCTCGTCCCACAACACCTTCTTCGCGAGTTGTCCCATGTACTGGTACTTCATCACGCGAGGCGCACCGAAGGCGCGCACCAGGTGGTGGTTCATCCCAAAGCCGAAGCCGTAGTCACAGCCGAATATGGCAATGTTGAAGTGTCTGCCGAGGTCGACGAGCTTCTTCAACTGAACGTTAGGGTCGGATTCTTCCCCTACGAAGCGGTGAGCGAACAGAACGCGGAAGCGGTTCTCGACGTAGGTAGCAATCACGCAGACGGTATAAGCGTTGTCGCCTGTACCCCAGTCGACCCCCATGAAAAAAGGCTGCGACAAGCTAAGGGTGCGCACCGTCTCTAGGTCGTTCATCGAGTGCTCACCACAAGCGTCCCGCATCTGCGCTGTGGTGATGGGGCGCATCCCAGACTCGAACGAGATGCCGAGAGTCTCGTTCATGAACTTGGCGCGTGGGTAGTTCTCGTAACCGTAAAGGACCTCAGCCCAGCCCTCCTCGCTGAGCTTCCACGGCACCATGAGCTGAGGTATGCGGTAGCTCTCCCAGGGCACCTTGTTCGGGTCCGTAGGGTCGGGTTTGACCATCCAGGCCCACTGTGCTCGTGGTCCCTGCGGGTCGATGGGCTTGCCGCACTTGGCGCAGATGACACCCTTTTTGCCGATGTTCTTTTCGCCCAACACGTTCCAGTGTCTACAACCCTCACAAGGAACGACCCACTCTCCCTGCGTGCTTTGATTGGCGCGATAGTCCTCAATGATGTTGTCGAGGCTCTTCGGTGTGCCGGAGTACACTTGTCGTCGCCACATCTCTGGGGCGTGGCTAAGACAGTGCTCGATGACCGGGATGTTGTCCCGCAGGATGTCCTGAATCTCATCGAGGAAGAGCTGCCACGCTGGGATGCCACGAGTTCGATCCGCGTTGAGGTACGCGTACCGCATGGTAATCATCGACCGGTTCACGAACTGCTTCTCGAAGATGTTCTTCGTCAGCATGCTCGTTGTGAACCGCGTCAACAGTGGGCTTGTCTCGATGGGCTCCTTGATGCGGTCGTTGCTGAACGTCTTCGTCTGCGTGCTGGAGGGCGAGACGAATAGGATGCGCAGACCGACGACAAGCGTCATGTAGGCGAGGCTGAGGTTCCCGAGCAGTGTGGACTTCTCGACCTGCCGCCCGCAGCACATGAGCACCTTGCGCGCCGGTGTGTCGTAGATGCGTTGCAGGTGCCGGCGCCCCTCAAAGGAGAAGGGCGCGTAGCCGGTGCCGTCCGGCTTGGGCATCTGGAAGACCCCAGATGTGAACTGGCTTGGTAGAATTTTGGGGATCTCTGGTAGCTTGTCCCGAGCCCGCTCGAGTACGATGGGCTCCTCTTCGACCTCGGACTCAGGCCGCCAGACCTCATCCTCGTACCAAGAATCGTCGTAGTCCTCCTCGAGATCCTCGGGAGTCATCTTCAACGCAGCTTCACCCATGGACCCCCAAGAAACGGCAGACCCCAGCGAGGCTCTGGCTCAGGTGTGGCCTTGGTTGTCCGCCGGCGGCGACCACTTCACCGGGGGTTACGGCGTCAACCCCACGGAGCATCAGGTGCAGGTCCTTCTGTCGATGCGAGCGCCTCTGCCCAAGGGGACACCGAAGTACGTCAACGGGTTCATTCGGCAGTTCCTGAAACGATGTGGGTGGAAAGCCGTGGACTTTCACTACAAGAAGAAGCAGTTGGTCTTCACTATGAAGCCGTGGCCGCTTCACAAGCAGGAGGCCGCCCGTCTACGGTCGGAAGAGTTTCGTCAAGAAGCTCGAAGAAACCGTGAAGAAAAGCGATTGGATCGAGCAACTCCCCGTACCCCTGCGCCTTGAACCACCAGCTTGCCGTCTCCAGGGTGTACTTCGCCACGATGCGCGGCAACGTAGCTCGGAAGTACTCCTGCGCTACAGAACTCAACGCATGAGCGAATGTGCCCTGCCACCAACTCTCGAGCAGCGCCTCTGGGAAGACCTGCGGAGCGTTTGGGTGAACGTAGAAGTGAACTACGAAGTTGCCGTCGAGGAAAGCGTACTCTACGTGGAAGTTGTTGTAGGTCTGCTGCTGGAACTCCATCGGCCTCCACTCGACGAGACCGTTGTCCAAACCTCTTCCGAACTCCGCCGATTTGTCGCTCTCCACCTCGGACACCCTCACACCCACTTCACTTCTCGACATTCTCGCCCTCCGTCAGGATGAAGCCATCAGTGTAGTCACCCTCAGTCAAAGAGTCGATGTGAGGCACGTCCTCAGCACTCGCAGTCTGCACGCCCAGTGCATAAAGGTCCTTGCGTATGGACTCGTCAGGTGCGCCCAGCATCTGGCGCAGCTCAGCCAGGTTCTTCGCCGCGATGGCGTAATCCCGGGCGTTCTGCGCCGCTTTGGGTCCACCCACCAATGGCGCCTCGCCGGCGGCCAGCCCACACACGTGCGCACCTAGCCCTGCCAACCGCGTGGTGTCGATGCGGTCTGGCATGTAGCCAAAGCGGATCTGCAACCGCATGGCGCTGAGCGCACTACACGGGGAGTTGACTGCATCAAACCGTGAGTCATTGTACTGCGCTCGCTTCATCGCCTTGTAGGCCACGACGCTCCCAGGATTGTTCGGGTCGTCGAGTGCCATGTCGTCGACACGCTTGGTCATCAGCGCCCGAAGCTCCGTAGCGTCGACGAGACTCACGTTCCAGAAGAAGTGCTGGTAGCGCAGAATGTCAGCCGTCTTGTACTCTCCCAGCCCCATCTTACGCAGCCGCGTCACGGTCAGCGCTGGTGGGTCACCGACGATGGCCATTACTTCGACCACCTCCTTGACCCGCGGCGTGTTCAATATGTCGAGAGCCGCATGGGTCCGCCGGTCGGGGTGAAAGAGCGTGTGGACCTTCTCGATGACCAAGTACTTGAACGACGGCTGATGCCGGTCGTTCATCGGGTAGAAGGGCTTTGGGGGGCGCATCCGACTTCGTAGGCGAGCCAGATAATCCCCGCTGGGATAGTCGAGGTGGTGCTCGCGCAGAGTGCGCTCGATGTCCCCGTCCCCGTAGTCATCTGGATGAAGCAACAAGTACTTGATGTAGTACTCGGCAGGGCTGCGACGAATCATCACCGAAGAAGGTGGCGGATTACAGCCACGACGTCAAGAACTGCAGAATCTACGACTGCAAGAGGCTCTTCGGGACAACCGCGCCGGCGGTAGACAGCACCGTTCCAGCAAGCGGCTCCACTGTGTAGGTGCCGAAAGCCTTGCGCAACCGCTTTCGAGCACCTTTGAGCTCATCCGCGCTAGCCCCCGCATCCTGAAGCATCTTGTAGCCCTTGAAAGACGCTATGGCTTCGTTCGCCATCGTGGGTGCCCCCATCACCACAGGGAGCGCCGCACCAGCCACGTTCACCGCTGGGTGCGACATATCAGAACCCCGGAGCGCCGCCAGCCCCACTCCGGTCAAAGCCCCAACAGGTGCGCTAGAATTATGAAGTTCTCGAGCCACCCTGTTCTGGATGAGGCTCCCCTTCTGATCCGCATGGCCGAGTTCATGGGCCAGGATGGCCGGGTCTATGTTCTCTCCCAGGTACACCGAATGCTTGTCGGGGTGGTAGAAGGCCGTAAGATCCCGCTCCATCTGTGTGGCTGCTTCCTGTCGGCCTTTCTCATCGAGGTTCTTACCCTCTTCGGTGAGGTTGTCCTCGAAGTCAGTGAACATGTCCATGAAGGTCCGAATGGGCACACCCATCTCGCCAGCCCTGGCCTTCATCTTGTCCAACACCGGGTTGGGCGCAGGTGCAGCTTGAGCCGCGTCCGCAATCTTGTGCATCTCGTCGAAAAACGAGGGGTACATCAGGAGCCTTGGAAGCCAAGAACCTTCAAGCCCTCGATGGTCTCCTCGAGAGAACGGATGGCACGCTCGAGCGCCGATTGAGGGATGTTCTTCAGACCGATACGGACGCTGAAGAGCAGCTCACAGAGCTTGGTCTGGACGTCCTCGAGGTCCGGCAAGTAGCCGACGAAGCTCAGGACGTTCTCTGGGTTGATGAACCCGAGGCTGAGGACCGTGTCCACTGTGGTGGGGTCGGGGAAGGTGGTGGCCTCTTTGAGCAAAATGGGCTGCTTGAACGCGGACATGCCCTCCACGAGCTCGGCAGCGCGGGCCATCGACTCCTTGATGTGTGTAGCGCCGTCTTCGATGACGCGCCCGATGCGGATGCTCTGCGGAGCCTTGAAGGCCGCGGCCTCAGCCAGCTTCTTCACACCGTGCTCTTGGTTCACGCCGAGCCCGGCAAGCAGGAACATAGCGTCGTCGAGCGCTAGCCACTGGGTCTGAGCAGCGCCGAGTTTGGCCAAGGGTACGCCCTCGAAGCTGAAGCTGTCTCCGTCGCTGCGCACGTGCACGCACGATGCCTTGTCCATCGGGTCGAGGCTGTCGGCCTCCTCGCCACCCACCAGAACCACCGTGTCAACACCGTCGAGAGGTAACCAGTTCCAGTCCTCCGGCACCAGAACGCGACCGTTGTCGACCGGAGTGACCCCTGCCAGGTTCGGCTGCACGCTGACCTCGCTCGGTCGTCCGTCGAAGGTCGTGCCTCGGAATACCTTGGGCTGCGTACCAAAAGTGTAGGAGTCCTGAAAATTGAAGGGCACCGTCATCTCGATGCCATCCTCACCCATCTGGTAGAACGCGCCGTCGTTGCCTACAGGGCCGCTCGGCAGCTCAGTACCCTCACCCACGTCCTCCCCCCAGATCTCTCCCTGTACGGCAACGACGCTGCCGTTGGTGAACAAGGCGATGGGCACGAGCTCACCACTAAGGTCGATGAGTGACGGAACGACGTAGCCGATGTGCTCCTTGCCGGTGGTCTCTTTGACTTTGTAGAACCCTGGCTTGGTGACGGGGGCGATCTCGTTGAGGCTCTCCTCGCCGGTCACACCCTCCTGGTCAGAGACCGTCACGGCCCCGCTGGTGTCGGCGTCCATGGCTACCTTCACGCCGAAGCGGCGCACCACCTCGCCCCGGTCTACGATCTCCTCGTCGGGGTCCCAGATGTGATGACTGGCCGTCTTCACGGCGTAGCCGTCGCTGGTTCTACGCACCTGTGCCACACTGGTGGGCAGCCATGCTTTCCAACTGCCAGCCTTCTCCATGCTGGGCTCGGTATTCACGATGGCGCCGAGGATGTCGTTGAACGAGTCGCACGACAGGCTGGCGTTCGCATACAGGTAACTGGCGCTCTTCTGCAGCTCGTCGGTGAAGCGCTGGTGGTCAGCGCTCGTGATGGTCGGAAGAATGTTGCTCAACAAGCTGCCAGCGGACTTGGTGAAGCCCCGTTTCTTCGGCAAGGGCTGTGGAGGAGCCTTGGACGCGGTCTTCGCGTCGGGGTCGAGGAAGTTCTCGAGGGCGGAACCCACCTTGCCCATCCCCATACCGCCACTAGCGTTCATGGAAATGCCGCCCCCACCGAAGCCGTAGTTCTGGCGGTAGGGCGGGTAGAGCTGTCCGATCATGCTCTGGTCGCCTGGGGTCCTCGAAGTAACGTCGAACGCCTGAGGCCGGAAGAGCGCCTGCCTCAACCGGTTCTCGGTGAGTGGCAGCATCTTGCCCATGTCGTTCACCAGCAGGTCGAACGGGGAGAGCTTCTTCTCCTTGATGACGAACGGAATGCGGACCGTGCGGACACCCGTCGCTTCGAGCATCTCCGGGTCCGTATTCATCGGCGCCTCGGTCTGGTTCTGAATCTCGACGTGACCTAGGCCGTAACCTCGCTCGGCATCGACCCGTTGCATCTGGACGTGCGGCTGGTAATCCGTGATGTACGGAACCTGCTTGTAGAGCTCCTGCAGGATGCTCTGTGCCCACTGGTTCGGGTCGTCCGGGAGGTTGACCTCGCCGGCCGTCTTTTCGATGAACTCGTCCAGGGTATGAAACAGCGGCTGAGTCATGTCGGTTTGATTATCCTCTCCAGGGCGTTCAGAACCAAAGCTAGGGGCTCTTGAAGATGGTTTTCAGCGCGTCCTTGACGATGTTCACGTCACTGAGCAGTGTGATTCCGTAGACGTCGCTGGTGGGAAGAATCTGGTTGCTGCCGTCTACCAGACCGGCATTGTAAGCCGCCTGCAACTCGCTCCCCACGGTACCGAGGTTTCCTTCGTAGACGATGAAGAACACCGGGTTGGCCGTGAGTGAGGCATTGAGCTCGGCTGCCAGTCGCAAAGCTGGGATTTTGACCTGCAGCGCCAGTTGTACCGCCAGCTTCAGCGCACCCAGCTGAACGGCCAACGTACCGCTGAGAGCAGACACGACGCTCAGCTGGGCGCTGAGCTGCGTGTTGACCCCAAGGCCGAGGCTCAGGGACAACGCAGCTTGTAGCGCCGCCTGCAGCCCCGCCACGGCACTGAGCAGGACCTGAAGACTGGCTATGGGGTTGACGCTCACTTGTAATGCCAGCCCAGCCTGCGCGGCCAAGGCCGCATTGAGGCGGGCACTGAGGTCCGCCTGGAAGGGGCCGAGCCCTGCGGAGATGAGCGCGTCGATCTGCGCACCCAGCGGGTTCAAGAACCCGACGGCTGCGTTCAGTCCCACATTGAACTCACCGAGCCCACCAGACTCTATGATGGTCAGCGCCACACGTCACCCCGGCTTCGGCACTTGTACGGTCGATGAACCATTGGCGATGATGCCGGTAAGGCGTGCATTGGGACCAGGAACGATGGTACCGGGACCCGCCGGCGTCGCGATGGGGATGGGCAGCGTGACGAGAACATCCACCGCTGACCCTACAGCAGCGACCGGAGTACCGCCACCGTTCAAGGCAATGGACCCACCCTTCGACAAGATCTCGATGCCGTCTTTGGCCTCTAAGCGCATCTTCGACTTCGGTGCTGAGAGTGTGAGGATGCCGTCGCTGGTGACGGTCAGATCGTCATCCGCTTTCAGATGTAGTTTCTTCTTGATGCGAATGTTCATGTTCCCTTCGGCCCGCATGAAGCCATTTCCGAGGGTGTCGAACTGGAACTTCAGGTTCGTGGCCGCGCCATTGGTCTTCGGCGCGCCACTGGCCGTCTCGTAGCCCTGCGGGGTGACGGCGAGCTCGACGCAGATGGGGCCGCTCTCACCGAGTCCGAACTGGGTATTGCGGCTGAGCTCGTAGTCGTCCCCCGAAGGCTCAGGCTGCGGCTGATTCACCCTGCCGATGGCGACCTTCACATCGGAGAACTCATCGTTGGCGTAGAGCCTGAAGGTCTGGAAGTACTCCGTCTCCGGCTGCTCATCCGTCGAGCTCGAGCTGATGCCCCAGTTGATGGTGCCGCCCGTGTTGTGGTGCTCGTAGTTCTGGCTGATGTCCGTGACGATGTTTCCTAGCGGGATGTAGAGGCGCTGCGCCAGCTCGGTCGACCCCACTTGCAGCACACCCCCACGGTGCAGAACGATGAACTGCCCGTCACGCCCCTTCAAGTAGATGTCTCCTGGTTTCGCTCGAGGGCGGCCCCCCGCGAAGGTGGAGTTGCCCATCCCGCTCTTTCCCTGCACCTCCTCGGTGTCAATGTCGTCCGTCTTCTCGGTGGGCATGATGAACGCCAGCACGAACGGAGGCGGCCCATCACTGGGGATGGCGATGAGGCACTTGGAGTTGACCTCGGGCATGACGTAGAGCCCCTCGCCCCGATTGGGATGAAGGTAGGGGCTCGCCACCTGCACGTTGGGGAAGAACTTCTGGTCGAACTGGGTGCGCACGTCGACGGTCCAGTTGGACAGGTTGAAGTCGATGACCCGTGCCTCGTGGATGTAAGCTGGCATCCCGCCCTCGGGTTGAGTCCACGAGGTGCGCATGCCAGTCCGCGCGAGCGGATTCTTGGCTTGGTCGTCGACGTCCTTCAGTGCCATATCAGTAAGCCCACTCCGGCACGTCTTTGAGATGCGGCTTGAGGCGCTTGTCCTTCTCAGTCATGCCGAACTCAGCACCGTAGGCCATACCAGGGATGGGGTTGGTCCCATGTAGCTCAGATGCCTGTCCGTAGGTCGCTGCGTCGGCGACGGTCTGTCGGATGCGGTTGTGGTTCATCTTCGCCATCCAGTCTTCTTGCACCTCGCGCGGCATCACGTCGATGCCTCTCAACACCGGCTTATGCATGACGGGCTTCTTGCCCTTCTTCACCAACTCGCGGTTTTTCCCCTGCAGGCTGGATGTGGCCACGAAGTCGCCCTTGATCACGTCGCTGTCGTCTCCGGGGTCTTCCACCCGTGTGATATTCGACATGTTCTTCACCGCGAGCTCGACGTGCTGGCGCCGCACGCCTTCTTTGCCGTAGATACCGTGCAGCTCATTCACCATGTGGTTCTGCACTTTCTCAATGCTGTTGGTGGCCTTGTAGAGGTCGCGCACGTTGACGTTGGTACGGCTGGGGTCACTCAACACTTGGCCTGGGGCCACCTTGTCACCGACCTTGGGTGGCTTCCACCCAGCCGTCTCCTTGCCCTTCAGGGGCTCCCACAACGGGTTGCCGAACTGATCCTTGGGAATGAGGTGCTTGCGCCCCCCGACATGAACGAGAAGGCCCGTGGGGTCCTTCTCGACCTTCGTGATAGTCCCACCTTTCATGGCTACAGTCGCCTGGTTCGGGATGTCTTTTGGCATCTCCGTCAATTCGAGAACGCGTTTGAAGTCGTTGACCAGGCCCTGGTCGCGTTTGGCGATCCCACCGGAGTGAAACGCCTTTAGCGTGAGCTGCGTCGACCGCTCACCCAGCGCCTGCGTCGCTAGCACGCCAACGTTAGTGCCCTTTTTGTAGTAGTCACCGTCGGGGGACCGTCCCGCACAATGCTGACAGATACCGCTATCGTGCTGGCACTTGAGTGGGCTGCGCACCAAGATGTTCGCGTTCTTGTCTGCAGCTTTGATGGTCTGCACAACGTCAGGAGTCAACGTTGTGCCCCTGGGGAGCACCGCCCCTTTGACCTTCATGTCCTGTGCCAACTCACGGTCGTAGATGTTCTGGTCGCCGACGTTCATCGCTACGCCACGCCCCGTTTGGCAGTCATCCGCAGACACCTGCGAACCCATGTTGACGTTCATCAGACGCTTGGTGAAGTAGCCCGGGTCCTGCACCTCCTGCACCTTCAACACGCTACCGCGGCGAGCACCGCTCATCTGATTCCAGTATGAGCCCACGTCGAGTCCCTCGGAGTAGCTCTTCGTCACCGGCTTGGGCAGTACCCGGTTGGCGCTGTCGGTGAGCAGCATCGGAGCCAGTGTGAGCTGGCGGTACTGGTCAGGGCTCGGCTTGACGCCAGCCTCCTTCATCAGCTGCAGGTTGTTAGGACTCCTCTTGCTCTTCTCCTCGTGTTTCTTCTCTATCTTCTCGGTGGCATCGAACCAGAGCTCGGTAATCTGCCGATCCTTCTCCTTCTTGGAGAGACCTGTCTTCTTCTGAATGTCTTCAACCTTCTTTTGCGTTGTCTTGATGATCGGGTCACGCACCGACTTGTCGGGGGAAAAGTCCTTGAGCCCGAATGAGTGCGTACCACCCATGGGAAGGAACTGCACATGCTTCTTCGGGTCCTCACCCTCCTTCTCGACAGCAAAGGCCGTGCCCTTGGTGGAGGGATTCTGAACCTTCACTGCACCGAAGCTGGCCTCGTACCCCAAGTTCATCAGCTTGCCAGCGGCGTCTCCGAACTCATCCTTGTGCTCTTTGGCGAGCTGCGTGTAGACGCGATTCACGCCGCCCTTGTCAAGCTTCAAGTTGAGGTCGTGCAGCATGGTATTGGACATCTTCTCCGGCACAGAGCTGGCGAGCATGACGCGACCAGCCGTGGTCTTCTTGCCGCCGACTGTAGCCGTATCGGTCATCGAGACCTGACCCTTCTGCGCCGCTTTCAGTAGGTCGGCGTGGGTCTTGAACTCCTTCTTCGAGTCTCCCGTCACCCGGCTTAGTTTGTAGAGACCCAGACTGGAATCGAGGCTCGGCGTGTACATCACCTTGCCGCTTGCCTCGTTGTAGATGTTCTTCGACGGCATCATGTCGAACGCTTCCTTGACGGCGTCCTTGCCCACCGGCACGTACGCCGCCATCGTGTCCCCATCGAAGTCCGCGTTGAAGCCGCCGGTCACCAATGGGTGGATCTGGATGGCCTTGCCTGGTGCACGGCGCGCTCGAAATGCTTGTACGCTGTGTTTGTGTAGCGACGGGTCGCGCTTGAGCATGACGGGTCTCTCATCCATGACCAAGTCGAGCGCCTTGGTCACGGCCTTGTTCGGAAGCTTCTTCTTGCGCTCCTTCGATAGTATATCGAGCGCCTCACGCGGCGAGCTTGCATGACCCATGGTCTGCAGCTTCTCGACGACGAAGGGGCGAAACAAGTCCATTGCTTTGGCCGTGGGCAAGCCGACCTCGTCAATGCTCATGTGCGGCTCGGGGGTAATGGTGCCCCGCATCGTCATGTCCTGCCTACGACTGAGCAGTGTATCCTGGAAATAGCCTGACTTGGGATTCTTGCCGGCCATCTGTAGAAGCAATCCCTTGGGCTGCTTACCTCGATTATCCCAGTTGGGACCGACCCCCATCAACGTTCGCATGCCGTCGTAAAGCTTGGAGTAGTCTTCTTTCTTCTTGGACGTCGGCAGACCACGCCAGTCTGGGTCCTTCATGTTCTTAGCGATGCCGCCGAAACGGGTGTAGAGCGCGTTGATATCCGCCTCGCTCATGTCGCCGCTGGGCAGGAAGCTCACTGGGCGCATCATCGGGGGCATGACCGGCAGGTTCTTGATGGTGTAGGCGTCCTTGGGACTCATATCGGCGGACTTCAGCGCCCGTAGCATGCGTACCTTCTTCGCCGTCTTGTCAACCGCCTGAGTACCATCACGGTGTGCCAAGTCCGCAGGCAACTTCATCTCTTTCAGTTCCTTCTCGGCCCTCTTCAACTCGGAGTCGAGATCGACCTTCTCGAGCATGCCGGCGATGGCACCACCCCCAAACTTCGCCCCTCGTTCATTGGCGGAGACGACCTTGCCGTCCTTGATGCCCTTTTCGCCAGTGACGACAGCCTCATACTGCTTCTCAGTCAACCCCAGCACCTTCTGAATGGCGCCTTCGAAAACCGGATTCGGCATCGGCTCGGGCAGCGTCATGTGGCTCCACTTCTTGCCACCGTGACCACCCGTCAGGCGTGGATCGAAGATGCCGTCTTTGATGGGCTTGGGCTCTCCCTGCTTGTCCTTTGCCCAACCCACTGCAGCGTTCGAGTTCTTTACCTCGCCCGAAGACATCTCTAGTACCTGCGCATCGGTGAGGGGCACGAGCTGCATCTTGTTGCCCTTGCGCTCGATGTTGATACCGCTGGCGCGCATCATGTCCTCGAACTTCTGGAACGCGAAGGTCTTCTTGGGTGGAGGGGGTTCCTCGCCCGTCATCATCGCCTTCCATACATCAATGTGCTGCGAGTCCCACTTCTCCCGCGGGTCGGGGCCCTCGCTTTTCCAAGTCTGCATCTCTCGGATGTTCGACTTGGCGCCGTGGGCCAACAACGAGTACATCCCGAGGTTACCCATCGACTGACCGCCGGTCTTGCCACCGCCCTGCGGAATGAGCGTAGACGGGTCGTAGCCCTCGGGCTCGGCACCTTCAAGGTGCATACCGGAGCGAACGCTGACCTTCTTGTCGATCTGGAAGTTCAACTTGAAGAGATGCTGCGGTCCAACCAGGGCCTTGCCGAGGCTCTGCCCCGTCACCGGGTCGACTAGATCCTCCTGATCCTCGAGACCGTGGTCTTTCAACTCCTTCTGAACCTTGGTGATGGCGTCGTCGTGGCTGCGGAAGTTCTCGACGACGTAGGGCTTGCCGGTCTTCTTGGCGATCTTCGCCGCAGCCGTCTCTAGCACCTGGCCCATGTTCATGCGTCCAGGCACGCCGCTGGGGTTGAGGGCGACCTCGAGGTTCTGTTTGACGACCACCGCGGCGTTCGGGTCCTTCTGCCGCATCTCCTGCGCCAAGCTGTTGTCGATCTTGGTACCGGCCTGGTACTTCTTGCCGCCGATGACCGCATCCTTCTGCAGCTCCTTACCGACTAGGTCCTTGGCACCCACATTCGTCTGCAAGCCCTTCTTGAGCTGTGGCATCTCAGAGTCGGGCAGAACTGCTGTGACGATGCCTTTGTTGCCAGCGCGTCCAGTCATCTTATCGCCGATCTGCATCGGCTCGATGGTCTTCACATGGACGCTGAGCTCTCCCTTCTTGTTCCTGTGTACACCCACCACCTCACCTGGGTAATCGCTCTTCCATGTGAGGCTTTGGTCCATGTGCTGGTTGGACATGCTCTTGCGCAGCTTATGAAGACTGAGCGACCCCTTCGATTCGTAGGGCTTACTGGCAAGCACCAACGGGTCACCAGGCATGACCTTCTGTCCCACCTTCACCACGCCGTCGTCTCCAAGCAAGTTCTTCTGGTCCTTGGTAAACGTCGTAGGGTGATTGACGTAGAAGTTTTTGACGTCGGTGACGAGATCCTTGCCTACCGTGATGGACGGCTTGTGCATATGGACTGAACTCATCTTCTTGGCAGCACTCTCGCTAATGACGACACCGTCCTCGAAGTTCAGCCCCTTGAAAGGCACGTAGCCCGAGACGAGATTGGTGCCGAGCGCCAGACTCCCGTCCTCGGTGAAGTTGTTGTCAGCGACCAAGTCTCCCTTCTTCACCTTCTGACCGACTTTGACCTTGGGTTCGCTGGTAAGCACGGACTTCTGGTCGTTGAGCGGGAAGTTGTTATAGAGCCCAACCTTCTTCACCGTTCCATCGGGGCGCTTGATGGAGACATGCTTCTTGTTGACGGCGATGACCTCACCATCAGTGTCCGAGACCTGAGCGCTGTTGCGGCCTACGAAGTCTTCGAAGGTCTTGATGTCACGACTACCTGTGCCTGACTGCACCAGCGGTTTTTCTCGCCCCTGTAGACTGATGGCCTGCTCCATCTGCGTGGCCGCGTAGGTGGCGCGGTTGCCGGAGTTGTTCCCCAGAAAGGGGATGAGGTTCGTCGTCATCGAGAACATCTGGCTCGGCTTCGTCAGCACGTACTGTGCGTCGTTGAAGCTGCCGTCCTCGATCTCGTTTCCTTTCTGGCTCATCACCACCGATTCACCGATGGGTTTTGGCTTACCCTTCTCCCACTTCACCTGATCGGGGAGCACGACGCGAGACTTGTGGAACTGAAGCGGATCGATCTGCTCCATTTTCCCGGTCTTCACGTTGTACACGGGAATGACGGGGCGGCCATCCTTGCTCTTCTCCACTCCCATCGGCAGCCGCAGCGTCACGCCTGTTCGTCCACCCTCAGGGGTCTTGACCGGGTCGAGGAAGCCCAGGTGGCTGGGGCTGATGAGCTTCACCTCCTCGCTAAGAGTATGGTCACTCTGGATGCCGCCGGCGCCCATGACAGTAGTCTGGAAGCTCGAGGCCAGCATCTCCACGGGGTTGACCTGGTCGGCGTCCCGGGAGAGCGCGTTGCTGGTGAAGGTCTGCTTGAGCGGCGCGCTGAAGAGCTCGCCCTTGATGACCTGCCGGATGCTGTCAGACTGGTCTATCTTGCGGTCAGTGCGCGCCTTGATGGCCTTCTGTACGTTCGGGGAGGTGAGTCTCTCCTTCACATGATCGGCGGCGGTGCGGAGGTCCTTGAAGACCAGACTGTCTCGCTCATCTTCCTGCTCGTCACCGTTCATCACCTTGATCATCTTGGTGGTGGCGCGCTTAAATAGGTCGCCGTTGATGTGGTCGAACGACTTGCCCATCGTGAGCTCGGTGGAGTCCTTTCGCAGCTCGGACTCCCGCATCACCTGATGGAAGTACTGTCGCGCTTCATCCTTGTCTTTGGGCGCTCGCTTCTTGTCGGCCTTGAAGAATGCCTCGAGCGCATTGGTCTTGGCGCGAGCACTCTTGTTGGCCTCCAGGATCTCCTTACCCCACGTCTTCTCGAGCTCGTCGTCGTCGACCCCAAGCTCTTTCATCAACGGGTAGACCGGAATGGCCTCAGACTTGCCCCGCTTCATCTTGAACGTGCGCTTGTCCTGGTCGTAGGTGACAGCGAAGTTAGAACGATTGGGGACGTTGAACTGCGACTCGACCCTACCCACACCACCCTTTGTACGTCGGACGTATACACCAGGCTTGAGCCGCCACTGGTTGTCGACCTGGAACTCTCCACCGTTGACGATGTAGGCGTGGCGCTTCGTCATATGTGGGACGTCACCGAGCTTCACCCGCTTCCTGTCGACGACATCACCCGTGGCGGTATTGCGCATGACCAGGTTGCCGTAGATCGGCGCAGCCCAGCTCTTTCCCTTCACCTTGGCCTCGTGCTGCGTCTCGATATCGTCAGGGTCAAGGTGATCCTCTTTCACCTCGAGCCCGTCGAGCTCAATGGTCTGCTTCTTCCCGGTGATGGGAAAGTTCGCAGTCAGCCCCTCTAGGGTAGCTGCCTTCAGGTCCTCAAACGCCTCTTTTGGATCAGTGTAGGCCATACGCCTCCATAGCGTACATCAGCCAGCTTCTGGCCGGCAACAACGCGCTATTCACCGGCATAACAGCTTCGACGGGCGCGTATACCCTCGCTCGCAAGGAGAACCATTGACGAGCCAATTGAAAGAAGAAAAAGCAAGTCTGTGGGAGCCACCCACAGACGACAACGAGAAGACCTCCAGCGACGACGAGTCGAAGAAAAAGGAGGACTCCAATCGGCAAAACAACAGGGGGAGGAAGGAGGACTCCAGGTAGTGAGGGTGTGGCAGGACGAAGTGTTCCTGCTGGGACTAACGGTCGGCGTACTTCAGGGCCTCGCACTCTGGTGCGCCGACCGTTGGCCTTTTCTAGCCGCAGAGAAACTACAGCAGGAGAATGACAATGCCGATCCTGAACGCGTACGAGAGGTCGCTCGAATGCGTGCCTGGGACGCGTATGCTGATCGAGACCCCGACTCAGATTGGATGTAGATTCCGCGACCCGTACGACACGGGTCGCGTGTGGACCGTAACAGGCGGCTTCAAGCCGCTCATGAACCGACCCAACCATGGAGCGAGGATTCGCGTCGTGGACGGTCACAACATCGTTTCGTTCGTCAGCCAGCAAGACCTCGACTTGCTCCTGGGCCAAGTTAAGCCCGGCGAGCTATGCCCCTGGACGCAGGAGAAGTACCCCGAGATCGGGGATGAGCTCGAGGGTTGGTATGGGCTGTGGATGGACGAAGAAGACGTAGCCGACGACCTGCACTTCTGCGAGCTCGACATCCGTCGGGACTTCGCGCAAGAGGCGGGCGGCTACTACCCGCTGCCGGAGATCGAACTCCGTCGGCGCTTACATACCAGCAAGAACCGAGACGTGCAGCGACTCGACATCTTGGTCATGGACTACGACCCGGAGACGGGGCTTGGTCCTGATATCGCGCTCGACACACTCCACCGCCGGTGGAAGAAAGTCGAGCAGGAGGACCTAACGTGGAGAGACCTATGAGCCCATCCCGGGTACGCCGGGTGCTGATGCAGATGGCTCACAGCTGTGGAGGCTGCGGGGAAGAGTTCGACCCGAGCGATCAGGTCGGGCTCATACAAGTAGTGCGTCCCTACCGCATCTTCGACCAAACCTCACAGCAGTGGGTGCTGCACTTCGAGAAGATTCTGGACGAGGACGGGGACTTCACCCACGCTCCTTACTTCTTCCATAAGAAGTGCTGGGAAGAGACGGAGCGCTCACTGCTCGAGTACATGGAGGACCTCGACCCTATTAAGGTCGACAAGAACAAGCACAACGTGGCTTGTATCTGCTCGTGCTGCTCCTCCGAGGTAGCCGAGGGCGAGGAGCTCGGCGTTATCCACGACGGACAATTCGAGCTCTCTGCGTACCAACCAAACCTTAGCGACGTCCTCGACGTCGCTTTTCACTCCTACCCCGACTACCTCTGCACAACGTGCTTGAACGAGTTGAACGTCTCGCTCATCGAGTTGTGGGACGAAGAAAGCGGCATCAAAGAAGATGCCATCGAACGCGAGCGTGAAAGGAGAAAGCAACCTTGGGTGTCGGTCTGAACTACGTGACCGCCCATGCGCTGAGGAGGATACGGGAGCGGTGGAAGGCCGCTTCCACCGCCCCTCAGACCAGAATCCTGGATAAGGTCGCGAAAGCCATTGAGCGCGCCACGGAACACGACGAACTCATCAAAGTGCCTGGCGGTACCTACGTTCCCTTTAGCTACGGAAAAGAAAAGGGCTATTTGGTCTTGAAGAAGAAGACCGTGATCACGGCAATCGGGGCGCAATGGTGCCCCGAAGTCAATCTCGTTCTGGAAAGGAGGAGGAATGGGCAAGTTCGAACAGAGTCTGCTGGCGTGCCTTCTGACGCCGCTTGAGGACCCCAACGACCCGTTGTGTCCCTGGGGAATCGTCCCGAACTACATCGGTGCCCCAGGCACCGGTAAGAGCAAGCGCATCAGAACGGTAGTCAGTTGGACCGGTATGAACTGCTACCCCATCTATGCAGCGACGAAAACCCCCGAGCATATCGGTGGTTTCCCTGCCAACACCAGTGAGGGGTTCATGCTCCGCTGCGCGCTGCCACAGGTTCTCCATGCGGTGGACGACCAGGTGGCGGTCATCTACCTCGACGAGATTTCCACAGCGCCCCCCGCCGTACAGGCCGCCCTGCTCTCGTTCGTCAACGAGCGCACTGTTGGTGAGTACGTCCTGCCCGTCGGCGTCCGCATCGTCATGGCGATGAACCCAGCGGACATAGCCGCCAACGGCCACGACCTCGAGGTCCCCATGGCCAACCGCGTCGCCCACTTCCAGTACGACCCCCCGACGCCGCGAGAGTGGTGCGACTACATCATGAAGCGCAACCAGCCGAACGTCGAAGGCATCCGTGTCGGCGAGGACCGCGTCAAGCAGAACTGGCCGTTCGAATGGCCCAACGTCGCCGCACTCGCTGAAGACTTCATGATGGCGAACAACAGCCAGTTCATCGTCAAAGATGCCGATGGCAAGGAGCACAGGCGCAGCAAGCTGTTCGACCAACCCGACTCGGATGACCCCCGTGCTGCGGGTGCTTGGCCATCACACCGCACCTGGGAATGGGCCATCCACGGCGTTTGCGCCGTTCGTTGCCTGGGCTTCGACCCCAGTCTCGAGACGGACATCGTCGAGGCGTTAGTCGGCAAGGGCTTGGCCGTTGAATGGGCGAACTACGCCCGCAAGTTCGACCTGCCCAAACCGCACGATGTACTGACGAAGGGTTGGACAATCCCCAAACGCATCGATATTGCCCGAGTAGTTTTCAATTCCTGCGCAGCTCACGTCGCCGACATCAAGGACAAGAAGGAACAAGCAGCCAAGGCCGTGGCCTGCTGGAACCTGCTGAACGACGCCATTGTGAACTCGGGCTTCGCCGACATCACGGTCCAACCCACCCAGCAACTCGTCTCTGCCAACCTCGACACCACTCACGACGATCCGGACGTCGCCGACGTCGCTGAAGAGGTCTGCTCGACGTTGTACGACTCGAAGTTGTTGAAGTACTACAAGGGCCCATCATGAGCATAGAATCCGATGCCCTCAACAAGCTAGCCCAAGGTCGTGGCTACATACTGTACTATGCAGAGTATGTAGCCAGCACCCTGCTCGAGATGACGCCCATCATCGTTCCGTACAAGGGGGTAACGATGGGCATCACCAAAGGTCTGGTGCTTTACGTAAACGGCGAGTGGCTGCTCAACGACCCGGAACTCAACCCTACGGAGCCGGGCTCCAACCCTGACGAGGTCCTGGGTGCCTGCCTCTACCACGAGGTGGAGCACCCACTGCGCGGCTTCGACCGCATCGAGGCTTTACCGAACGGGGACCTGGCCAACATCGCCGGCGACGAAGCCATCAACTACAACCTACGAGAGGAGGGATGGAAGCTTCCTACGTGGGTCGTCTACCCGGAGAAGTTTAACCACCCGCCGGGGTTGACCATGGAACAGTACTACGAGCTGCTCTCTCGTCAGATGCAACAGCAACAGCAGCAGCTTCAGCAGTTCATGAACTGCGCCATGGGTGGCAATCCTCCACCTAACCCCGACACCGACAGTGACAAGGGCAAGAAAGGCAAAGGCGAACAGCAGCCAGAGAGCGGCACCGGAAGCGGTCAGGGCTGGCAGAAGAAGATAGGCGCTGGTACCTGCGGTTCCGGCGCCGGCTCGACGCTCTTCGACCACATCGAGCAGGAACTCGACGCGCAATACGGCAAGAGCGAGGCCGAAGTCGATGCCATCCGCCGCACCACGCTCGACCGCATCGAAGAGCACATGCAGCAATTCGGCCGGGGCTCCGTCCCCGGTCGATTCGAGCAGCTCATTCAGACCAAGATCAAGGCGCCGGAGGTCGACTGGCGCCGTGAACTCAAACGAGTCCTGCGCCGCAGCAAGGAGATTGTGGCTGGATGCAGCGACTTCTCCATGCGCAACCCCAGCATAGGTGGAGCGCTCGTCGGCGTGACGTCCTCGGGCGTCGTCAGTCAGCGCGTGCTCGTTGCCATCGCTGAGGACACCTCGCTCTCCATGGGCACCGACCAGCTCATTGAGGCGCGTAGTGAGGGCTACCACCTGCTGAAGAAGATGGGACTACAGGAGGCGTGGCTCATCCAGGCGGACACGCAGGTAGAGCGCTGCGAGCGCATCAGTCTGCGAAAGATGCCATCCATCAGCTACAAGGGCCGTGGTGGCACGAACTTCATCCCCGTCTTCCAGAAGGTAATGCAACTTCGACCACGACCGAACTTGCTGGTGTTCTTCACCGATGGAGCCGGTCCTGCCCCGGAGCACCAGCCTCGAGGCCTCGAAGTGGTGTGGTGCATTGTCCGCACGCCTTACTCGTGCCGTCCGGCACCGTGGGGCAAGATGGTCGTCTGCGACAAGCGACAAGAAGTACAAGACCCCTTCAGCGGCAACTACCGCACTTGACCAAAACCCTATGACCACGCATTGGGCGGCCCCTCTCAGGGGCACCGCCCAATGTAACTAGCCCTCGATCAGACTAGAGCCGCTTCACGCCGTGGCGGCAGCACTTCGGGTAACGGACGCTGGTCGACACCACCGGTCTCCGGGCCACCCTGGGCGTCCCCCGGCATCATGGCCTGACCCGCCGTACCCTTCTGCATCAGCGACATGAACTCGCTGACTAGCTGGAAGAGGTCGGGGCTCTGAGCCTCGATGGCCTGAAGCGCCAACTCCTGCTGCTCCGCAGGAAGCTGCAGGATCTGGGCAGCGTAGCCCTCGGCGAGCTGAATGACATCGCCAGGCATCTGCTCGGGCTGCCCCTCTTCTACCCCCAAGTCCTGCTCGGCGCTGAGCTGGCTTTCAGCCCCCTGAGGTACGGACCTGGCCGCCCCTCCACCACCCGACCCGGGCAGCGCGGGCGGGTCGGCATGCCCGCCAACCACAGGGGCTCCCCCGCCTTGGCCCACGACCTCCGCAGCAGGGTGATCCGGAGGGGGAGGACCACCGGGCTCGCCAGGCGCGGGTGGCTGCTGCATAGCTTGCTGCATGGCCCGTTGCGCCTTGGCCTGCATCTTCTGCATGATAATCTGGCTCTCGCCCTGAATCTCGGCCATGGCGAGCTGACTCTTCTTCGTAGCCTCGATACGACGCGCGGCCTCGCGCACCATGATGTCGTTCTCCTCCTCGATGTCGAGGTCGGCGTCGGCGAGCAGTGTGGTGTCGGAGATCTTCTGCGCTTGGTTCAACTGGAACAGATACGACTTGCGCTGCAGGTCGTCCGCCATCTTGAACGGCTTGAAACGGACGTTGACCTTCGGCCACCCCATGAAGTGAGCGGCCATCTCCACCATCCAGTTCACCATCTGGCGCTGTCGGCCGATGTAGCTGAGGAACGCATTCTCCAACATGCGCATCGAGACGTTGGTGCCCGCGTAGCTCAGACCACCCTGCAGGAACTCCCGTGGAACACCCAAGCCCATGATGATCTGCTCGCCTAGCTGCATCATCTCGCCGCTGAGCAGCAAGGCCTTGCCGTCGCCGCCGATGCTCTGGTTACCAATGGGCAGCGGCATGATGGGGATGTAGTTGTTGTCGTGGCGCCAGCGGGCAATCTCGGCCGCCATCTGGTCACGCCAATCCTGTAGATTGATTGTCGTATATGGGTCTGACGTGCCGCTCGCCGCCTGCGGAAAGATGACACGTAGAGGCACGATGTGCTCAAGCAAAATGGCTTCCTGCGCCTTCTTCATGATCTGCAGGTAGAACGCGTCCTTGAGGACGGGCAGAATCATCGGAATACCCCAGCCACGGTCCTGCCAGGCGAGGGTGGCGCGTTTGAGGGCAAAAAAGTTGTTCTTCGAGAAAACCACGCCCTTCTGCTGACGGATGGCCTGCAAGAAGATCTGCGGCATCCCCTCCACAACGTCCTTCTTGCCGAGCGTGATATCGGCTCTCAGCGGAGCGGGGATGTTGTAGAAGTACGTGCTCTCGCCAGTGATGTCGTTGTAGTTGACTTCGATGTCCTCGACGTTCCAGCGCACCGGGCGGATGCTGGAGGCATCTCGGTAGTACCAGTCCTTTGGTGTGGCGGCGCCGACGTGCCCGCACTTCGGGCAAGTCAAGCGGAACTCGTGACTAGTGTAGATCCAGCGGTTGCGGGTCTTCTTCGCCTGCTCACTGAACCCGCAGTTGCGACAAGTCAGGTACTTCTGGAACGGAAAGCTCATCGACACCGGGCAGGTGCCGTAACAGTGGTAGTCAAGCCCACACTCGACCTGGAAGGAGCGGACGCGCACAGTATCGTGAAGGTAGTCCGTCCACTTCGTCACCACTTGTGGGTCCTCGTGGTCGACTACGATGTCGGTGACCGGGTACTCGCTCATCTTCATCACGACGGCGTTGATGAGCGGGTTGGTGAGGAAGTAGTAGCGGCAGAACTTGAAGAGCTGCTTGACCGTCGTCGGCAGGTACGTGTGAGCAATGTCGAAGAACGGGCTCGGGTAGTTGATCCCCTGAATCTGACCGCCGCCCTGAATGCGCCCGCGGGTCTGCCCCTGCGCAAAGCGCATCGGGCTAGAGGGGCCACCGAGAGCGAAGTTACCGAACGAAAAGCTCATACCAGCATGTCCTCCGGAGGCTTGCCCTGTGCTGCGTTGCTCACCACACGCTCCACGGGAATTCCGCCCTCACTGTCACCATCGGTGGCGGGCACACCGGGGGACTCCCCAAGTTCGCTCGTGGGCTTGCGCTTCACGGCGCCGATGAGCTTGTCGATGTTGCGCCCCCCAAGCCCCGCCGCTGCACCGATAGAGCGCCCCATAATGTCGCTGCCGACCAAGGGAATCATCGGCGTGGTCGTGTAGGCCGCGTTCTCGACCAGGGACTTGCTGAAGCGCTCGGCGCGCCCTCGACCCTCTTCGTCCTCCTCCGTGGCCAGCGTGGGCGCGGCCAGGGCCACCGGCGCTGCCAACATGGCCTTACCGGAGAGGGTCTTCGTCTGTGGTTTGATGCCGTGCTCCCACAACGAACCGACACCCTTCTCCTTCACGGCCCCAGCCACGCCCGGGAGGCTTGTCATGCCCGCCTGCCAGGCGTCCTCGACCGACTTGGCCTCCTCGCTTGCCCGGTCGAGCGCATCCGTGGCTTTCCCCACAGCCTTTTCACCCTTGTGGATAGCCCGTGAATCACGAGCCAGAGACCTCTCGGCCTTGCGGATGGCAGCGGGGTCCCCGCTCTTGATCGCCCTCTCGAGGTTCTTCTCCCCGCGGTGCACCTTGCGCTTGGACTTGGCAACGGCCTGCTCGGCCTGCCGCCTAGTCTTCGCTGCCGCCTGTGCGGTTCCCTTGGCTTTCCAGCCCTCCATCTTCATGCCCCGCAGCGCATTCGCGTACTCCTTGGTGCCCCGCTTGGCACCCCCGGGGGCGAGCCCCGTGACGCTGTGAAGGTTACGCTGTCCAGTTCGCACGGCGGTACCCAGGGGGTTGTACTTGCCCTTCGTGAGCGTCTTGCCTAGCTCCGAGACGGTGGCTCGACCTCCCGACGCCAGGCCCGCAACACCGCCCATAGCCGCACCAAGGCCCGCCCCCCTCATACCGCCCTGCAGTCCTCGGGACACGGCGCCCGAGGCGCCCTCTTCCTGGTACCCCTTGTAACCTTCCGTACCGGCACCAATCAGACCACCAGAGGCAGCGCCGACACCCATCCCGGCCCCTACGTCACCGACAGACTGCGCAACATGCCGGCCCGCGGACTGGACACCCTTGTTGGCCAACAGCTTGCCACCCGCCTTACCGACGGCCTGCACGCCCTGCCGCGCCAACGACCCGAGAAAGGCCACCTTCACGACCTCGTCGTGCATGCAGCGAAGGATGAAGGGGTCGATGTCAGGCATTGTACAGAAGCGGAAGCTGGTCCTGCAGGAGTTGACGGTTCTCCTCGAGGAGTTGGTGGGCCTCGAGCATGCGACGAAGCTGCTCATCTTCTACCGTACCACCCTTCGGGGCTTTTCCGCTCGACCGAACGTCGTCCCAGCGCTCGTTGATGCTCTCGCAGTCAATCTCATACTCCGACGCGTCGATGTCGAGGAGGTCGTCGAGCGGCGCAATGGGACAGGCCATACCGTCGTACAAGTAGCAGAGCTCCATGTAGGTCCGAACTTCGAGGGAGTACTCCATACCGGACCTGATCTTCTCAGCCGTGTCGACAGCGATGAGCAGCTGAGGAACGGTCAAGGCCTGCATCACCCGGAAGTCGGGCGGCACCATAGTGAGTGCCTGCGCACATGGACTGAAAACGGTCCAGTGGTCCCAGAATGTGTCCACCAAATGCAGGTTGGCGACCGCATGCAGCTTGTCTAGGTTGAGCTGGCTCAACGTGCTGCGAAAGTCGATGCGGATTCGTCCCTCGAGGGTCTCGGGCTCCCACTGCATCCACTCAGGACCGTACTTGCGGAGCAGCGCCAGGTCCAACACGAAGGGGTGGGCATCCGGGTGTTGGAAGAGGTTGATGGTCGTCGGCATTGGGACGGCCGGCGACACGTCTGTGCGCACCCGGTCATCCTCGTACTCCACCGTCTCTATGACGGCGTCCGACTCGTCCTCCTGTGCTTCATCGTCCTCGAGGACCTTCTTGAACGGGCCACGAATCAGCCGCTGAATGCGCTGCTGAATGGGTGGGTCCGGCTCAGGCCGGAAGAAGTCCTCGTCGTCTCGAGCCATGGGTCATCACGATGCGGAAGCGCCCTGAATGACAGAGTGCCCGTTGTTGACCATCCGCATGATGACCTTCTTCTGGTCGACTGGCAATGAGTCGAAGATGCCCTTCGGGTCGGCCTGGAACTCCTTGACGAAGTCCTCACCGAAACGCCCCTCAAGGGGCTCGCCGCCCCGCTGGGCGTAGTTCTCGAGGTCTTCGACCGTCATGTATTCGTTGCCGATGACCACGGTGTCTTTGGGGTTCGCCTCCTCGGCCAGCTTGGAAAAGGTGGCGAGCCAGGGGTCATCGAGCTCGGTGCCATAGAACTCGTCGAGCCCGGCCAGTTTGTCGATCTCGTGCATCGCTCCTGCCCACACCTCAGCCGGCATCTGCTGTCGCTGATTGAAGAGCTGGTCGTAGAGCCCGAGCACGTAGGCACTCGCGGTCTTCACACCCTCCTCGAAGTCTTGGTCGGCATGGGCCTTGAGCAGCGTAGCTCGCTGGTCAATGGCCATGATGAGCTGAGCTTCTTTTGCGTAACCCTCGTTCTCTCCGTAGTTGCGGGCGATTTCGCTGACGGGGAGCTCGAGCTCCGAGGCCCGCTTCACCAGGTTGTGGGCGAACTCCCGACGGTCGGGTGGGTCCATGAAGCGGCACTGCTCATCGAAGTAGGCGCTGGCCATCTTCACCTGATCGAAACCATCGAGGGGGTAGCGTTGGATACTAGGCATCGCAAAACGACTAGCCTCCTTCTTCGTGATGAGCTTCGGGGGTTCGTGGCTCGACACGTCGACGTGCGGCGTCAGAGTCTTCTTCACCTGCGGCAACGATTTGGGCTGGTCCTCAGTGGGCATGTCCTGACCGCGCTCGAGTGTTTCACCAGCGAGGCTCTCCTCGAACTGCTCCTCCGCCGTCTTCACCGCGCTCTTGCGACCACGGGTGGGGTCGACCTTCTCCTTGGTTACTTGCTTCGGCTGATCGTAGCTACCACTCACCTCAGCGTTCTTCTCCAAGTCCCAACTCTGGTCGTTCTTGGAGTAGGTCGTCCCGTCCATGTCCTTCCAGACCTGCTGCTTGCCAATGACGGGGATGTTGCCGGTACTGAGCTTCTTCAGCTCCTCTGGCGGCTCGATGTCGTACCAGTGACACGCGGTCTCGAGGTTCGCCGCGGCCGTCTTGATGGCCTCGACCGGCAGCTTGTTGTACGAGGACAGGAAGTAGGCGATGTTGAGCGCCACGTTCCCAGCGTCGACACAAGCGTACTTACGCATCGTGACGTCGCCGTGGCGAAGAACGAGAGCGAAGACGTCATCGGGCAGTGCCTCGCGTTGCTCGGGCGTGATGGCCGCGGCGGTCTTCACCAAGTCGGGCACGTCGCTGAGCTCGGGCCAAATGCCCTTTGCGATGTAGCCGGTGACGTCGTCGTGGGCGTCGAGAACGAGTCCGCTGATCTTCTCCATGGGTACCTCGGCACAGCCTAGTGGCGCAGAACTACAACTGCAAGACTACACCTAGCAGCATCAAAAAGCGTAGGGAAGCTGGCATAACCGCTGTGACGCGACAGGCCCATAACCCCCAGGAGGAAGATGACAGAGCACTTCGAGTGTCCGTCTTGCAAGCGCATGACGGCCGAGATCATCAGCACGGCTGACGGTGGCGAGAAGATGGTGTGCAGCACCTGCGGCCAGAAAGCTCCCCGTTGTTACGCCCAGATGTGGGACCCGAACAACCCCAAATGCCGGGGCGGCGCGGACCCCACCCATTGGGAGGGCGGAAGTCACATCCGCCCCAAGTGTAGTTTCGAGTCTCGCTGCTCAGCAGCACAGGACAAGAGGAACAAGGAGCATCTCGTCCCCGTGATGAATACCCTCACCAAGAAGCCGTACCACAGCGTCGAGGTCAAGCAGGCGTCATCCCCGCAGGCGCTGCCCACCCCGATGTCTACTCCAGTCCAGTCACCTACGACGATGACCCCCCATCGCCCTGTAGTGGGCAATATCCAGACCACCGTCGTGCAGCAGCCTCGACAGATGCAGCAGCCCGGTCGAGTGGCCCAGCAGCAAGTAGTACAACCCAGACCCCAAGCGCAGCACCCGCAAGCGGGACAAGTCCACTACCAGCACCCACAGGCTCCAGTTCCGATGGCCTACGTGCCTCCAGAGATGGCGCCACATCCCAGCTATGTGCCGCAGAACTACCCATCACCAGGGATGCAGGTGCCGTCCCCGCTGTCGGTGCCTGAACCCTACGACGGCAACGTGATGAAGATGGTGGCCTACGCTGGGCTGCGTACCGGGCTGAAATTCATGCTGGTCGGCATGGCAAACGCCCTCGACTTCGTTCCGTGGAGTACATACCCTGTCCCTCAGTCCCCAGCTCCGCCGCAGAACACCAACGGACAATGAAGGTCATCCTCCGTAAGGGCACTCAGGGCTACCTCGACCGGTGGCTCTGGGTGCCCAAGCAGTACATCAGCGTAGACGCTACGAAGTCCGCGCTCACCCACGTACTGAGCGACAGCTACACAGGACAAGAACGGTTCTTGTACTTGTGGCGTGAGTCCCATGACCATTTGCTAGTCCCCCGAGCCTTCTGGGACCCGATGCGGCTGCCATTCCCAGTAGTCGACTGCCGCCCCCAGAACTACCCGCACATCCCCTTCCAACACAGCATCCTGCTCGACCACCGCCCCGAGCTGGTGGACGGGCAGGTGACGCTCATAAGCACGGGGCTCGATGTACAGCGGCGAAGCGTAAAGGCGCTCTACGACGCACCCGGAGGCGTGTTGCAGCTCGCCTGTGGCAGGGGCAAGACCGTCATCGCGCTCTACAAGATTGCCACGGGCGAGGTGCCAGCGCTAGTGATGTGCGACAACATCAATCTGCTTTATCAGTGGAGGAAAGAGGCGGAAAAGATGTTGTACGTGCCCGGGGGGATTGGCTTCTTCGGCGACGGTAAGAGGGAATGGAAGAAGGGTCTCGTCCTTGCTACTTACCACTCGATCGCCAACTGGGCTGACACCATTCCCGAAGAAGCCCGGAGGTGGTTCGGACAAATCTTCTGGGATGAGGGACATCACATCAGCGCGCCCACCTTCGCTACCACGGCGGCGATGTTCTACGGGTCCCGCTATTCACTCACGGCCACCCCGGAGCGCGACGACGGCTTGCATGTCATCGCCGACGTCCACGTAGGCAAAGTACTGTTCAAGGACCTGAGCCCCACGCTGACACCTCGATTCGCGTTCTACTGGTCAGGACTAGAACTCAATCTGAGCGACCCCATTGTTAGGACCATGTGCCTCGATATCAACCAGGAAGTACATCTCAGCAAGGTCCAGACGTTCTTCGGACAGTGGACGCAGCGGTTGCAGCTGATCATCGACCTGGTCAACGAAGCGGGCAACAACGGGCGTTGCATCCTGGTTCTATCGAACTCGGTGGACGAGGTCGTCAACCTGATGGCGATGTACGAGCTCGGCGCCACCGCCGGACAGCTCTACACCGACATCCCCATCCCCACCCCAGCGGAATTCGGGGAGACGCTGACGCCTATCGATCTGACCAAGAAAGAGCAGGCCAAGCTAGCGAAGAAGAAGGAGAAGCTCGAGAGGCAAAAGCGGAACCCCAAAGCCACACCGGCTGACTTGGTGCAATTCGACGCCGAGCTCACCCAGGTCGATCAAGCGTTCAAGCAGTTCGAGATTCATAAGAAGATTCAAAACGAGCTGAAGAAGAGGCAGAGGCAGTACGTAAAGAACCTCGTCGCGCGGGCACAACAGACTGGGTTGCTCACCTACGATGTGCCCGCCAAAACCCGCCAGGAGATGCTGGGCAGCAAAAACATCATCTTCGCCGTCACGAAGTACGGCAAAGAAGGCATGGATTGCCCCCGGCTCGACACGGTCATCCTCAGTTCGCTTTTCTCGAGCCGAAACGGCCTACAACAGTTGCTCGGCAGACCCACCCGTCCATTGCCTGGCAAGAAGACGCCGACTCTGGTAGCGGTAGTGGACAACGTCGGTCAGTGCATTGGCATGAGCAAGAAGCTCGCGCAGCACCTGCGGGACTGGCCCAACGACGAGGGCGGCCCGTTCCAACCCCTCTACATCGGATACCCACAGACATGGACGAAAAACAGCAGAACAACGAACATCCAGACCTTGCTTGGGCCGTAATCGACAGCGGCTCGCGACGCCTGGTCGGCAGGATTCCCCCAGGGCTCGCCCCTGGGGACAAGGCACATGTCGAAGAGGCCGTCGAGCTAGATGTCGGTTGCACACGACTACCGGCAGGCCCTCAGGGCCAGGTCGCCACGCTCTACTCCCCGTCGATGGTGCCTATCGACCTCGAGGAAGGCCCCACCTACATCGACGTGGTCATCAGCAACGTTCGCTACTACGCCGACATGAATGACCGAGGCCGGCGCTACGAAGAGATGTACGGACAGCTGATGGACCAGATGGTCCAGGCTCGTGCCCGCCGCGCTGGGCTGTCGATGGCGAACAGTCTTCCGCAGCAGGGCAATCCGCAGCCGGGCAATCCGCAGATACCTCCGGGGATGCCTCCTGGCTTCATGAGACCAAACGGCTTCGGAGGCGGCCAGCGTGAAAGCTGAGGTTCGACCCAGCTTTCGCGTGACGCTGCCCGCCATCGAAGAGAACTGGTCCGAGTGCCAGGAGTGTGACTTAGGAGTCTCCCGCATACAGGTGGGAGGCTCCTTCGTTTTTGGAGAGGGCGACGACAGAGGCGTCATGTTCATCGGAGAAGGGCCGGGCAAAGACGAAGAAGCCCACGGCCGACCCTTCATCGGTAGGAGCGGTCAGTTCCTGCGCGACATGCTCAAGGAGCTGGAGTTCAAGCGCTACTACATCACCAACGCGGTTTGCTGCCGGTCATGGGACTACGCCTACGATAACCAGGGCAACAAACTGACGCGAAAGAACTGGAAGACGAAGAAGGAGGAGTACGTCGTCAAGGACGATACCCCGAAGCCGTCGCAGATGCTCGCTTGCCGCCCGCGGCTCTGGCATCAAGTGTACGCGGTCGACCCCGTGCTCATCGTCACACTTGGGGGCTCTGCCGCTGAGTCGGTGTTGGGTCGTTCAGTGAAGATACAAGCCGAGAACGGCACCCTGCAAAAGGTCTCGATACCCGGAGCCGGCTTCATCCCACAGCTGACGCCGAAGGGCGCCTGGGCACGCAAGGTGCGGGGACAGCTCATCGCACCCTACAAGCAGAACCTCGTGACCTACCCGGTCATACCCATCATACACCCGGCCTTCGCCGCGGCGAATCGAAAGGACCGTCGCCTAGGCTCCCCAATGCACCACTTCGTGAGCGGGTTGCAGAAGGCTCGCAACATCTACGCCGCTTACATGCAGGAGGTCTACGGCGAGTCCGTAGTGAAATACGAACTGTCCGACGACGCCGTCGACGCGTCGTTGGACGAGGAAGTCTACATTGGCTCAGATTACGACTAAGGACCCTCAGGACATTCCCGAGGTCATGAACTATGAACAAGCCAAAGGGATGTACGAGCAATTCAAGCAGCTCAACCCGCAGTTCTTCGAGCAGCTGGGGCAGTACCTCGAACATCTCAACCAGACACGCGAAGCGGCCGAAAAGGCCGTTCGCGCTGCCGGCGTCAAGTGCAGCGACTTCGACCTCTACCAGCAGGTGGAGAGGGTCGACGGGGATAAGGTGCTGAACGCCGTGGGCCGCGAGAAGTTCATCGCCGGCGGTGGTAGCATCAAGACCAAGAACGAGGCCAAGATGGGCATCAGGCAGCTCAAGACCATGCTCGCCCGTGGTGAGATCGACCAGGAGCTCTACGAAGAGGTCGTCAAGGTCGAGAACCGCTACCATGTCCCCAACGCCGGAGCGCTGCCGTGAGCAACCGCGTGGACCCCGCCACGTGGCAGCAGGTCATCACGCGCAACGGGTTCCAGGAAGTATCGCAGGGGTTGGCGAACACCGACCCCTTCGCCATCCTGGCGAACCGCGCAGCACAACAGGAAGCGTCGGGTACACCGAGCTCGCGCGTCACAGTTACCCTCAAAAACGCCCACCCGGACTACAATCGTATGAGCGTCGCCGTGACGATCTCCTGCCCCTGTGCCTCCATGGAGAGCGACATCGCGCTCGCCGGAGAGGCCGCGTACACCATGGCCCACCACATGACATCACTTCAGAGTGGGGCGCTTGGCCTCCCTCCGCTAGAGTAGATGAATGCCGGTACGAGGAACGATGAAGATGACGGAGCTGCGTTTGGCGCAGCTCTCCGTCGACATGACGAAGGGATCGATGGAAGTGAAGGCCACGGCCGCCATCGTCGACCCCGCCACCGGCGTCAGCTGCTGGCATAAGGGCGAGGGGAACGTCTGGAGCAAAGAGACGCAGAAGAAGCTCACTGAGCTGATGCAGGCCATGGAGGAAGACTTGGCCCGCGCCGTAATGGCAGACGCCACGGTCCTGGATGGCACAAAGCCCGCTGAGCCCCGACGCGCGGTCCAGGCCGCCGGGCTCGGAGAGCACGTAGGCGGGGACGGCGTACCCCAGATGTAGTGGTTCGTCTCCCCATTCACCCCAACATCTAGCCATAGGCTTTGCGGCGTTGCCCAAGGCAGCGCACGCGCCTACCGTGGAGGGTCCTGAAAGGTCTCCAGCGCCCTGGGCATAACGGCGCTGGGGAAGAAGATACACATGGCATCCTGGCAGCATCAACTACTGTCCCGCATCGTCCGATCGGGAAATCTCAACGAAGTCCTAGAGTGGGGCATCACGCAAGGCGACTTCACGCAGAGCGAGACACTGGGCATGTTCCAGATGGTCGCCGCGTACAACGCAACCCCTGAAACCGCCGGCAGCGTCTGGGGACCAAACGCCCTGGCGCAAAGGTTCCCGAACTTCGTACTCTGCGACGACCCCGGCATGACTACAGAAGCCCTCTGCAAGGAGGTGAGGGCCGACCGTATCAAGACACAGACGCGGCAGCTGCTTCTGCAGGTCGACAATATTGTAGACGCCGACCCTACGGCAGCAGTGAACCTGCTCGCGCAGCAGGCCATCGACATGCAGAACGACTGCTCACCGAAGAAGGTGGATGTCCATCTAGCAGACGGTGTGTCGCGCGTTTGGCAGCAGTACTGCGCCATAGAACGCGGCGAGCGAGTCAGTCTCGCCCCCTGGCCGTGGGAGCCCATGCAAACTTCAACGCTAGGGCTTCGACCGACCGACTACATGATCCTCTATGGCAGACCCAAGTCGATGAAGACGTGGGTTCTGTGCTACCTGATTGCCTGGTTTATATCGCTCGAGTGCGGCATGCGCATCCTCATCTACACGAAAGAGATGGATGCCGACGAGATGTTCGAGCGAATCGCCTGCGTGCTCGCCAAGGCCGACTACGAGCGCTTCACTCAGGGTGCGCTGACGCCCGAGGAGCGCGCCGAGATGCATAACGTCGTCGAGTGGCTCACCGTCATGCGTGAGACCATGATGGTGGTCTGCTTGTCGGCGCAAGACGTAGCCCCAGGTCAAGACACAGTTCAGTGGTTGCAATCGAAGGTCGACCACTACAAGCCCCACGCGTGCTTCGTCGATGGTATGTATCTGATGAGCGACGCGACTGGGGCGCGGAAGATGAATGAACGGGTAGCCGCCATCAGCCGCGCCATGCGTCAGCTCATCCTACGCAACAAGATTCCGGTCGTTGCCACCGTTCAAGCCAACCGCGACGCCGCGAAGAACGAAGAGGCCAATACCGAGGAGGTTGCCTTCAGCGACTCGCTTGGGCAGGACTGCACGATGCTCATTCGCGTCGTGAACGAATGGAAGAAAGGAAAGGAAACCCTCGCCCTAGTCATGGGCGGCGCAACCCGGAGATACAAGCTGGACGGGTTCCGCATCTACGGCTACCCAGCTCATAACTTCGGCTACTACGGAGAGTTGTCCTCGAAGGATGCCGAACGTGCGGTTCGCGGCGACGACGAGGTCCCCGACAACAGGAAGAAGAGGGAGCCAAGAAAGATGGATGAGCGCCGTGAAAATCTGGACTCCGCTCGAGGTGTGATAGAGGCTCAGGAAGTGATGTAGTAATGTTCATCGACATCACGGGCGAAGTTCTGGACCTGGCGCACAAGTACTTGAACAAGGTGCGACCCTCCGGGTCCGAAAACATCATGGCGTTGTGCCCGTTCCACGACGATACCTCGGCATCCTTCGCCATGTCGCTCGTCAACGGCGTGTACTTCTGCCATGCCTGCCACGCCAAAGGCAATCTCAAGACGTTCCTACGAGAACTCGGCGTACCCCGGTCCATCGTTGACCAAAAGTACAAAGTCCTCCTCGACGAGGCACGGAAAGCCTCTCCGGCCCCACCCGACCCGACGCGGCCAGGCGTCTTCGACATTACGCCCATACCCGACGCCTTCCTGGGCCTTCTCGACTACACGCACCAGGACATGGTGTCGGCAGGATTCCACGAAGAAACGCTGCGCCACTTCGAGGTTGGGTGGGACCGATGGCATGAACGCATCACGTACCCCATCCGAGACATCAAGGGGGAGCTCGTCGGCATCTCCGGCAGAACGGTCCACGACGGGGTAAAGCCCCGATATAAGATCTACGACAAGGAGTACACCGCCTGGGAGCTCCCCGCGCGCTACGGCTGGGACCGCCGTTTCGTGCTATACAACGCGCATCAAGTGGTCCCACCCCTTGTCCAATATACACCCGACCAGACGAACATCATCGTCGTTGAGGGCTACAAGGCCGCTATGTGGGTGTGGCAGGCGGGGTTGAAGAACGTCGTTGCTCTGATGGGATCTTATCTGTCCTGGGAGCAACGATGGATTCTTGAGTGGCTGTCGGGAACGGTGTACCTGTTCCTCGACAACAACTTCGCGGGGCGAACCGGAACGATAACCGCGGCGCAAGAGCTACTCAAGAGCTCACCCAGGGTACGGATCATCGAGTACCCAGACCGTCTCATCGAAGACGAGAAGGCACAACCAGACGACCTCACATCTGACGAGGTCTGGGAACAATTCGCGGAAGCGATGCCCTACTACAACTGGCTCCATCGCTTCCTCGAGCGGCAAGAACGGGTCGACGAACCCCTATGAAAGAAAAAGGCCAATCATGACTCAAGGTGCATACGGCAAGGACACATCACAACTCAACAAGGTGACCCCGTACGGCGGCAGCATGTCGCAACGGGCCCGCCACTACGCCAAACAGCGAGAGCATGCTGCCTCCAAGCGCCGTGGCGGAGGGGCTCCCTACTGGAAGGACACCTTCAAATGTCCAACCACGATGAGCCGAATCATTCGGCTCATCCCTGGTCAGTACGAGCAGGAGTATTCTCCCGACGACGATAACATCGTCAAGGGCGTCTTCGAGTACGTCATATTTAGGGAGCACTACCACGGCGCAACGAGCCGCGGTGCCATCTGCTCCGCGGGCCCTCTCTTCAAGAACAAGCATAAGGCCGAAGAGTGCCCCGGCTGCGAAATGTACTGGGAGGACGTCCGCGCCCGCCAGGAGAAGAAGAGACGGGGCGACAAGAGCAAGGGCCCCAACCGCATCAGCCTGCGTGAACAGTACGTGTTCAGCGTCTGGGACTACGGGCTCTACATCAAGCTGCCGCGCACCGACCAGCACGGCAACGTCGTTACCGGATCGCAGGGCACACCCTTCTACGACTGGGTCATGGCGGACAGCAACGACCCGAGGCAGCACCAGCACGAGCACAAGTTCGGTATGCTCCTCGCTTGGCCAGTGGGCGAGACCTACAGGGACACACTCTTCAGCTACAACGACGAGACCATTCAAAAAGACTGCAGCAGGTGTAGTGCACAGGGGACCGTCCGAACCGTGTCGAAGATCTGTGGCAACCCCAACTGCGAGTTCGAGGTCTACGACCCGATGAACACGACGATGAACCCGGAGCAGATCGACAAGATCCTCAGTGAGCCGTACAACTGCCCCGTCTGTGGTGTGAGCTCGTTCATCAAGGACTTTGCGGAATGCAGCCAATGCGGCATGGACGCACCTAGGGCCACCATCTTCGACGTCGACCTGCAGGTCAAGGCAGTGGGTACGAAGGGCCAGCAGACGGTCCTGCAGATTCTCGCCCGCAGTGAGCCTAGGCCCATCCAGGTCTCCGACCCCGAGATCCTCAAGGGCATCGGCCCCCTGGACCTCATCAAGAAGTTCCAACCCACGCCGCCCGGCAAGCAGCGCGAGCTCTGGAACCTCCCCGCCCCGCAGCCCCAGGCGCAGCCCCAAGGGCCGGTCCACACCGGCCCGCCTCCAGTTCAACAACAACCGCAGCCGCAGATGGGGGCACCCCAACCCCCACCCATGCAGCAGCAGCAGCAGCAACAGCAGCAGCAACCGGTGGCTCCTCCCGCGTCGGGCTCACCGCCTACGCCCACCATGAACACCAGCCTGAACATGCCTGGCATCCCCGGATTCGGAAACCCCGGAGGCCAGCAGTAGTAGTAGTAGTAGTAGTAGCAGTGGTCCGCCCCGGTGAACCCGGGGCGGGCCTCCCCGATAGGAGGTGGAATGAGCTGGAACATCGATATGCCCGACACGCTGTACGTGTCGAGGGACTCTACTCACGACCAGATCCAGTACCTAGTCAACGCCATCGAGGGCGAGAAGCACATCGCCATCGACACCGAGACAACGGGCCTCAGTAAGTGGGGCGACGTACCTCTCTACTGGTCAGTTGCTTGGGGCAACAGCCGAGCGACGTTACGAGCGGATGTGCTCGTTCATTGCCAGAGGGCGTTCGCCGACCCATCGAAGACCTGGATTCTTGCTAACGCCAAATTCGACATGCACATGCTGGCGAACTACGGCCTCAACATCACCGGCGACTGGCACGACGTACAGGTGATGCATGCGCTGTTGTACGAGGACAAGCCTCACAAGCTCAAGTTCATCGCCAACCACATCCTCGGATGGACCTGGGCCGACTTCGAGGACACGTTCGGGAGGATCGGCAAGAAGCAAAGCGCAGAAGAGGTCATCATGCGCGCCGAGCGGGAAAACTTCGACCTGCTGGTAGAGTACGCCGCCAACGACGCCTGGGGCACTCTGAAGTGCTGGGAGTCGCTCAAACAAACGCTGCAGGGTGAGTACACCTACTCGCTGTTCACGAACGTCCCACCCTACATCTCAACACTCTGGGACTTCTTCGAGCGCGTCGAGGTGCCTTACACCAAGGCGCTGTGGGCAATGGAGCGGCGTGGCATCAAAGTCAACCGCGCGCAGTTCGAGGCAGCCCGTCCCGAAGCGCACGCCAAGATTCGACAGATCGAGCGCGACATCGTTCGTGAGGCAGGCTTCATGCTCAACCCCAAAAGTACTCCGCAGCTGCAGAGGTACTTCTTCGAGATCGCGAACCTCACTCCACTATCGATGACGAGCGGCGGTAAGAGCGGCGTCCGAAAACCTCAGTGCAATGAGCCCTTCCTCGAGTACTACAAGAACCACGATCCGGTAGCAGCGCTCATCCTGGAGCACCGCGAGTACACGAAGCTGCTTGGCACATACATAGACGGCCTGCATGAGCTACTCGACCCCTACGACCGTATCCACTCGAACTTCAATCAGGACGTCGCCAGGACGGGAAGATTGAGCTCGAGCGACCCGAACCTCCAGAACATCCCGCGCCCGGAGAATGACCACTGGAACTTGCGCAGTGCATTCATCACCGAGCCTGGTTGGAAGGTAATCGCAGCAGACTACTCGCAGCTGGAGATGCGACTCCTGGCAGCTGCCGCCATGGAGAAACCGATGATCGACATCTTCCTACGGAGCTGGGATATCCACTCCGGCAACGCCGCGCTGATGTACGACACCATCTACGAGGACGTCGCTGCCGGCAAGAAACTCAGCAAGGACGCTGCGTCGATGGACCCCGCCGATCTCGCCATGAAGGCGGAAGAGTTGAGCCCCGGCATCACCCAACGTGCCGGAGCCAACCTGTTGGAGTACCTGGTGGACCACGCGGCCTACCGTTCTGACGCCAAGAACATCGGCTTCGGTCAACCTACCAGTCAGGCCGAAGTAAAACCTGCTCAAAACGGGGAACTCTACGGGCTCGCTGCCTAAGACAATCCCGTGCTGCCCACCGTTCTGGGTAGTGTATCGACTTGGGGGCGACGGCCCCCTCAACGTGGGGCGCTTCAGCGCAGGGTAGTCACTCCCGCTCCCTCGTTGACACGGCAGGCACTCTTGAGTATGCGCATAGGAATGGGACATGTTCAACGGAAAGAAAAAACATGTAGCCGATGCGGTGAACAGTTCATCCCGACGGGTGCGAACTGTAAACGGTGTCCCCCATGCCGACGTGCACATCATCTCGAATCTTGCAAGCAACGCTGGCACGCCACGTACGAACGCAAGGGCTACAATCAGAAGGGCGCGAACAACAACGCCTGGAAGGGTGGCCCCTCGCCGGACTACTACAAGAAGGTTGCGTTTACCGCTCACGGTGATCGCTGCCTTCGCTGCGGACGTTTCGCGGTACTCGTCCATCACAAGGACGGAAACCGGAGGAACTCTGACCCGAACAACCTGGAAGTACTGTGCAAACGGTGCCACCAGGTCGAGCATGGTTGTGCGAACAACCTGCCGAAAAGGATTCGGTTCAAACCGCGGCAGTGTGCCAGTTGCAGTTCGAGTTTCCAGCCCACTGGGCCTCGTGGAGTTCATTGCTCCACCTGTAAGGAATCAAGAGCGAAGGTATAGTCAGTGCCCGGGGAAACTCGGGAACAACACGTTGAACTACGGTATGGGTCCTGGCAAGTTGGCGAGAGACCTCGGCGTCGACAAGGACGTCGCCATTGCCAAGATCGAACAGTACAAGAAGACTTACCCTGCCGTTGAGCGGTTCATGAAGGAGGCCATCGAGGAGGGCAAGAAGTACGGATACGCCTTCACCGTGATGGGCCGCCGCCGCAACATTCCCATGATCGACAGCAACCGCAAGGACCAGCAGGCCCTGGGTGAGCGCTTGGCGGTAAATACCCAGATCCAAGGTTCGGCCGCGGATGTCTGTCGCATGGCTCAGCTCAACCTCGCCGCCTACGGACTAGATAAACGGTACGACTGCCACATCGTGCTGCAGGTCCACGACGAGCTGGTCTTCGAGGTGCCAGCAGAACACGTTGAGGACGCAAAGCAGGACATCGAGGAGATCATGACCTACCCGTTCCCCATCGAGCTTGCCTGTCCCATGGAGGCCGAAGCGGGCGTCGGAGATTCCTGGGGTGAGGCCAAGTGAGAGACCAGAACCACAGCCAAAGAACCAAGCTCGTTCTAGACAGTCGCGTCGCCGCACAGCTTGGCATGGACCGAAAGAGCGTATCGCTCATCACCAAGTTGTTCATCGAGGCTGCTCGCGAAACCTTGGTCGAGGAGGGCACCGTCGCTCTTCCTCGGCTGGGACAAGTCACTGTCACCAAGGTCAAGCGCAAGAAGATGTTCGAGCTGGCGAGCAAACACAACCCCGACGTGAAGTACAAACGCTACGTCGACGCCTACTTTGCGGTATCCTTCTCCATGTCCCCCCTACTCAAGAAGGAGCTCAAGAAGAATGGAAAAGCTAGGAGTCGATGAAAGCGTTGATCAGTCCGCCCTCGAGAAGAAGGCTGCCCAAGGCTGCCCGCAATGCGGCCGTGAGCTGGAGAAGCTAGGCAGCGTCGTGAAGTGCCCCGTTCACGGGACGGAGCCGTTCGAACATCAAGGAGACCCATGGCCACGAGGAAGAAAGCCGTAAAGAAGAAGGCGCCCGCCAAAAAGACCGAGAAGAAAGCCGGACCCGCCCCCGTATCCAGGGCTGCTGCGGGTCCGGCCCTGGCGGTCACCAAAGACCCGGCGCTCCCCTCCAATACTGACGCTGAGCGCACCCGAGCCCTCAACACGGTGATGAACAAGCTCGAAGGCAAGCTCATCCCCGCCCGTCAGATGGAGACCGTCTACACCCTTCGACGCCCCACCGGCATCGTGGAGCTCGACGTCGCTCTCGGTGGGGGCTTCCCCGCTGGCGGAGCCTGCATGATCTCCGGCGTCTACAATGCTGGGAAGACCTGGCTGCTCTTCCGTACCATGGCGATGCAGCAGCAAATCTACGGCAACTCGTTCATGGGTGCGCTGCACATCTCGGAGACGCAGATGCCCTACGATCAGATGCTGCAGGCCGGTATGCGCGTAGAGGTGCCTGACAACGTCATCCGCCAGTGGATTCAGCGAGACATGGAGCTCGGGCTGCCCATGTGGGACAACGAGCGCATCGCGGGCCTCAAGCATCAAATCGGCACGCTGCATGTCATCGAGGGTGGCACCGGCGAGCAGGTTCTGCAGACCGTGCTGGAGTGTGTGAAGTCCAACGTCTTCAACATCATCGGCGTGGACTCCATCTCATCCCTTGAGCCTCAGCGCGACGCTGACAAGGAGATGGACGAGGATGCTGCTCGGGCCGCTCGAGCTCTGATGATGACGAAGTTCTGGCCCAAGTACGTCCCCTACGTGAACAAGGGCAGGAATACCACCAGCCTGCTCTTCACCCAACAGGTGCGGGCCAATGACAGCCAGTACGGCAAGGAGTGGAAGGTCACCGGCGGCAAGGCCACTGAGCACTTCAAGCTCATCGACCTCGCCATGTGGCCGGGGGCGCAGATCAAGCGCCAGATTCAAGGGCGCGACTACACCGTGGGCAAGAAGACCGGCTTTGAGACCATTAAGGGCAAGGCTGGCACCCACGACCACATCAAGGGCGAGTTCAACTTCTACTACTCGGAGTTCTTCCCCGGCAACGTCGACGTCCACGGCGACCTCATCCTCTTCGCCAAGCGCCAGGGGCTGCTCCTGCATACGAACAAGGGCATGCAGTTGCTGAACGGCGTCACCCGCGAGCCCCTAGACGGGATGTACGCACCTACCGAGGAGGCTTTCAAAGAATGCCTCCAGGTGGACTTCGACTTCGAGCTAGACTTCCGTCGCCACATCATGGCGGCGGCGGGAATCAAGTGTTTGTATCGATAGGCGCCCTTCTCACCCGCACCACCGCAGGGGCCATCATCGTCGAACTCACGACTGATGACGGCTACCGCGGTGACTTCCTCGTCGACCAGGCGCTCCTACCTTGTGAGCACGCGACGCATCACATACCCGTCATCCTCCACCCACCCAAGGAGAGCCGGCCCAAGCACTCGAAGAAGAAGATGAAGAGGGCCTCTGTGAAGCAGGAAGAGAAGCTGGCGCAAACCACAGGCGGCCGGCGGCATTACGGAAGTGGGAACCAAACCGGTTACGAGGGCGACGTTCGTGTCGCCGGCAAGTACCGTATTGAGGCGAAGTACACGATGAAGAAAAGCTACTCAGTGCGGCGCACCGAGCTCGACAAGATTCGGTCGGAGTGCGCACTGGGTGAAATCCCTGTCTTCGTAGTCGACTTCAAAGACCCACAGACCCTACGGACCGAGGACTCGTGGGTGCTCGTGCCGCGCAGCGAATGGGAGAAGCATGCCAAGGCTACTGACGATTGACGACCTGTACGACCCACACAACAACTGGAAGAGCTTGCTCGAGCAGGTTGCTTGGCTCGGCCCAGCCTACGAAGACTGGAAGAAACGGGACGTCGGCGGACGCACTGTTGCGGTGCACTTCGGAGACAACAGTAATCGCTCGCCTGGGCTTCATGCCTCCGAGTTGAACACCTGCGTGAGGCAGGCCGTCTATGCGCTGCGAGGTGAGCCGCGCCAGGCAGCCAACCCCGACGTGAACATGCAGAACCGCTTCGACGTCGGCACCATGCTGCACGCGCTTCTGCAGACTGAGTTCGAGGAGGTCTGCGCAACAACACTCGGCCAGGTGTCGCTCGAGGACGAGGTGAGGATCGACAAAAACCTGGGCGGCGTATCCGCCCAGTACGACTACTCCTCATCTTGCGACGGTGTGTTCACCTTTTGCGACACAGTGGGTCAGCCCTACCTACGCCTCGGCTGGGAGATCAAGACGACGTCCGCCGATGAGTTCGAGAAGCTGACAGGACCCAAGGACCACCACCTACAGCAGGCCACCCTGTATCAGAAAGCCCTCGACGTACCGCTGATGTGGTTTCTCTACTACAACAAGTCGAACAGCAACTGGACACCCCCCACGGCACCGTGGGTCGTGCCGTTCAACCGCAACGAGTGGAACACGCTTGAGGGTCGCAGCCAGCTCGCCCATCAGCACCTCCAAGCTGGCACACTCCCCGACCGCGAGGAGGGGATGCCCTGCAAGTGGTGTGCCTTCAGTGAAACCTGCCGCCCCACCATCCTCAAGCTGCACACGACGTGGAGAAAGAAGACGTCACCACCAAGGAGGCTGACCAAGTGACCCTCAACGTCAACGTCAACGGCTACGTCCCCGATGACCAGCAAGACGCAATCACCGCGGAGTGGGAAGATACCTACTCCAAAGCCATACAAGAGCTGGCTCTGAAGGGGTTCAACGAGAATATCTCCCCTCCGGTCTGCCCCTATCCGACGCTCACCCCCGACCAGTTCGTGGATCTAGAAGGGGAGGAATTCGAGCGTCTGATGGCTGAGGTCAACCACTGGTTCGACCTCTGCAAGAGGCTTCTTGGCTTTGTCGAAGCCGAGCTAGAGGTTCGCCACCGGGAGTACAAGGACATCGTTCGGGAGTTCAAAACCGCACTGCGCGATGACGCAAAGCTTCACGCCTCCAAGAAATCCGACGTACCTAGCGAGACCGAGCTCAAAGAGGCCGCTGAACGCCAGCCGTACCCCCGGCAGATCGAACAACGCATCGCAGAGATCACCTCGCAGAAGAAGGTTCTAGAAGGCTTCCTATCCAGCATCGAGCGCACCAGCGCCCTACTGAGTCGACGCGTCACCATACGGGGACAGGATGTGGACATCCATGGGCGACAGCACCGTTCTGGGCCCCGGAGATTCAGTCAGTGATCCACATCAAGTGCCCGTTCTTCCCACCGTCGATGAACAACGCCTACTTCAGCAAGCTGGCAAGGCCGAAGAACAACCCCAAGGGCAAGCCCGTGATTCTGCGGGTGCTCAACAACACCGGCAAGAAGTACAAACGCGAGTTCAAGACATGGCTCGCGCGAAACCACCCGGAGGTGCTGAAGTTCTTCTCCAGCCCGTCCGGAGAATACTCGATTATCGTTGTGCTCTACTTCCAAGAGCTCTACAACCGCGGGTGGCCAAAAAAGGCAAAGACACGGCATAAGAAACTTGACGCATCCAACTACCTCAAGGTTCTAGAAGATGCGTTGGTCGACGCTTGCGGGCATGACGATTCACAACACGTCTGTGTCACTTCGATGAAGGTACAGGCACCCCCAGGCGGGGAGGCGTACTTCGAGCTTTGGGCCTGGAACGCGGAACAGGAGGATGGACCCGTTGACGTCTTCATCTACAACCAGCATCGACTATGACCTCTTCGACCGACTGAATCACACCGAGCTCTATCAGCTCTGCCGTCACGCTGGGCTCAACGTTCATCCCGCCTGGGAGCGAACCCGTCTCATCGACGCGCTAAGAGACTGGTTGCCAGAAGACTTCAGTGACGTCGAGCACCCCATCGACGAGCTGCGCGAGGGACTCATCGCCTTCATCGAGCAGTACTGGCGGACCCTCCGCCCACAGTTGAAGTGTCCCGCCAAGGATATGAAGCACCCAGACCCAACCAAGGCGAACCCGAGGCCGTGCTTTGGTTGCACCGACATGCAGGTGATTGCCTGCGTGTCGAACCAGGCCCCCCAAAATACCCAACTCATCAAGCAACTGAGGAAAAGATCATGAGCGTAGGAACCATCAACGCCGACACCATCCCCCGGGACCTCAACTACATCCAAGAACAGCTCCGCCCGAGCCTCCGCTTCAGGATCATGAACCAGGAGAACGCCTTCGCCGATCATAACGACAAGATCGCCTATTCGAGCGCTCCTCCCGATCAGCAAGCAGAGCGCCTGCTCGCCGTGCTCCAGGCCAAGGATGCCGGTCAGGGTGTTGCTCCGGCCCAGGCAGCATCAGCCCCACAGCAGCCGGCCCCACAGCAGCCGGCCATGCCAAGCGGAGCCCCACAGATGCCCTCACAGCAGATGTCCATGCCGGGTCCATCAGCTCCTGCCGCCCCGGCGGCCGCTCCTGCCATCTCCATGCCCGGAGCAGTCGGGATTCCCCAACAGGCCGCCCCGGCCGCTCCTGCCGCCCCTGCCGCCCCTCCTGCTGCTCCTGCCGCCCCGGCTGCCACTCCTCCTGCCCCGGCAGCTGACGTCCGGCAGCCGACGTTCTCCAACGACCCTGACCCGCTGGCCACCATCATCAGCAACCAGCAGAAGATCTCTCAGAGCATCCAGGCCCTCACGCAGTCGCAGGGCCAGCTCGTAGCAGCACTCACCGAACTCAAGAACCAGGCTGCTGTCAGCAATCAGATTACCGGCACCACGCTGCTCCTACTCGTGACGTTCGTCGAAGCTGCGATGCACCGTCAACGCGGAGACCTCACCACCGAGCTCGCGTCGGCTCTCAACGGGGGCGAGCTCGAGCAGTTCCTGCAGTCCTTGGGGGGACAACAGGGCTGAAGACGACCGTCTGGCCCGGGTGCGTCCTGCCCCGGGCTGACGACGTCGCCGAGGTAGACTTGAGCGCGTCGGACGGGGAGCTGCAAGACCTCGTTCGACGCCTCGGCCTCGACGTCTTCGGCCGTACAACCCCGCGACGGCAACTCGAGACGCACGAATGGGCGGGCCTCTAGGGCCCGCCCCTCTTTTTTCTTAGCTCCAAGTATGTAGGTCGAACTACTAGCTTGCCAAACCCGAAACCTTTACCCCCAAGAGAAGGTCGGAGCCGCAGTCGCAAAAGCGAGCCTGACAGCGGCCAAGTTGTCGAGAGTTGCACCACGTGCTCATCCGCATCCCCCACTCATTGATGACTGTACCAGCCGAGCACTTCCAACCGTTCACACGCGTAAAGCCGTCGTGGATGGCACGAGCTGGGGGCACGACCTCTTCGCTACCATCATCGAAGCGAACTCGTAGGCTGAGCCACCGCGGATAGTCGTCAGGCCACGGAAGGTTGAGCGGACGTGGGTACTGCCCGACCAGCGCTGGCATCACGCGGACGTCAGTCCATCGTTGCATGGCGCCACGCACTGACTCTTCATCGAGCCCCAAAACCTTCACCGTGGCGTCTACGCCAGAAGGAAGGTCGTAAAGGCATGCACGAATCTCTTGCTCGTTATCACGCTCGCTAATGTGGTGCGTGAAGTGCACGTGGTCTCCAACCCGCAATTCCTGGAGGGCGCGACGATCGTGCCGGTTGCGGCTCCCAGCGGTGAGCAGGTTGATTCGCACAGCGTGGTCCCGGTGTAGCTTGTACAGCAACTCAGCCAGCAACGCTTCGCGCAGCGGCTCGCCTCCCGTGATCTCTACCGCATCGACCTGTGCGGCTTGTGTGAGCACTTCTTCTTCAACGAACTCGACACCCCATCGAGGGTGCTCTGCGTTCGAGCCGCTGACGCAGTAAGAACATTCATGCGGACAATGGTTCGTAACCTTCACGCTGAGCCATCGCATGGGCACAGCCGGCCCTATTGAAACGTGACGCCTCATCGCTGGCTCCTCGCTAGGTGCATCTCGTCGAACATGCGTTCGACTTGCTCGCCGTCCTCTGGCTTTCGCACAATGTGTTTGAAACGCGGCGATGTTGTGCGCGTGGTCTCCAATAGGAACGGTCCGCAGTCATACACGTTGAACGCTTGCATGCCCGCGAGTGTAGGCGCGCTGAAGGGAAAGGCGTGCCCATGTTCCGGTCCTCGTCGCATCCAGCAGAAGTCATGTGCGCTGGAGTGCCAGCGCTTAGACCGACCCGCAGCTGCCATCTCGTTGAGCCATGCGAAGTCTTCGCCCCACTCATCTACGAGCGGAAAGTTCGGGCAGTCGATCGCGCTCGCAAGCGTCGGCCCGTGAAACCCCAGATCGTTGCTCCATTGGTTCTGCAAGCCTTCGATGAACCACAACCTCTCGGTTTCAGTCCGTACCCACGCAGCAGACCGTCCTACAATATCAGCCCCGCGCTCGATGCCATCGATCACCGTTCGTACGTAGTCGGGTCCGTAGTAGTCATCATCGTCCCACTTGCAAAACCAGTCTGTCGGCGCGCCCTTCTTTCGTACGTAAGCCAGACCCGCATTCATAGGCTCTGCGAGCCCGCTTTCGCTCTCTAGGTGCTCGCCTGGGGTCTCCAGCGCTTCACCTCTCGCTGGTCCGTTGTGCACCCATACGAGCCGCGCGTAGATGCTCTGTCGCCGATAGTTTGCCACCACATTGGCGGCGAACGCAGGACGGCTGAAAGGAACAATGAGCCAGATCATTAGGTCACGTGGTCAACATGCGCGGTCATCACGCCGCGCAAAAGGATTCCAGCTGTGGGGCCCGTAGGTACTTGGATGCGAATGGTGTTCGAGTCGGGAGCGTCTGCGGTCATCGTGCCAATGAAGCCACTCGTTTGACCGATGTCGAGTATCTCTGTCGGGCCTGCGGCTGCACGTAATGAGCCCGAGTTTGAGTCCTTCACGAACATCGCTCGAATCTCCTTCATCTGCGTATTCGAGCTTGTGCCCGTCACCATGGCACAGAGCCGGAGCGTCACGGCGATCGTGGCGTCCGTTGCCGTGATCTCGCTTACATCCATCGTGATGTTCACGGTAACGCTGCTACCGCCAGAGCCCCGAAAGACCGTTTTCTTCAGCCACGTATTCTGTGCCACGGTTCAAGCTCCTTACACTGCATCGAATTGCAGCGTTCCATCGGCGGCGAGATAGTACTCGCGCGCTATCTCAGTCCCGTTCGAATCGAGCACCGCCCGGATGAGCCGGCTCGGGGTGAGGTATTGAGGCGATGATGGATCGATCCACGCGCGCCGAATCGTCCCTGCTGAACGCAGCGATTCCACCTCCTCGTTGAGGAGCCGAATGAACTTCGCGTCGTTCGATTCTGTAGGATCGATATCCACTCGCTCGAAACGAGCCTCTTCATCTACAGTGCCTCTCTCAGTCACATGGATCGAGTAGGTAGACGTGCGAAATCCGGTTGCTCCCAGGGGCTCCTTCACGAAGGCCGTGTAGGTCTCCACACCGGGAAGTTTTGCGTGCTGCTCACCAGGACTATCCGACGCCAGGTCGGGTGTGTAGATGATCGTTGCGTCGGCGCCGAACTTCTCGACGGCCTTGCTTTTCAGTGTTGCTATGTCCATTGTCGTCTCCTGAGGTTACGGCGTACCCCACTTGGTTTGGATGTAGTCGAGCTCGGCCTCTTGGTAGTTTGACGATGGCACTGCATCGAGCGCTAGCATCTCACCCGTAGGGCCGTTCCATGAGCGACTACTGACTGCGCGATCGTTGCCTACGATAAGCCCGGTACTAGTGTTTGCGGAGCTAATAGCTTCGTAAAAATGTAAGGATGTATCCACCGATCCTGTGTCAACACCGTCGCGGAAATGGTTAAGGCCAGCAGCTGCATCGTACCACGCACTAGCGCCAACACTAGCGGAGGAAAAGAACGCACCTTGTGGACTGCTGGTTGTGTTAGCTCCAGCCGGCCCAGCGTATTGATCGAACGGTATTACTCCGTCATACCTAGATACAGCAGACACGTACTGAATCACCTGCGACCCCGTGTTTTCCAACCAACGCTTATCATCGGCATTACCCCAATCACATGCAGTCAACCCGTTGACCGTAGTCGTCGGCACGCCAGTAGACGCGCCGCTGCCAGAGTTCCACGTGAGATCGTTCCCCGCGCTCGATCTATCAGTCAGGCCGTCGATGTTCCCCGAACCGTCAAGCGACACGTAAGCCGACTCGCTTGGATCGTACCACCCGAGCACGTTCACCGCCTCACTCGTGACGTTGATACTAGCATCGGTGCTATGCGTAGCGGTCGAAACCACAATGCTGGAGCTAGTGCCGCTACCTCCAGCCGGAACCATGGCGCTAGTTACGAGGAAGTCTACGTACCACTCACCACTGCTTACGGTACCCGTGCCAGCAGTCTCCCCATCTACCGTTACCGTTACGGTAGTGCCGTCCGCTTCCGTCGAGGTACCATTGATGCGACATCGTCCGTTTGTGAATACCGTGCCGTCTAGTACGTCCTGTGTAACGTTTTCGACTACCAGATCGTAAGGCGTGGCCCACTTGACACCGTAGTAGTGATGTAGCGCCTCTCTTGCGCCAGACGAGAGTGCCGAGTCCCATGCGAGTGTCTCACCCTGTGGGCCGCTCCACCCTCGTGATGCTTGATCGCGATCGTTTCCGAAAATGATACCGGCCGCGGTGTTTACTCTCTCCGACTCTATCAGATGCCAAGAATTGTCGATTCGATCATCATTCCTAACGACGCCATCGACATAGTGATCATGGCCTTGTGTATTGTATAGGTGAGCCCGGTTTTGGAACCCCAAAAGGAACAGTCCGGAGTTACTCCCACTGTCGGCTGTGATTAACCCTCTATAGGAATTGAAAGGCAAGGTAGCGTCATACCTACAGGCTGTCGCAATATGCTCGCATACCAACGATGCGCTCGTGTTCCGTAGCCTTCTAGCATCTGAATGTCCCTCCCAGTCCAACACCGTGAGCCCGTTGACGATGCCAGTCGGCACACCGGTACTCACCCAGGCGCCAGCGTCCCAAGCCAGGTCAAAGGAGTTGTACTTGTCGGTGATGCCGTTGACGTTCCCCGAGCCGTCGAAACTGAGCGTCGATGAATCTGACGGGTCCCACCATCCGAGCAAGCTAGCGGTTTCTGTCGTGACGTTGACAGAAGACGTATCAGACGCGCCCGTGATGCTCGCCTCTACCGTAGCCGGGTTGCCGGAACCAGCCGCCGGAACCATAGCGGCCGTCACGATGAAGTCTACGTGCCATGCACCGCTGCTTACGGTACCCGTTCCAGCGGCTTCACCGTCTACTGTTACCGTGACAGTAGTGCCATCGCTTGCGGTCGAAGTGCCAGCAACACGGCATGGTGTGTTCGTGTAGAGACTGTTCGTGGTGGACGACTGCGTGATCGTATCGATCGTCACGGTGTCGAAAACTACCCCTAGCCCGTGGTAGCCGCTAATCTGCTTTTCTAAAGCTTCGATTTCGGCGTCGGTCAGAGGCACACTCGAACCAGCAGCTATGTAGATGCCGTAATAGTTTGCAAACCATCTAGCGTTATCACCGCCCCAGGAGTTACCTAGCGCTATGACTCCAGTTAGATCAGTAGCGGATACACTGATCCCAGATTCCACATCAGATCCATCTACCCTGGTGCGCCCGGAGGTCCCGTCGATAATCCAAGTTACCAAATGTTGCCCTGAGAATATGTCTCCTGTACCGGTACCGTTTATCTCTACATCACCAGGATTTCCAGTTCTTATGTTCACGTATCGACCGCTTTGCGTCTCCAGTAGCTTACGCACATTTCCCGTATCGAAATACGCTGCTACGATGATCACATAATGAGTTTCAGACGTCAGGGTAACGTCCCCGGTGCGCAAAGCCTTGGAGGTGCTGCGGTCGTACCATAAACGATCGGCAAGCGCTCCTACCGGAACGTCAGTGAAGGTTGGTTTAGCGTCATCGGTCGGCGCAGATGCTACCAGATCTTGAATCTGATCAGACCACGACGCCACACGGCGATGCACCACTGGATTCAAATCCTTTATGATGACAGAGTCTCCAGGGTTGACCGTGCCAGTTAGCTTGAATACCACGGCTGGACCCCCCGACGAAGCCATGTACGCGCCGACTCGGCAAGTGTAGAACCCATCTGCATCAGGCCCCGTTATGTAGGTGTAGTATGATCCGTAGACATCACCGGCGGTAGCGATGGTGCCTGCAGACAAGTCATAGGTAGCGGTATCAGTATAGTCTGCGGCGGGACGTACCTCCAAGGTAGGAGTACCAGTGCCCAACTTGGCCTTGAACAATACGTCGCTATATCTTGCACCTGCCAACGGGTTGGTGACCAGATCGTATATTCTCAGATTGCCACTGACCGCCTCGATGGTGTAGGTGCCGTCGCCATTATCATACGTTGTTGCCCCATCCTGAGTCCAAGCAGTTAGATCGGCATCTACCTCGGACTGTGTAAAGGTGATACCGCGCTTCGCGTCCCAGTATGCAGTCCCTGCTAGAACGTTCGTCGTGCTCGTGGCGGACCCAGTACCGACAGTGACCTCTACCGTTACGCCGGTGCCAATCATCGCAGCCGTAGGGAATCCAGTGATCGAAAATGCTCCGCCGGAAACAGTATCAGTGCCGAATGTTTGACCGTTGATAGTAGCAGTGGCAGTACTGCCGTCGGCGGCTGTAGTAGTTCCCTCGATTGCGTCGCCGGTATTCTCCTGTTGTTCAAATAAAGTCGTAGGTGTACTCGTGATCGTCACGGTGTCGGGAGGTACAGCCGCGGCGAATACGGTCCCAGCGAAGACCTTGACCAGTGTATGGATCACTACGCCTATCATGATCAGCCTCGCTCAGATGGACGCGATGATTGTGTCCGTTCCACTAGGGCTCACCGCGTGCAAGCCGTCCGACGCTGCATAGAACCACCAATCACTACCGCTCGGCGTGCCTGACGGTGGGGTGACGGATGAGAGCTGGAGAAACTTGTAGATGTGCACTCGATCGCTCATGGTCTCCAGTGCTGCGTCTCCCGTTGGCCCGACTTCAACTTGATCGCTCGAATTGAGGCGGATGATTGTGAGGTCGGCGCTGTTCGCAGCGTTGCGAGCTTTGACCCATACCGCATTGGGTAGTCGCAACCCTCCGCTTTGCGCGGGCGACGGACCAACGGAAATGAAGCCCACACCGAGGTTGATGTTGCCGCCACTGAACGCGAACTCGGCCGTGGTCTCGGTGAGCGTGAGGATTGATGCACCGCCGATGTCGAACACCGCCGAGCTACCGCCTGCCCCCACGAACGCCTTGAAGCCTCCAGCGGTTGAAGTGCCAAGGGTAACGACATCGGACGCTGCAACGCCGATCAGCTCGATGTCTGCCGTGTTCCCAGCGTTCCGTGAGGTAAGGTAGCTCGCTTGCTCTATGCGAACAGGTCCACTCGCTGCTGCCGCAGGTCCAACTGAGATGTAGGTGCTTCCGAGCTTGACGTTCGTGTAGAACGTGGCTTCGGACGATCCAATGTTCGCTCGTGTGCCTCCGCCTACGAATGCTTGCCACGACGAGGATGAGTAGTTGGTGATGTTCGAAACGCTAGTGCTGCCGATGTCGATGCTGTCGGTGATGTTCAGACCAATGAGCGTAAGGTCGGTGCTGTTCGCAGCGTTTCGTGCCTTGATATACCCCTGGCTCACCAGGCGGAGCGCTCCGGTCGTTGCCGCATTCACTCCGATGCTCACGTAGTCGCCAGCTAGCAAGAGACTGCTGTAGAACGACGTGAATGAGCCCTGAACGATCATTCTGGTGACGCCACCGACAGACGCCTGAAACGCCGTCGATGCGGTAGCTGTAATGTTGGAGACTCCAGATTCGCCAAGCTCTAGTTCGTCGGATGAGTTGAGCCCCAGCAGACTCAGGTCAGCGCTGTTCGCCGCGTTGCGTGCCTTGTGGTACGCAGCATTCGCGACTCGAACTACGCCGCTCGCAGCGGCATTCGTACCGATGGTCAGGTAGTTCAGCGCGTCGAGATACGTTGCCTGTCGAGTGCCATCGACAAGCAGAGCCCAGGTGTGGTCGGCGGTATCTGATAGCCCCGTGAGCAGTCCGTGGTCGGTGACACCGCCACTGCCTCCTCCTCCACCTGCAAGCCCGCTCGGGTTGCGCTGGTCGATGTAGTCCACCGGATTCCCTAGCGCATCATCCGGCTGCTCCAGGTGTGCCGACACCGCATTGGCGTCTGTGTTCCGCGTTTGAAACGCTACCGTTCCGAGCCACACGACTTCTTCCAGCGGGAAGCCGTCCAGCTGCAATTGGTTCAGCTCGAGAAGGGCGGCATTCTTCGCGTCGCCAACGGTGCCGTAAGCACCCTGTCCCACCACGTAGAAGAGGCGCCAGTTGGTAGAGCTTCCGTCAGCGGAATAGCCAGAGCCTTCTGTCGTCACCCCGATGTGAGCGAGAACTGCGTTGTTGTTCGGCACTTCTGGAATCGTCCCGACACCGCCCGTGATCTCGTTGTACCGCAGGCGACCCGCCGGAACAGTCCCTCCTTGGTAGCTCGCGCCTCCCTGCAAGCAAGCGAAGCCATCCGGGTCCTTGTAGTTCCACTCGCTGCCGAGCTTGAAGTAACCACGCATCGTGGCGGGGCTCATTGTCTGCGTGCGGGGGTCACCTGCGACAACACTGACGCGAATGTCCTCATCGCGGATGATGACGTTCTCGACGTCGAACTGAGCGTGTGCGTCTAGAGAGCCGTCTCCAAACGTGAACCCACTGAGCGCGCCACCCTCGATCCATTGTGCACTGATTGCCTCATGCGCCCACTTGTGCGTCTCGCCAGGCATCATCCCGTGGCGCTCGTCGAGCATCCACAAGACCTCGCCCTCGGTCGCGTTCCAGTACAGCGCTGCGACCGGACAACCATCACCACCGATCGCTTCGTTGATCCACGTGTCCGTACTCTGCGTGGTTTGCAACGCGCCCGTGTTGTCGAAGTAGAAGAAGTGCGTTCCGCTGAAGTCGGGCCAGACGATGCTCTCGTTCGCCGTCTTCGTGAAGCGCTGTCCTGCTGCCCAGAACGAGTAGTCCGAAGCGTGGGTCAGTGTGAGAGTGCGCGTCCCTTCCACGTAGTTGAGGGTTACGTTTGCGTCATTCGCTTCGCCAGCCTGCGGCCACCCTGACGGCTCGTAGATCTCGGTTCCAACCCCGAGAAACTTCGTCCACTCGATCCCAGCGGCGGAATCGACCATGGCATTCGTGATCTTCGACCAAAGAGTGGTCACCCCATCGATCGACGCCAGAACGGAATTAGCCAGCGTTGGGGTTTGCGCTGTCAAAGCCGCTTCGACTGCACGAAACCATCTCTCCCACTCGCGCGCCCAGCCGTTTTCGTTCCCTCCGGGCTCCACCGCGTCGGGAACGTTGTGTTCCCGCGTTTCAAAAGCGGCAAGTCGCCGCCTAGGGAGCTTCGTCGGGTCCGAGTTGAGAGCTGGGCCAGCGTAGAAGGTGATCCGCGCGCGGTCATCCTCGCGAGCACCAAGTCCGAAGCCTTGATTGACCTGTAGATCAATCAAGTAGGTTCCCCTGTTGTCGGGCGTGATCGTCGTACTCGAGGCGGTTGGGGCAGATAGCGTCGACCCACTTGGGGCGGTAAGCGCTTCGTTTGGGGGAGCGTAAACAACCTCCCACTGGTATTGCGTAACCGCTACTCCGTCGACCGCTGTAAGCGTAACAGCGGCAGCCAGATCGAGGTCCTCGCGCGCTTGCCCCGCTACACCAACTGGCTTTCCAGATTGATCTACTTTGATCTTGATTGCCACTGTTACCTCTTACCTAGACTCGATGACCGCCCAGGCACTAAGGCCTGCGACGAGCGACGTTCCCACTACTCCGATAGCTATGCCGAATGCTCTGGACTTGTGCCAGGGTGGGCTACGGAGCTCCTCCTGCATGTCGGAGTTTCGCTGCTCAAGATCCAACACGCGGGCGCGGAGGTCCTTCTCCACGGCCTCGCTGTAGGCCACCTCGAGCTCGAGCCGACTGCCCAGGTAGTCGAGGTGGGCGTTGCAGACGCGACGCTCGTATACCACGTCTTCCTTGAGCCGGAGCTTGGCCTGCTGCAGGTAGTGAGCCCAGCGCAGCGCCGTAGCCGGGTCGAAGAGCTGGCCGCTGAACGGGACCTCATCACCCTGGCGCACGAATTCGATCTTGTCGTCCCCGTCGGGCACTGGAATGAGTGGCTCAGGGGCGTACTTCAGTGTGAGTTGCGGCACCGGAATCTCCGGGCGCTTGACGACGTCATCCCCGCCGGCATAGGTCGTGGCGGGGATGAGAAGGACGGCGATGAGGGCTTTCAGGTTCATCAGACACTCCCGACTCCCGCCGTGCCCTGAATAGCGGCTTCGAGCAACGCCAGCTTCAGGTGCTTGTTACCAGGGTGCTTGAGGTTGGTGATGGGCGGGGGCATGCCGGGGTGGCCTTGCTGCCGACGCATCATAGCCATCTGCTGCGCCATGCGAGGGTCGTCCATGAAGACGCTGGAGTCGGCCAACTTGGAAGCAGCCTCCACCGTCTTCTCCCCAGGTTGCAGCTTCTTCTTGAGAAGCATCCCACCGCCGACACCTGCACCCACACCGGTGCCCGCAACGGCGGTAGTTAGGCCCGCGCGGGCACCAAGCACCTTGCGTGCCTCAGACCTGCTCTCCTTCTTGGCCTTGTTGGCGACGTTTTCGAACGCCCGTCGCATGATCTCAGCCTCCCCTCCCTGTGTAGAGGGGTCAACCAGCCTGGCGGTACGCACGGCCTCTTCTGCTACGTCCTTCAACTTGCCCACCCGTCCCCCTTGCAAAAGCTCGTCAGCACGCCCCATGAAGCCCCGAGCCTTGTTTGGGAGAACCAGCGCGGCTAGCTTGTTTACCTCGTCGAAAAAGCCAGCCCACTCCGCTGTCTTTACACCCTCAACGACCTCGTCAGGGTTGGTCCCCAGCATTGCCTTCATCATCTCCACCGTCATAGTGATCATCCTCCCGAAGTACTTCTTCGGGATGTGCGCCCGATAGCAAGCCACCGCCTCGTCGCGGTTGTCGAAGCCGACGAAGACCTTGTACTCGTCAAAGGTGCCATCGTCTTTCCGTTGTACGGCCCAGAACGCCTTCTTGCTCTTCTTGTTCGGTCCAATGAAGACGTCGAGTCCATCACCGTCGCCGCCCACGGTCTTGGGAATGAAGCCGTAGTCGACCTTGTACTTGCGTTTCCACTCCTCTCCCTTGGAGTCCTCACCGAACATGATGAACCCCTTGGGGCGATCCACCTTGATCTTCAGGCCCTGAAACTCCACGGTCTTCTTCACCGTGTCGGGAGAACTCGGTTTGCCCTTGTAGAAGCCGCCGAGGGTCTTGGCTTCCTTGACGATGTCGGCTGCGTTCATAGTTGTCTTCCCATCGCTCAACAGATCCTTGGCTGGGGTGTCGGTGTGCCCAAACGCCTCCCACTCGGGGGTGTCACGTGCCGCTAGCATAGCGTCTCGAGACTTCACCAGCACGGGCACGTCAATGCCCGCCCGTTGAGCTGCTTGAGCGCGGTGCCCTCCATCAAGTAGCTGGATGTCATCGGGCGCCACCTCGTACCCCACCAGCGGTGGTCGTTCCATGTCGTAGCCGGACTCTCCAAACTCCTCAGCAATGTGATCTACCTTCTTCGCGGAGCTACTTCCTGGTGTCAGGTCGTATTTATGTGGCAGCGCCAAGAGGTCTGGGCTCACCAACTTGGTCGCCGCAGAGGTCTTCTCCTGGTCGTCTTCCATGAGGCTCCTGAACTGCTTGATGAGCTTCTCTTTGTCCTCGCTCATTTGCCGTAGGTACTGGTCGGAACTGCCGCCGCTATCCTTGCCTAGCACCAGCTTCGAGAGCCCCTTCCGTGGAGGCCGCGTCGCCAGGTAGTTCTCCACTGTGACGTTGCGCTTCTCCGGAGGCAGGTGGTCATGGCTCTTGAAGCGAATCCCGCGGCCTTCCACCTGCTTGAGCTTCTCCGCATTCCAGTGCGGCTCCATGACCTGCATGAGCCGTGTGCCTTTTAGGTCAAGCCCCTCACCACCGGCGGAACTGAGGAGCAGGACCTTCTTCTTACCCTCGTTGTAGTCCCGAACGAGCTGGTCACGCTCTTTCTTCTTCATATCGCCGGTAAACTCACCGAACGGAATGTTGGCTTTCTGCAGCCGTTCCTTGTAGGGCTTGAGCCCCGACTCGAGGAAGTTCGAGTAGACGACCCCCTTGGCATCCTCGTCCTTCTTCAGCGTGTCCTGCATGCGGTTGAAGGCGGTCTCGATCTTCGGCTCCTGCGGCTTCTCCTCAGGAGAGAAGCCACGGGTGGTGTTCGAGATCTGCCGCACCGCACTCATGAATGCGTTGAGCTCCTTCGACTCCTGCTTGCTGGGTGGCAGGCCCTTCTTCACCTTGTGTGCCAGCCAGGGCGGCGCCGTACCCATCATGGCGTCGTACGCCTGAAGCTGGCGCTGCGTCATCGGCACCTCGACCTGCTGCCGCTTCACCTCGGGGAAGCCCTCAGTCGAGTTCGGGTGGTAGTCGACCCACTTACGGAAGGTGCCCTCGAGGAACGCCTTCTGTTTGGGATTCAGCTCCTCGACAACACCGGGCTGCGCGCCCTTGACGTACTTGCCGATGAGCCCTGGCTTGATGACGCGCTCCTTGACGTACTTCTTCTTGAAGTCCGTCGGGTGCGCCTCGAGGACGGTCTCGCCGGCGGCCAGGTTTACGAGTGGGGCGATGTCGTTCGGCCGGTTGTAGAAGGGGCTGGCGGTGAGTAGCAGCCGCTTGTCGGTATTCTCAATACCCTTCTTCAACGCCTTGTACGTCTTCGTGTTGATCTCACGGGCCTTGTGGGCTTCGTCGACCACCAACATGGGGTTGGCGTGGCCGATGTCGCCGGCGCGGCTGATGCGCTGCAAGGTAGTCAAGGACGCCTCAGGGCTGGTGCCTTCGAGGTGCTTGTCCATCTCCTTGCGGTAGTTCGCTTGCAGCGCCGCTGGGACGGCCACCGTAGCGGGCAAGCCCAGGGCGTCCTGCGTAGCAATGGACGTGAGCGTCTTGCCGCTACCAAGCCCATGAGCGACGACCAACCCCGGCTGGTCTTCGCTCTTCATACGCTCGACGACGCGCTCCTGATGGGACTTCAGCTTCGTCTTGACGCGAGCGTGTTTGAAAAAGGAGTCCCACTCGGACATGCCCCATTCTACCAGCTATCGATCAAGAATCCGCGCAATGGCGTCGTCGTACCACCGTTCGATGCGACGACGACCCACCCACATCCACGCGTAGTCGCCACTGGTGAAGTGCTTGATTATGCTCTTGCGGAGCTCGGGGTCACGCAGAGCGGCAGCCCCAAAGTACTCATAGAACCCCCGCAGCGTCTCCTCGTACGCATCCATCTCAAGCTCGGTGCGCCCATTTGCCCAGAGTATGGGGATGGGCCACAAGAGGTACGTCAGCACGTAGACAACCATGCCCAAGGACTCCTGCTGACGCATATGAACGCGTTCGTGACGCAGGATGAGGGCACGCCCCTTGTCGTTCCACTCCCCCCAATCCCTCGGAACCCACATGTATCGACCGATAGTGGTAATGAACCGCGTCATGAACCCACGCTGCTGACCGAAAGTGACGATCAGCAGCAGCACGTTCAGGAGCTTCATGAACCAGCTCTCGTGCTTGAACTTGATGCGGAACCTGGGGAACTCTTCCAGCGTCGCTAGCAGCTCGTCGTCATACTTCATCTACGCACGTCCTTCCCAACGTCCTTGAGGAAGTCAGTGAGAGAATCCCCTTCAGGCGGGCTCTCAGCACGGTCCTCTTGATCCTCAAGGAGACCGCTGATGGTGTCGTTACGCTGCTCCTCGGCCTTCTTGAGGTCGGAGTCGCGCTCGTCCTTGAGCACGGCCTCCTCGGCGCGCTTCTGCTCCTCGAGGTCCCGCTTCACCTGGTCGGCCCCCGAGAGCTCGGTTGAAACGATCTCGACCTTGGGCCTCTTTTTGGTGATGGCGAAGATGAAAAGCACGAGGCCGCCCGTGGCGGCTACCATCCAATGCCAGTTGCGCTTCAACCAGGGCTCGGCCTTCTCCACCCACCAGATGCTTAGGACCATCCAGAAGGGCATGAGCTACTCCTTCTTCGGCAGCTCGAGGATCTTGTCACTGGTCTCGACTTGCACACCGAGCAGACCCGGGATGGCCTTCTTGATGCTCTTGTAGAAGAGAGCGCTGAATGTCGCCACGAGCATGGAGAAGATCCACCGACCTGCGTAGGTCTCGATGGAGCCAAAGACGAACGTGATCTTGCCAATGGCGATGAGCGAGCCGATGACGTAGGGCAGCACGTAGAGGCCGAGCTCGTTGTAGAAGCGCGCCACCTGGTTGTGATACTCCGCCACTCTCTGCTGCTTCGATACCACCTCGACCTTGGAGAGCCAGGGCCAGATGAGCTCGAGCGTCTTGCGCACCAAGGCGCTGAGCACGACGATAGCAACGGCCAGGGCGCACACCCCCAGCAGGCTGAACTCAGCAAGCAGATTGTTCATGTTCTCCTCCTAAACCGCTAGCATCCGGTAGAACTGAACCGGTTGTTGGTCGTTTGCCTGTAGTGGGATACTAAGGTACAGGTAACCACCGAAAGCGTCCAAGTGGGGTGGGTATACAACGGCGGCATCGTAGTAGGCGTGTAGGGGCGCGGTCGTCCAGTAGATGGCTCTGGTGTCGCTACGAGCGACGAAGACCTCCTCACCGATCGAACCTCCTCGATCTCTTCCGAGCAGCGTGTACAGTTGTAGCCGTGACTCGGCGAAGGCCATCGCTCGTACGGTGTAAACGGAGCTGATGTTGCCCGTGGACTCGTAGTTGGCTGTGTTTGTCCAGTCGTCCCCGATGGCTCGGTAGACCTGCCCGTCGTCCCCTCCGAAGTAGGCGTCTCCAGTGAACGAGTCGAACACTCCGCACCGGAAGGCGCTTCCAGTAGGACCAACTACCTGATGGTTCGAAGGGCTCCCGATACCCCCTGCGCCTGTGAAGTACCAGACCGAGCCCTCTGCAGTGAGTACGAAGAAGGTGCCAGACCTTCCTCCGCCGATTCTAACGTCAGGGATGACAGCGGTCACTGTCTCAGTGCCAATCGACAGTCCCGCGATACCTGTCCAGTTGGAACCACCGTCGGTTGACCGGTTGATAGACACACTACCCGAAGGGAGAATAAGAAGAATGCCCACTTCATTGGCGTCCGTCGTATCGGTGTCGACCACCCAGACACTTTCTGCGGACGCATGCGCACCAAACTGCGAGCCGGTGGAGCTTGCTGACGTCCAGCCACCCAGCTGAGTGCCCGTCGAACCTTCAGCCTGACAACCATAATAGGTGCGACCATCACTCAGCATCCAGTTGTTGACCCAGCTCGGACTTCCGTAGGCCCACGTATCACTAGTAACGCGGGTACTCCACAAGGGCTGCAAGTACGTGAGGTCGAGAGTGGCGTCGTTAGCAATACTGCACTTGACTATTTCCCCCTGGTCCGGAAGAGGAAATGTGGGACCCACAAAAGTCTGAGCTACCGCGGAGATGCCATCAGCAATAACGGAGTACGCGTGCAGAGATCGGACAACGTCTTCCGCGGTGGGGGGCTCCACGTCAGGGTAGAAGAACCATTGGTCCGAAACAGGTGACGAGTTGACTCGACCATACACCAACGTACCCCCGAAGTTTTGCCGGGGACGTGGGCCAGACTCCGAGACCACGATGCTCTGCAGGTCGATCATGCCTTGAGAGAGGAAGCCACCGACAACTCCTTCCCGGCCTTCGATGCGCAACGTCTCCCCTCTTACGGGAACGTAGTCCGGATGAAAGTTGATCTCCAGCGGGGCGTAATTGGTTCCCGTTGTAACGACATTCAACGTCCCGCTCTTACGGGGGTCCCACTCGTAAGTGCCACCACTACTGATACTGACAAGATCCGTCTCAGGTCGTACCAGTCGACGGGATTGAATCTCTGCGTGTGAGCTCATCGTATCCTCAGATGTAGTCTGTACGAGTCATCAGCCAAGTTCTGACGCTACTGCCAACGAGGGTGACTAGGCCCTCCCACTTGTACACCCCCACGACATCCGGGGGCACCTGGTCTTCGCCTCCACTGAAGAGGAAGGGAATGTCCCCACCCCAGTTGAGCACGAGGTCATCCAGGGTGTCGACAGTGACGTTCAAAGTCACCGTACAACGAGTACCCAGGGGCATTGTGGCAAGCCCGCCCGCGTAGAAGTTGAAGTTGATAGTACCTGTACCGGTTGCACCGGTGTTAACGTTGCAGTGAACGTTGAACCCTGTTTCCGACTGCGCGTAGGTACCTTGGAGATAGGCGTCTAGGGTAGCTGTGTCGCCACTCGAATTGATGAAGTCTTGTATTGGTGCCAGCGAGTGCAGGTCGGCGGCTACACGAACGCACTCGAGGGAACCGTCGCCGTACATGATGCCGCGTCGATCCGGAGCGGTACCGCTTCTCTTGTCAAACCCACCCCAGGAAAACGCCTGATTGACTCGTCCGTTGGGCGACGGAAGGCCGTGACTCTCATACCGAGAACCCGCCAAGAAGAAGGGCGGGTTGAAGAACTCCGTATCCAGGTCGTCTGAGTTGTACGGAGCGTGCCCATAAAAGAACGGGTAGTCATTCTGCCCACCCATCCAAAAATGGGGGGTGATCCATGTCACCGTCGCCGGCTCGTTGTTGAGACCATTGAACGGGCCCGTACCAGAGGGTCCGTTGACGCTGACAAAGGTAGCCTGGTTGTAGCCGCCACCGCCCACAATGGACTGCGACAACTTGAGCAAACGCGTAACGCCTCCCCAAGTCACCAGAGCTAGGTCGAAGCCCCCACCACGCGCACCAGTGACGTCGGTCCCTCCCTCGTTTCGAGACCAGTAGTGGCTAGCGTTGGTCAACTGTAGGGTGTAGTCCCCAGTTCCCCCCGGGTTCAGGATGCACGGAGCCTCTACGGGCACATAGGTGTAGGCGGTTCCGGTACCGACCGTATCGCTGACGACGTTGCGACGTGCCATCGCCACGAAGTCGAACAGGTTGCTACCTTCGTCACCCGCTTCACCAGGATCGATGGCCTTGGCGTAAATCGATTGAAACCCGATGACCCCAGCCTTCTGACGGTCTTCTGTCTCAAGGTTCGTGTTGACCTTCTCCGCACGGAACAGCGCCAAGTACGGGTCAGGTGGTGCAGAGACCCAGTAGTCCTGATTCGGGTGCAGCAGAACGAGCGCCTGCCCGTTGCGGTAGATGGTGGCGCCAGACCCTGGCGTGTTAGGCGTGACGTCAAGCAGCCCACCCTGGTCGTTGACGCTATCGGCACGGCTATAGCGCTCGTTGAGTCCGTGCCACGCGATGAGCTCATTCTTGAAGACGCGCGCCCACGCACCCATCAACATCAACCAATGGCGGTCCTGCTCGGTCTCCTCGAGCATGCGCGCACGACTCGTACGACCTCCGTAGGCGACGTTGAGGTTGCCCGTGAACGAGGCGTTGAGGCGAACCGTGGGGTTGGTCACCCACCCATTACCCAACACATTGACCGCGTTGGCGTTGTCGTAGATGCCCGAGACCTGAAGACGTTGCCCGTTGCTCTGCACTGGGGCGCGCCCAGTCGAGGCGTCGATGAGAGTAACGAGATCGTCGGCTGCAGCCAGTGTGTCACCGGTCCAAACGTCACCGGTGAGCACGAACGAAGTACCGCTGACGGCGACGGACGAATTGACGCTGTAGCCCGGGATGTTGCCGCGAGCGACGTTGTCGAGGAAGTCGGTGTTCTCTGCCAGGGCGCGCAAACCGCGGTTGGCGAAAGAACTCGTGGCATCCTCGCCGAAAGCCACGAAGTAGGTGCCCGCGTTGGGACCACCCACCTTGGCGGCATCAGCATTGGCCGCCCCGCCACCACCCGTGCCACCGCTGATGACGTTGACGCGGTCGTAGGTCTGTGCCCCGATGGTTCCGGGGAAGGAGCCACCAATCAGGTTGTAGGTGGGGTCTACGAAACGATGAAAGGGCATGGCCGTCCCGTTAGAAGTTGAAGGTCCATTGGACTTCTAGTGCAATGGACGTGGTCTTGCTGATGGTGGGAAAAGTGTCGTACGCGATACCCGTATTTAGGTAAAACGCCGGGTTGGCGTCAGACGTGTAGAGCATAGCCTCGCTGAGGGGTACAGCAGTGAACGGGGTGTAACTGATCTCCTCTTGCGTGAAGACGCGCACGAAGCGAGCGCTCGTCGCGGTTTCATGGAAGACCGGCGCTTGAATCTCGCCAATCCAGACGTCTCCGCCCGTGCCGGGGTAGTTCGAACTCGAGCCACTAACTCGCACGGGGCGCTCGAGGCGGGTCACCGAGCGGTTTTGGTCGGTCTGCGCGTTCGAGCCGATACCGGCGGCGCTGTTAGCCTCGTAGGGGTCGCCAGAGGAACCAATGGGGCTCTGTTCGCTGAGTTCTGGCGCCACCTGCTGCGTTCCCCCGATGCCGAAGCCCATGTAGCGAACACGCGCCTCGCTCTGATACTCCGGCGGCGGGCCGTACGCTTGATACGAGATGAGGTTCGACAACCACTCCCGCCCCAAGTCGAGGAATATGTTGTGCGACTCGTGACGCTGAACGATCTTCCCGCGCTCACGAGCGATGATCTGCAGGTTGTACCTGACCAAAATGTCTTCGTTGAACTTCATGGGGCGTCCGCAAATCGCACGGTCCACGAGAAAAGCACGATGCTGCTCGTGGTGAGTTGGATTGTACCAAAGTTCACGTAGGCAATCAGAGGGCTGTACGGCTGGTTGATGCTCACGCCGGTGTCGTCAGTGAAGAGCCCCGCCTCGCTGATAGGCAGGTCGGTGAGGGCCCCGTAGATGAGCTCGCCACCCGTAGCGTCGACGGAGACGTTGAACGTCACCGACTGTGTATCGCGACGCCACACCGGGATGTCCTCGTACAACCAGACGTCCGCCGGGTCCCCCGGGTAGGGGTCGAGCGTCCCGCTTCTGCGCACTGGTCTCTCTAGCGTACTGATGTTCGAGGCGAAGTCGCTACGGTACTCGTTGCCGGCTGTGGCGTTGGGGTCGGCGCCCGGCTGGTAGTACGTGGAGTATGGAGGCACCAGCGAACTTGCCGATGCCTGATGCCCGCCCATGCCCAGACCGAAGTAACGAATCCGAGCGTTGTTCTCCGCCACGTCCCCCGCCGGGTTGCCAGGGTCAAGCACCTGCAGAGAGACGAGCTTCGACAACCACCCGCGGCCGTTGTTCACCCACGCGTTGTGAACGTCGCGCGCCTCTACGAGCTGACCCGCCCTGTAGTGGCGGATGGCAACGTTGGTTCCAGGCGGATGAATCATGGCTCAGGCGGGTCCAGCTCCCCCAGGGAACATAGGGTACCATCAACCGGCGTATCGAACTGCCATACGCCCTGACTGATGTTCACGGCGTAGTGAGCAGCCGTCCACGTAGGGTTCTGTGCAGCGGCGCTCACCGGTTGTACTCGAAGCTCCACAGTCTGACCGGCCGTAACGGGTACGCTCACCGTAGCCACCACCTCGACGTTCTGTTCCAGCGTGACTACGAAGACAAGGGCGGGACCGGGGTTCTGGTACTCACTGCGACCCAGCGAGAACGGCACCGTCGCCTCAACAACCGAGTCCACGAGCAGCTCCACCTGCCACTCGGCTTCCGTAATGGTGCCGGTGTCTCCCTCGAGCTGAAGAAAGATGCGACTGATTGTACCATCGAAGGCGGCTCCCAGATTGAAGGTTTGTGGGAAGACGAGCGGACCCGCCGTAGTGTCGATGAGCTGCTGGAAGGGGCCCACGTCGTACTTGAGGACTGAGTCGTACCGAGGAATCTCGTTGTTGTACTCCTCGCAGCGCTCGGCTTCAACGATGTCGTCGGGGCAGATGTACTCCTTGTCGTAGCCCCACCGAACGGTGTCGCTTGGTCCGGGGTAGCTGGGGTCGGCATCCGTCGGGTCGTCGTTGTGGTCGAATTTGTTGCGCCAGTTCCAACCATACTCGTCTCCTCCGGGGAATGGCTGGTCGTAGCGTGTGCTCGCCCCGAGGCGGTCGCACATCGAGTCCTGTAGGTGCAGGGTGACGTTCATCTCGATGTCGTCGACTACGTCGATCTCGTCCCCGTCACCCGCCACACGGAAGACGATGAGGTACATCGGATCGGTATACGTTGGCTTCACCCCATTGACGAAGTCCTGCGCGAAGCGCAGGGAGTTCAAGTTGAACGCCTCGCTGTCTACACGTACTGCGAACGTGTGGTACTTCTGAGGCTCGACGAAGATGCCCTGGGTGGTGATGCCCTGGAACCAGGTGGGGTCCTTGACGTAGTCGACGATCTCGGCGCCCGTAACGAGCGGGGCGAACTCGTCCACTGAGTCGCCCACGGCGTACTTATCACCCGTCGCCGGATTCACCTCGACTTCGAGCACTCGTGGATAGACGTAAGAACGGACGATGGCCGGGTTGTCAGCGTCCTGAATGAGAATGCGGCTACGCTGACTGAGAAAATCGGTGCGGATCTCGCGAATGATGCCCGCCACTTCGGCGAAGGGCAGCCCCAAGAAGATCTGAAGGGCGATGCGAAGGTTGCGCATCGTAGGGCCGTTGTAGAGCGCATACCAGATGCCGCGCACGGCACTGAGGTAGTCGACATCGTCGGGCACTCGATCCCGAGTCAGGCCAATAGCGGCACCGAAGTTTGCTTCGATGAGCTCCTCGTTGTTGAAGAAGGTGTACTCGGCCCACAGCCGGTCTGGCGGGCGGTCGCCTTCCCACACATCACCGAGCTCGGCACCAACGCCGGTACTGAAGCGTACGCTGTTGCGCCCCCGGAACTCCTCGATGAAGAAGTCTACGTTTCTCCTCAGTACGGCGTCGGTGTCCTCTATGGCGATGACGTCGTTGAGGATGGGAATGTCCTCCGTGCGCGCGTCGACGGGGACGTAGTGGCGGCGGATGACGCGTGCCAAACGCACAGACGTCTCAGAGCCCGTCAGCACACTGCGCAGCGAGGGGGTGTCGATGCCCAATCGGTTCGGCCTACTGGGGCTTACACCAATCGCTGTCGTTTCCACGAGCTCGGTCTGCCCCTCCAGCACCACCTCGAAGTCCACGTAGTCCCCGCGGTCGACCAGGCCGTTGTAGAAGTTCAGGAACTCGGATTGTACCCAGCCTGGAACGATCCACTCGGTTGCTGGCGCTTCTGAGGCATCGTCCGGCGCATCGAGGTCCGTAGACAGGGCGCGGTTCACGACCACCCGTTGGAAGGGTAAGTCATCGCTCTCGTCGTCGATAATGCGGACGATACTGAACGCCACCCGGCCCACGACCAACAAGTCGCCTTCAGCGAGGCCGTAGCTGCTCAAGCTCTGGTCAGCTCGGAAAGTCCGCTCAGCCACTTTCTGCCCGCTCAGGCCGCCCAGGAGTGTGTTGTTGACCGGGTAGGAGAACCCAGGAGCGCTGGAGAGGCTGGTGAACGTGAAGGGAACGTCCGCCGTCACTCGGACGTAGTGAGGTGACTCCGCTGTGCTGTCAGGGAAAATCAGGGGGCCGGCGTTAATACCGAGCAGCGTGCTCGCATCATCGATGATGATGCTCCCACCCAGGGTTTTGCTGCCAATGCGCAGCAACCCGGCCTCGGTCGTCACCGAGGCACTGGGCAGGCCAGCGACGAGTTCAGCGATGAACGCAGTAGCATCAACTGGCATTCCAATAGTCACCGACTCGACGTTGGTGCCATCCACCGTCACTGTAATGTAGCGCCCCTGTACGTCGTCCGGGTAAAGCAAACTGGCGAGTTGCGTGATGCTCTCGAGCCCCGCGCGCCCTCGGAACGAAGTAGCGGAGAAGGAGGGATCTATGGCTTGCCGCAGTACGGTCTGCAGCTCGAGCGCGTAGTACGAAGGACTGACTACACCCGGCGTGTTCAGGGTGATCTCGACGGGGTCTGTCAACCTCGGTGAGCTCACAATGAGTCGCTTACCACCTACGATGATCCCCGCTGGCAGAGCCGTCGTCGTCACTCCACTCCATACATCTCTGACCCTTGTGAGCTCGGGCACAGGCTCCGGTAACAACAGGTCGTAGTGCAACCAACGACGCACGAACGTGCGCTGGATGTCACGCAGACTCTTCGAGTATTCGACCTGCCACAGTGTGTAGAGCTCGCTCGAAGCGACACGACTAACCGCCTCGAAGAACGTAGCGATGCGGTCCTTGTCCTCCACCAGCCGCCAGAACGACAGCATGTAGTTGAACATGAACTCCGTGTCGACAGCGCAACCCCGAGGCAGCGCGCTCTCGACAACATTGATGAGCACGCGATCGCGATTGAGTCCCAACGGTGAGCTTGAAAGCTCTCCGTCATTCACACGAAGGTCGAATAAGTAGAATCCTAGTACATCAGGGTAGAACGTGGGATTGGCCGTTGTAGGCCTACTGATGCCTGCCTGCCGCAGCAGTTTGAAGGCTACGCCACCGTAGCTGTCGGGGATCTGACTGTACTCGACGTCGACGTAGAAATTGCCGCTGTCGGTACCCTTGTCGACGATGGTGAAGGACCCGTCGACGAGGGTGACTACGTCTCCGTCCTGGATGGACTCAACCGAGTCCGCTACACCCAGTGTATCGCTGAAGAAGCGGTCGGTGAAGCCGGTGGGTACGGCTTTTGGCTGCGTGACGCCATCAGTACCCTCAACGACGAACATCGATCCCTGCGGCGCGTCGATAAGACGCCACTCGTAGGTGAGCTCTTCACCCTCGGGGTCGAAGCTGTTGGTACCATCGAGCTCGACGATGCTACAACGGTTGATGGCCTGGTCGTCTCCGGCGAGCGCCACCGGGGCCAGATTGCTGACCAGGAACTTAGAGCTCATCTGATAATTGAAGAGCTCTACGCAACTGCGATTCGTCGCCGTTCCCCGCACAGAAACGAGGATATTGTCTTCAGATGCTAACAGCGTCGGTTTGGCGACGAGGATGGCTCGAAGAATCGGAGGCGAACCGCTGTCGATGTCAGCCGCCGGCGTCACGAACAGATAAAGCAGCTGCGTCTCGGAGTTGACGGCGGCGCGAATGACATACTCAACGCCAGGTTTAATCCAGCTACTACTACCCGGTAGGTCATCCGGCGTCTGAACGACACCGATGTTGCCACCGGTCAGTGTGAGCTCACCTGTGTGCTGGATACCAGCTTGACTGAAGAAGAAGCCAACGGCGAAGTCTTGCTGACTCCACGCACCTAGGTAGACATGCTCGTTGACCAAGTCCGAGAAGTCGGGCGGCAGGTCATTGAATGCCACCCTCCACTCAATGGTGAAGTCCTCTGTAACTGCCTTGTCGATGAGCAGTTGCGCAGTGTCGGTGGGGTAGGCCGGCGCCGTGCCGCCGGAGCAGATGTTGAACGAGGCGATGAAGAACGACGCGCCGTTACCGATAGTACTGGTCTCGACGAAGGACTGAACACGGTCCATGTCGTTCGGCTGACGCACTCCCGACAAGTCGAAGATGTCCCAGTCCACCGTGAACGGGATGTTCTCCGGTGCATCCCCGCCAGCGGTCGACAGAACTCCACCCCAAGACCCGCCGCCCCAAGGAGCATTGCCAAATCCGTCGCCTGCCATTTAATCAGCCTACCTTACTGCCCCACCAACCCATGCTACTCTCTTGATATGGCTGAGTCATTGAAGGACTTCATTCGACAGCGCGGCACAATCCAGGAGCTCCACCCTGATATCGCACGCAAGGCCATCGAAGGGTACGAAGACGAGCTCGCCCCCGCACAGCGAACCGACGATTCCTTCTACCGCCAATTCGCCTGCCCCAGCTGTGGTTGCTCGAGCATGACGAAGGAGTTCCCAGCGGGGCCGCGAGGAAGTGGCACCACGTGGATAGACGGAGAAGTCACGCCGCAGGCGCTGCTTCGCTGCTGCGACTGCAAGCTCCTGATGAACCCGCGCAGCGGCCTCATCGTGGAGTCGGGTGGACACGCCCCGCTCTTCAACGGTGTCGAAGACGAGCTCGACCCGGGCACTCATCGCTAAGCCACTCCCCCGGTAACATTGCGGACCACGTTCAGGATGTCGGGGATGAAGGCAGCCAAGCGCGTCGTTCCCAGGCTGTTCTGGCTGCGCTGAATCCACACGCTGCGGTCGGTATTGTGCACGATGGCGATGAGCGTGAGTGGGTTGGTAATCTTCGTCGCTCCGCGGTCACTGCCCATCTTCTGCAGGTCGCTGGCGTCGAGTGTGTCCACCGGGAAAAGCTCACGGATGTACTTCTGGTGGTCCGCTAGCACCACGTCCTCGTCGCTACCGCCGAAGTACTCGTAGTCGTAACGGATGTAGTGCGGAACGAGGTGACGGCTGAGCGGACTGGCGCAAACCACGCGCTCAACCTCACTGAGAGCGAAGTCCTGTACGTTTTGTACCGTCGTCGAACGGTCGTAGGTGATCTCGATGTTCTGTCCCGTGACCTGCGTAGCGTTCCGCGGGTCATCGTCCACCCCCTCCTCGAGGATGCTGCGACTGATTACCAGCCTCGGGCGTTCGGCAGGGCTGAAGGTCAGATTCTCGTCATCCGTCGTCAGATAGTATCCGTCACTCTTGTAGCCAGAGACGATGAGCTGCTCGCCGCTGTTGATGTTCCAGGCGTCTCCAGCACCCTGACTCACGAGCTCGATGTCGGCGTAGTACAAGCTGGCCTCAGCCTGCTGCTCCGCCATCTGCGTAGTCGAAATACGCTGAACGCCTCGACGACGTACTTTGAACGTTTGCTCGACAACAGGACTCAACCAGTTGGCGTCGTTAGGGAAGGTACCGCTGATGGTCAGCGTATCCCCTTCTACACCAATGATAGAGTAGGTTCCAGCGTGCGGTGACTCATTGCTGATGTCGGCGTCGTTGAAACGCAGCGTGGGTGTGTAGTTCGCCACGTTGCTAAGCAGCTCCCAATTGTTGGAGTCACTAGAAGTCGTAGCCGTACTACTGGCGCGGATGACAAGCTTCAAGTCGGTAGAGAACTTCAGGCGGTTGGAGTCCAAACTGACTATGTTGACGCCTGCCGACGCGTTGATCTGTTCGACGACGCCGTTGAGCGTCACAGCCCCCGATAAGATGCTCGGGTCGTCCTGCACGAAGACCACGGTGCGATCAGCCCCTTCTTCCAAGGAGTAGACGAAGGTTTTGCCCGCCAGGTTGAGTACCGGGTCAGACAGTGCGATACTGCCCAATAGTGGGTGGTTCTCAATCTCTAGTTCGTCGCCCTCATTGACTCCGCTGAGACCAAAATCCTGCGAGGCACTAGTCAGCGTTGTTCCACCATCTGCAGACTCACCGTCAACTGGCGTTGCACCGTCGGGCAGTGGTGGGATCTGCTGGTGGCTCAACGTGGGGTCAGGGATGAAGCGAAGAACGCCGGCGTCGCCCTGGTCGAGTTCGAAGATCGTATTCTCGTCCACCTCGAAGCTCGTGGGGTCGAGGAAATAGACCCGAACGCTACCCAGACTACGAGAGCCGATGATGACCCGTCGACCCACGTCAGGGGCGAAGTACTTCAGGCCCCGCCCCTGTTGGATATCGGTGAAGCTCGTGCCCGGCATAAGGGCAGACGAACTTGCCACCTGCACGGCGTTGGTCACGAAGGGCCCTCCGTAGAAGCCTACGTTGCGGCCGTCGACCACCTGCGCCGTATCGAGCCCGGTGACGAAGTCGATGGCTGGGCTAAGAGAAGCCCAAGTGCCTGTAACTTCATCCGTCTGGATGTCGGCAGTGGTCTTCAACGTGCTGTCGCCGAAGAGCACGTTCATCGCAGACCCATTGGTCGCCGCTACGTAGCCGTTGCCCACTGGGCGGATGCCGAAGTGCAGTTCGTTCACTCTCACCGCCACATCGGGGATGAGTGTCGCTGCCTCAATCTGAGTGTTGAGCTCAGTCACGAGCGCATCGACGGTGTACGTGCCGGGCGTCACTGTGATGAGATAGCTCGTGGCCGTACTACCCAGATAGAGGTTGAATGAGTTGGAGCCGCCAGTGATGGTGAACTCCTTCGTAAGCTGATCTGCTGAGGCGCTCACCAGACCCAGCCGCGCGTCCCGAAAGTCATGTTTCACCCCGCGGGCGGGGTTCTGAAAGGCCCGGCTCTGCACGTCGACGGGCTTGGCGTAGGGAATGAACGAGCCTTGGGGCTGCGAACTCGAGTCCAGCAGCTCAAGGCTCGTCACGCGTACGAGAGGCAGCTCAATGCCGCCATCACCAGGACGGAAGACGAGGTAGTCGACGTTGGCTGCGCTGAAGGGCATGTCACGGTCCACCTGGAGCTGGTTGAACCCTGGCACGAGCGGATCAGAGATGACGGTGTAGTCGCCCTTATTCTTCCCCGTGAGCACACGTAGGGTGTCGCCCTCGGCTACCCCGAACTGGTCGAAGTTCACCCCACCTGCCGTCGTCACGATGTCTGACCCCTGAACCGCTACTAGGTCCTCACCCTCGATGCGGGTCTCTTTGGGCTCGACCAGGTCGATGTTGACTTGGTCGAAGAGACGCCAACGGCGGTACTCGGGGTCGACATTCGGGGGCTCGGGGTCCGTCCTCACGAAGACCTGGTTGCCCGGCGTGGTCTGACGGTCAATCACTCGGTAGTTACCGGCGTTGGGACCCTCTTGAATCTGCAGCGTCCATCCTTCGAGCGCGGCCTGCTCAACAACGGAGATGATGTCGTCGGGAGGACTTGCACCGTAATCCAGTAGCGTGAAGCCCTCAGCGGAGATCAGCGTGCTCTCGAAAGCCTCCAACCCACTCAGAGCGGGCTCATCGTCAGTGACGTTGGTAATGGTGAGTGTGGCTTCTTCAACATCGCTGGGGCGAGTGTGTATGTCATAGGCCCCACCCACGTGGATGGCGTCACTATCGACTCTGAGCTCCCCGCTGGAGGTGTTCGGAAAGAGAATGCCGCCCGGGATGTGACTGAGGGTGAGCTCACTTCGGCGTAGAATCCAGGTCAGGCCCGTGCGGCCTAGCACCAACACCGACTCATCGAGATCAATGGCGTTGGCGTCGTAGACGCCCCTCACAGGTACGTCGACAGCAGGCTCAGTGCCAGCCGTTCCGTTGATGACTGTGAGCACGAAACCCCCAGCAGCCCCCACCAACACATCGAAGTCCACCTCGGTGGTGCTGAAACGACGTGTTGTAGCCTGTCCCTCGGTGTCGTCCGTCGCTGCTCCGGCTACACCCGAGGCTACGACAGGGCCCAGACCGCCACCCACAATGACGTCGCGCTGCATCTCGGGGTCATTGAAGCCGACCACGTTGAGCCGCTGCACTTCGGGGAACGCCTCTAGGACCTTGGCGGCAATGCCCCGCAGTGTGACCATGGACTTCTCGCCCAGGCTCTGCTCGAGGCGGCCGACGTAGGTGACGGCATCCTCTTCATCCTCACCGTCCCGAAAGCGCTGGGTGTTGGTGACCCGCACTGCAGCGTTGAGGTTGGCGATAGAGTTGAGCTCGTTCGCCTCGATGTTGTACTGCGTGCCCGGGAGCTCGGCGACGACGTTGATGTCGAAGTAGTAGAGATTGTCCTGCGTGACGTTGATGAGCATCTCGTTGGCGCGGATGCTCTGCAAAGACGAGGGAAAGAACACGAGCCCGCCACGGCTTGTGATGAAGTTGTTCTGATTGACGCTGACGTCCTGGGGCTTGCCGAAGATGATGCGGGCACGCCCACGAGAGAAGCGTCCGCGCCGTCGAGGAATGAAGAAGTTGCCACCGAGCGAGTCGGCCTCTTCCAGTGTCAGCGTAGAGGGATCGTTGAAGCTCAGGCCCCTACGGACTCGGGTGTTCTCCCGCACCACGGGGTCCCAGAGCAGCGTGATGGGCTTGATGAGCAGGTCGGTGAGGTTGTCACCTTCATCCGTAGCCAACTTCGGATACGCCTGCTGCAAGCGAGTGCTCAAGAACGTACTCAGGTCTACGCTGAACGGGTCGGTACCGATGCGCCGCACTAGCGTCTGAATGATCTTGGTGTCGAACGGCGAACCCGGATTGGTATCGAGGTTCGGGTCGAAGTTCGCTGCCGCCTGCCGGAGAAAGGCTTCAATGTCTCGGACTGCCATGCTTCAAAGCTCCAGGTTTACCCGAGCGGGCGTACCGTCCTGCGATACTACCTCGATGTTCACGAACAACGAACCAGTGGATCTGCTGAACGTGGCACCCAGCAGTCGAGCGTTGAGCAGACGCTCATTGCGGGGCAACCGACCGTTACGGCTCTGAATGCCGATGATCTGTCGAGCCACTCGGTCCACAGCGATGGTGAAGTCGGCTTTGATGGTGTCTCCCTCACCGGCATTGAAGGTCACGCCTACATTGCGTAGGGCGGCCCCGCCCATGTCCTTGTTGAAGATGTCTGTGCCCGGTTCACTCAGAAGTAGCTTCACGAAGAGCTGAAGTAGGCGCAGGATGCCTTGTACGGCACCTGGCGTATCGCCAATGCGAAACCGCAACAAGCTCTTTGTCGTCAGCGTGAGTGTGCGACTGAGCACGAAGATGGTAGAGACGTCCGGGTTTTCCTGAAGAGGGTCCGGCAGCTGGGCTATGAGGCGGGTCTTCGACACCACCACGAAATCGGGGCTCTGGATGTCGTTGATGCGAACCTCATCGACGGCCCGGAAGTCCTCACCGATGACATCGAGCGCCAACAACCCTCCGAGCCTAGTGAGCCGAGATCGGCTCACGGGCACGACGTCTTGCGGAAGAACGGTCTGCAGGTCTACAGCCACGCAGCGATTCTAACACCTACGCCAAAGAGAAGGCCCGCCTGTGGGCAATCAGGCGGGCCTTCGGGGCGTCCGGGGTGGACAACATGAAGACAGCGAGATGACGCTACGGCAGCTACAGCGCCCCGTCAAGAAAGTTCTTTCAGTCCTTTCGCCTCCAGCGCCTTCTCAAGCTCGGGCAGAGTGAACCGGTCCGGCATTCCATCTTGGCACTCTGGAGGGACACCGGCGTCCCTCTCGAACTCCTGCAGGGCCGCTTTGCTCTTACGTCCAAAGTCCCCGTCAATGCCGCGGGGACCCAGGTCGTAACCCAGGGCCTTGAGAGCGCGCTGAACCTCCGCAGGGTCAAACCAACGCTCGGAGAAGCCCGGCTGCCACTTCCTCAACTCTTCCGATACATCGGGCAGGTCCACACCCCAGAGATTTTCGATGACAGGCCGAATCTTGTTGTAGCGGTGTGGGTAGATGCTGATGCCAGAGTCGAAGGTCAGATGGTGCGCCTGGTTGATGAGCCAGACCTCGGTCCATGGTTCGAGCCCGAGGTAGCTCTGAGCGTTCTTCACGGCCGAGGCGGCCTTGGCGGGGTTGTTGGCCGCAAAGCTGAGGTAGAGCGCCCGCCAGGCGTGCCCCACCGAGCTCGGGGGCATCTCCTCGAGCAGAGTACGACCCGCGCCGTAGGCGAAGAACTTGACGACCTTGGGGGCCGTAAACGTCACCGCGGCCTCTCGAGCCTGTTCGGTTCCCCCGAAGGTCTGAGCTGAAGCTAGACACCACAACTTGGCCCACGACTTATCCGTCTCGTGCCACTGTCCCTTGTAGCCGGTGGAGCCCCCAAAGTAGAGGTCCTGCTGCAGCTCGGGAGTAGCGACCTGGACGTTGTTCTGCTGTCGGTAGAACCGTCCCTTGCCATCGATGACCCGGAAGATGTAGCCGCGGGTCGAGGCCAGGGAAAAGAGCGGTTCGCAGTAAGAAGCGCCCTTCTCGAGCAGGATGTGCGTCAGCAGGTCGTCAACGGAGTGCTGCGGAGCCCGGTTGCACCACTGAATGAACGAACACGTCCACAAGCAGACGTCGTACATGTTGACGACGTCGTACTTGCCGCCCTCGGTGGCGGTGATGACCGCCATGACCTTGTCTTCGTCAGTCGGGGTGATCGGCAGCTCGTAAGGCACTTCGCCCAGCGTCCACGGGCCCTCGAAGTTCTTGTAGCTGCCCCAACGAATGTCACTTAGATTCATCGTCTTCCTCAGTGTTCACGTCCCGCCCCCGAATCTGTCTGATGAACTCCTCGGGTGGGATGGCGGTGATGGTCTCCACTGCTTGTAGCAGCTCTTTCTCGATCTTCTCCACTCGCTCTAGAGGCGAGGGGCGGATGCGAGAGCCAGATTGCTCGAGGCGCTGTAGCTGTTGGGTGACGGCCTCCTCGAAGGTGAAGGCCAAAGCCGTCTGGGTGTACTTCTCAGCCTCAAGTACGGCGTAGCTCTTGTTCAGTGCTTCCCGCAGCTTGATGTTGTCGCGTTGCTGCTGCCGCTCTTGCGCTTTCTGCTCTTTCGAGGCCACGACGAAAGTCTACACTATAGCGGGCATAACAGCAGTGGTTCCCTGGAACTAGCACAAGGAGAAGAGCATGCAGCTGACCATTCTGAAGAGGGGCGACAAGGGCCCGCTTGTCGGTCTATGGCAGGAGTTCCTGCACGGAGAGGGCTTGTACAAGGGGCGCATCGATTGCGACTACGGCCCGAAAACACACAACGCCACGAAGGAGTACGAGGCCATACAACGATTGCCGCAAGATGGCATCGTAGACGACGCGCTCTGGGGTGCCGCCATGGCTCAAGACCTCGCCATCGCCGGCTCTCGCTGGGTGACCCCAGATAAGCCTGACTTCAAACCACTGAGCGTAGCTCAGAAGCACAAGAGGTTCGGCCGCATTGAGTCCAAAGCGGCTCCTACGCGCAACAATCCCGAGGCCATACGGATCACGAACAACTGGCAGAGGGAATATCTGTCCAGGGTGCACATTCCTCAACTCGTAGGTATTGTTGGGGCGCCCTACAGCAGGAATATCTTCGTCAACAAGCTCGCCGTCGAGCCGATGAAGGCACTCTTCCAGTACTGGGAGGACAATGACCTGATGCACTACGTCAAGAGCTGGGCAGGCTCCTGGGTGCCCCGCTACGTGCGGCGAGCACCTGGCGTCCTCAGCTCTCATGCTTGGGGCACAGCCTTCGACATCAATGCTGAATGTAATGGTCTAGGTCGGCACCCAGCCCCCAGTGACGATCATGGCACTGTCATTCCACTCGTCCAAAGCGCCAACGACTTCGGCTTCTGGTGGGGTGGCCACTGGAACCGCCCTGACGGCATGCACTTCGAGCTCGTCATGAGAAAGAGACAGCGTAATGACACCTGAGAAACTAGTGAGCGTTCTATCTGGATACCGGAGACTGTGGCGGTGCCCTGCAAAAAAACTGGAAGGCGAACAGTACGACCTACCTTACGTGCAAAACATTAACCCGTTTGACGTGCAACTCCACCTGGCGTGGATGTGCGAGCAGGCCGCTGACTTCGTTGCCGAGGGTCGTATAGAGAAAGCCATGAGGTGGCTCGGCTTTATCCAGGGTGTGCTCTGGATGATGGGCCTCAAGACGCTCAACCAGCTTCGTGATGACAGCAAGTCAGAAGAGGAGGGCTGATGGCAAAGAAGCCAAGTGAACGAATCAAGGACCAAGAGCTGGCACAGGAGCTGGTGCTACGCCTCAACGAACTGATTGAACACGACTTCCTGGATGGAAGAGTCAGGGAGCTTCTTCACGCACTGTGCGAGCGACGTATTCCCGTCGATGGTGAGCTGGCAGAGCGTCACCCGACTATTCAGGCAACCGACGAGGGCGTAGGGCTTCTAGGCATCCTGAACGGCATCTGTGGCGTTCGAGACAACGACTTTGGCTATATCGCTGGCGTCTACGACGACGAGGGCGCCCTGCTGTACTTCCACTCCACGATGGGGAGGGAAAAAGACAGGTGAAACCAAGTGAACGAATCGAGCAACTCTCTAGGGAGATTGCCATGGAGCATCTGGGCGACGCCCCGCTCGGGGAGCTGCACAACTACAAGAACCTAGACTCTACGCGCGTGGAGGCCATCACGCGCTACCTCAATGAGCAGCACGAGGAGGGGGCGGGGGCACCTGATGACTGCCACGAGTTGTGTAACAACAGCGACTACGTGCATTTCCGTACTGCGCACCATTCTCTCTGGAAGCTCAACGCGGAGAACGCAGCCGCCGACCGGGACCGGTTGGTGCAGGCCATTGGGCAGCTAAAGAGCGACCTTTGCGACATCAAGCTCGGCAACGGGAGCGACCGCGACAATGAAATTGCGAAGGCGCTCGAAGAAGCGCTTGCGGGGAAACAACCCATGCCGCCCAGTCCCACTGACATGACGTCCGAGAAGGGGGAGAGCAAGGACAACCCGCCAGATAGCGGGGGGTGGAGAGCCGTTGCCACACAGATTGAAGAACAGGCAACGGAAACGCAGAGCGTGAATCTCGATGAGGCAGAGAAGGACGCTCAGTACAACTGCCCACCCCGAGACGTGCTCGAACTTCAACGCCAGCTTGACGACGCAAACAAGCGGTTGAACGACGCCGAGGCGCTGCTGTCCGAGGCGTACAAGGCGCTGCCTAGTTGGACCGTTCGGTCCGGTACTCTGGTGGAGGAGATTCGGCAGCTCGGTGCGGATTGGCAGACTGCAAAGAGGGAGCTTGTGCGCGCTAAGTCGACAGAGAACTCGCTAAAGCAGTCCCTGGAGCATGCGCATGAGAAGCTGAAGAAGGAGAGTGATCGCCTCTTCGCACACCAGTGTGAGACGCAGTACCAGATCACGAAAAGACAGTCTGAGCTGGATGATGCACTGGATAAGTTTCAGGCATTGCAGCAGGTCGTTGACGCTTCAAACAAGATCCTAACGGAGGCAGGAGCTGGCGACGACGCCGAAGATGGAATGCTGGATCAGCGTGTTGCTTGGTTGGTGAAGCAGCTCGAAGGCTCCAGGGAGAACGTGAAGTGGCTTCACGTGGACCTCGCAAGGGCGCGGAACGCCGAGAAGGTCGCAGTGGACTTGCTACAGGAGAAGCTACAGGTAGTGCGTGACCTACGCACCCAACTCAAGTCGATGGTCGGAGGACTCTTCCCGGCAAACATCATAGATGAATTGCTCGCCAAGATTGAGGGTGCTGGCATTGGGGGTACTGGATGAGTGACCCGAAGTGCCTCCGCTGCGGCAAGCCCTCGCCGTTGTTCGACTGCGAGTCGGTGGATATCGGCGTCGGGGTGCAGGAGTTCAACCACTAATACCTGTGCCCCAATTGCGGCGTCTGGACCTGTTGCTCGACCGAGGAAGAACACAGGAACAAGATGAGCCGGTACATCTTCCAGATGGGGCATGAGGATGTGCTCGAGCCTCATCAAATCACCTGGGTAGACGGTACGCCTGTGCCTGAAGCCAAGTTCCTCAACGTGCCTTACCAATACAAGAAGGAGAAGCCATGACCAACGACGAGTTTGGCGAAGAACTGGTTCGGCGACTCAACGCCCTGGACGACGACGAGAAGGAGGCGCTGCTAAAGCTGTACAAGCACCACGTAGTGATGCCTGAAAACCTGCAGATGGACGTAGACCGTCTGTTGCAACGGCTCGGAGGTGCATCCAAGCGTGGGACCCCGCAGGTGGCGCCGGTCTTCAAAGAAGGTGAGTTCGCTGGGTGGGTTTGGTGCAAGCTATGAAGCGTGAATGCACCTGGTGTGGCAAGAAGGGGGAAGAGGAGGAGATGAGGCGCAGCAGGGATGCTGCCAACCTCCTCCACTTCTTCCACCCGCAGTGCTGGAAAGAGCACTGCGACTTCCTCAACATGAAAGGCGCGTACGCGCCGAAGGAGAAGCGATGAAAACCACCTGCAGCAAGCACGGCGAGCAGGACTTCACCGTCGTGCATGAGGGAAAGTCGTACTGCCCGCTGTGCGCCGAGGAGGTGAACAAGGCGATGCTGGACTACCACCAGCGGCAACGGGAGAAGAGCATGGAGCGAAAGCTCGTGCCCCCGCAGCAGTTCGAGGAGGAGAAGACATGAGTGACCGGCGGTGCCCTCACGATGGCGGCGCCTGTCACCATGAATGTGGTGAAGGCGAGTGCTTCCGAGAGAAGCACGGCATGAGCCTCACAACGCCTCATGAAGGGTATCCGAAGCCTGGCCATGCGCCGCCTGCTCAGTGCCCTGCTCTATGGGACGACAAGCTGCAGTGCCAGAAGCCCGCAGGGCACGAAGGACCCCACCTGTACCGCAGCGAGAGCTACGGGCACATCTGGGGCGCACAGTTCATCACCAACGATGGGCAGGTGTGGAACCTACTAGAACCGGAGGAGAAAGATGAAACTGACGTTTGAGACCCCCGAGAACCCTAATTCCAAGACGCTGACCCTCGAGGCCCCCACAGGGTTGTGGCGATTCAACGAGCAGCGGTTGGACGACGGGCGCTGTCTCACCACCATTACCCTCATACACGGGGAGAAGGAGGACTTGGGCGAGCTTGCCCATCACCTGCCCAGTGCTGCGAAGGCCGAGTACGACATCAACCACGGTGTTAGGGGCGTTGAGGAGGAGAAGAAGTGAAGAACGTCGAGGAGCAAGAGAGGAGTAAGGTTCGAGAGGCGTCCACCCTCATGGACAAAGAGGGCTTCGGGCCCTCTTCTCAATCTCTCATCTTTGGCAGGTTCCTCGTCGAGAAGAGGTTGGGCGAGGAGTTTTTGAAGTACGTTCAGAAGGTACTCTTCGCTATGTCTCCGCCAACGAAGTTCCGCCGGGACGTCGTCAAGGGGTTGGGCGTGCCCGCCGAGTACGTACTGCCCGACGAAGAGCTCACAGAAGAAGAACGAGCGAGGAATAAGCCGTGAGTGACAACACCACCATCGAAGCCCTAAAGGACCGCGTTGCCGAGTTGGAACGGCATATCGAAAAGCTCAACAAACGCTGCGCCGCCGACCGCGTCATCGCTGAACAGGAGCGCAAGACCATGAGTAACCTAGAGGGCATCAAGAAGCAAGTAGCCAAGCTGCCCTACTCGGAGCTGGACGAGCTGGGGCGGACTGTCCGCAACTTCATGCGGGAGGAGGAAGCGCAGGCTCGGAAGGAGGAAGAGAAAAAGCTCAATGCGTTCGTGAACGCAGTCAGAAAGGCTGGTCTTCAGAAAGAGCTCAAGGTCCTGAAGATGAGCAAGACCGTGAAACTGCCTGTGCTCATCTTTTGGGATCACGATACTGCCGAGGCAGAGAACCCCTCCGAGATTGGGGTGAGCGTTGTCGTGGGTGACGGCTCCGCTTGCTCTCGTGATGAAACCCTCGCGAAGGTGTTCAAGCCTGAGCTGGTCAAGTACCAGAAGAAGGTGTTCGGCGTGTTCAAGAAGCTCAAGAGGATAGTTGAAAAGCACGGCGTAGAAGAGATGAACTGGGAGGACGCCATTTCATTCATTTGGGGCGAAGACTGATGGCTGACCCCAAGCAGGGCCGAGGCAGGCCCCCTCGTTTGAGGGACGCGTTTCAAGCACTGACCGAGCTGGAGATTGAGATGGAATCGCGGCTCGACAATGACTGCCACGACATGGTGAGCGAGGAAATTGAGGAGTGCCAACGCTGGTATCAGCGAGTACGAGAGCTGCGGCGCTCTGTGCACCCGCTCAAGGAGAAGTGATGTCTAAGGAGAAGCGCAAGAACCGAAAGAATCTCATCAGGGTCGACCGGGTTGCCAACCTGGTCGACGTCTGGTGGGACAAGGAGCACGTTCAGGCCACCATGGACGAGCTCATGAGTCACAACACCCCCGTGCCCGACGAGCTCGTCGAGCCCGTCATCAGGCACGTCACAGCCGAGCTCTACATCAAACTGGACACGTTCAGCCCCAAGCGCTACCTGTGCGACATCAAGGAGCCGACGGTCGGGGAGCCGTTCAATCTGGTGAAGCTCAGAGACCCTGATGAGCCCTACGGCAAGTGGGAAGACGCGCTCGTCGATGGCATCAAGGAGTTGCTCACAGGCGAGAAGCTCTACTTCGCAATGAGGGTGTGATGAACCACTGTCCTGCCAAGAAGGGTGACGTCCATTGTGTTCGACCGAGAGGACACGAAGGGCCGCACTACGGAACGAACTGGGTCGATGGGACCTGTAAATGGGATGAGGATGTACCGGAAGAGCCGCCGGTTGAAGTGAAGCCTCCACCCAAGACGACGCCCAGACCCAAGGACAAGCGGAAGGCTGCCAAGACCACTCGGTACTGCCCCGAGTGCGACAAGGAGCTACCCGTCGAGGAGTTCTACAAGAGCGGACGCCGCTATCAGCGGCTCTGCAAGTTCCACGACAACCGCCGAGCAAAGATAAAGTCGCCCTCGCCTGGACGGTGCGCATGCACCCACTGCTACGACATGAGCTGGCGAAGGCCCAAGGACAAACCCTGCTCGGGGTGCGGTAAGGAGTACTCCGAGGAGGTTGTTGAGCGTGTGCCCTACGCGAAGGAATCAAACTGGGATGGACATCGATGAAGTCGAAGAGACAAGCGATTACTGACCGCAAGCTGAGCGAGAATATTCGCGCCACCCTTCGAGACGAAGTGGACGTTGAAGAGCTTGCCGACCGCGTTGCCGAGCTGGAGCGTGAGCTTGACGAGGCGCGGGTCGCAATCGTCCGCCTCAAGAACGAGGCGGCAGCCAACGGCGCCAAACGAAAGTGGCAAGCTGAAGAGTTGGCGCGGCTGCAAAAGCGTTTTGAGGGGACCCATCGGGTTGCGGCCGAAAATGCGCGGTTGCGGGAAGCGCTGGCAAGGGGAGGCGAGGATGACTGATTGCACCACAGCTGGCGACACGACGTTCACCATTCAGACTGACGGCTCAATCATGGTCGAGCGAGCCGGCGCATCGTGGTGGCAGCTCGACAGGCAGCGTGCCCTTCATGCACTCGTGCGAGACCACGCCAAGCTTCAGCAACAACTAGAAGCGCAGCGCGAGATGCTTCAGTGGCTCAGCGAGCACGGATCATGGTCCGTAAGCGTGCTTCACAACGGAGAGTTGGTGGCGATGGACGAGGCAACTGGAAACTGGTTCCGCAAGTCGAGCGTCAAGGAACTGGTTGCGACGATGAAAGGACAACAATGGCCAAGTACACCGTGATGGGTATGGTTGATGCTACCGTTTATGAGGACGTAGAAGCAGACTCACCGGAGGAGGCAAGGGAGCAGGCTCAACTCGGCTCATCTATCTGCTACCAGTGCTCCAAGGAGATTGAGGTAGGCGATATCTACGACACGAAGGTCTTAGATGAGTCTGGTGAGGTTGTCATCGAGTCCGATGAAGAGGTCCGTAGAGAGCGCATGATGAAAGCTCTCAAAAGCATCCTCAAGGCTGCTAGTGACCGAGACCTGAAGTGGCTTCAGAAGATGGCAAAGGAAGGGTTGAAGTGATCGCTCAGCACAGCTCGGAGACGGCCGAGCATGGTACCCCACGAGAGATTGCTCTCTGTTCCAAGCTTCTGATGGGTGATATCGACCTGGACCCCGCCTCGAGCGCGCTATTCAACGAGGCGGTCCGGGCCAAGAAGTTCTACACCGAGGCCCAGAACGGCTTCACGAAGACCTGGAAGGGGCGCGTCTTCCTCAACCCGCCCGGGGGCTACTGCGACGGCAACGGCAAACGCGTCGTAAAGGTGAAGAACAAAGGCTTCATCTACCCCGACACCGAAGAGAGGGCGGAGGAGCACTACAGCGCCATGTGCCTCTGGTGGTTCCGCCTCGCCGAGTTGTGGGGCGCTGGCTCCGTGCAGCAAGCTGTCTTCATCGGGTTCAGCATCGAGTTGCTGCAACGCACCCAGATGTACCGGGCCAAGATGTTCCCGAGTGAAGTGGTGCCCATGGAAACGTACATCTGCGTCCCTAGGGACCGAATCCCCTTCAACAAGATCGAGGACGACACCGTCGTCCCCGGTACCTCGCCCACACATGCCAACGTAATTGTCTGGCTGCCGCCGGCACAACAACTGAGACGGAAGGCCCACTGCCTCCGTGAATTCAGGCGCGCTTTTGGGCGCCTGGGAGAGGTGAAGTGAACTACGACCCAGACAGCTACAACGGGCTAGACAAGATGCCGACCCTCTACGCCAAGTCGGTCACTGGCGCCATCACTCAGTGGACCTGCTGGGCCGAGGGCTCTCAGGTCCACGTCGAGTGGGGGCAGGTCGGCGGGCAGCTGCAGCACGCCGCCTTCGAGTGCGAGGGCAAGAACAAGGGTCGTTCCAACGAGACGAGCGACTCCGAGCAGGCCATCAAGGAAGCCATCAGCAAGTGGAAGAAGCAGGTCAAGAAGAAGTACCACGTTGACCCGAACCACTGGGAGGAGAATCGCAACCTCAAGCCGATGCTTGCGAAGGACTACAAGAAGCAGAAGAAGGCGCCCACCTACCCTGCCCACGTCCAACCGAAGCTGGACGGCGTGCGCTGCCTCGCCTTCCTGAAGGATGGCCAAGCACACCTGCTGTCCCGTGGTGGCGACCCCTACGTCGTTCATCACATCCAAGGAGAGCTGCGACTGGCTCTCCCGCCGGGGTACATCCTCGACGGCGAGCTCTACCACCATGGCACCGCGCTCCAGACCATCAGCTCCTGGGTCCGGCGCCCGCAGGAGGCGTCGATCAACGTCGAGTACCACGTCTACGACGTCTACATGGAAGACGAACCGGAGATGCCGTGGAGCAAGCGCTTCGAGACGCTCCAGCACTTCTTCACCAGCTCCTTGTTCCACTTCAGGGAGCTGCGGTCGATATCGCTGGTCGAGACGCACGTGGTCAACGAGCACATCGAACTCGAGCAGTTTCATAACGACTTCGTCGCTGAGGGCTACGAGGGCGCCATCTACCGCAGCCTCGGCGGCGTCTACAAGTTCGGCTACCGCAGCTCAGACCTGCTGAAGTACAAGGCGTTCCAGGACGACGAGTTCCTCATCGTGGGCTGGAAGACGGGCAAGGGGAAGTTCGCCAACGTCCCCATCTTCGAGTGTGTCTGCGGAGAGCGCACCTTCGAGGTCACGCCAATGGGCAACGAGGCCGAGCGCCTCGAGATGCTCCGCACTGCCAACGAGAGCGTCGGAAAGATGCTCACCGTTCGCTACTTCAACTACACGCCGGACGGGGTGCCATTTCACCCCGTTGGCGTCGCCATCAGGGAGCCAGGGACATGAGGTTCTTCATCAAGAAAAGCGGCCGTCGACGCTACGTGGAGACGGCCCGCAACGAGCGTGAGGCGCGGACGGCCATGCACGCACTGAACGCCCACGAAAAGAAGAACGGGCGCCCCATGGTGTACTACGTGGACCCGCCGCTGCAGGACGCTGGGGTGTACCCAGAAGAACTGCTGTCCTGGATCACCGACGTCCTTGGGACTGAGGGCTACACCCCCGAAGTAGTGGAGAACCCGGAGGAGCAACCTCCGGAGCCGCCACCTTTCGACCCGGAACGGGACTTTTGGTGCTGACCGACCGCAAGAAGAAGAAGATCGAGGATCGCCGGGCACGAGTGACGCTCGTGAAGTGCTCAATGACCACGGGTTGGTGTTGGTCTACACCGCCGCCGAGATCAACTGGTTCTGGCGGAGTGGGCTGAAAGGTTCAGACGATATGAAACACGTCGAGGTGTGGCTGCTAGGCAAGCAGCGTATCGACGTGTTCTTCCTGAAGTGAGGAGAAAGATGAACATCCGCGACCTCAGCGACAAGGAGCTCCTAAACGAGCTTGAACGTCGCCGTACTCTACGAGCGAATAAACCGCATGTGGTCGGCGATGCTGACTTCACCAACGTTACCTCCTACGCGAAGTACATCGTTAACTACATCGCAGAGCACAACGCCTACCCCAAGGATGCAGAACACTTTCTCTTCGAGAAGGTGATGGAAGCCTGCTTCCGCGGCAACACATTCTGGGACTGGCTTCGCCAGCTCAAGGTAGAGCGATGAGCGACGAAGAGATCTGCATCCACTGTTGTGAACCGACCGACGAGCTCAACACCGAAGGAGTATGCCCTGAGTGTGTGGAGCACATGGTGAACGAGGAAGCGTACGAAGACTCCATCGCGGAAGAGGAGGACTGCTACGACTGCCGGGGCACCGGCATCGGCAACCCTCACGTCGATGGCAGCCGCTGCCCCACCTGTGGTGGCAGCGGCGTGCCCCGCCGGGAGCGCGATTCAACTCCCCCGAGCGAACCCCCTAGCTCCTACCGAGGACCATGAGCCAAGAAGAAGAAGCGAGACGGGCGATACGAACGCTGCAAGCGTTCATCGACCACCACGGCCGAACGAAGGAGTGTGACATCGTGAATCCGGATGACAGCCCGTGCCACGCCTGCACACGTCAGATACGAGAAACCGCTGAGGCCCAGAGAGCGCTGAACCTTCTGGAGGAGCTGACCACATGAGCATCAAGGAAACCCCCTTCAAGAAGACCGAGGCCAGTGGGGACGAGGCGTACCTCGACGAGCTGCTCGAAACCCTAGAGGAGATGGGTCTGTGATCGCATGACAACCATCGTCCAATACCACGCGTGCCAAGAAATGGCTCGCGTGGCAGAAACGCTTCATCTGAAGGTGTCGTTCATCGGCTCCTTCATAGTTTTCATACCCGACAATAAGCATTGGCCTGCATACGCCGAAGGCGTGAAGCTAGGGCACTGCACCTCCGTTGAGGAAGCGCAGGGCTTCCTCAACGGATTCTGCCGAGCCTGCGAGTACTTCGAGCTCGGAAAGGGAGAGAAGAAGTGAGCTACGTTCACACCCATTCCGCCAAGATCCTCGCCGACAGTGTTTTCTTTATACGGAACCCTTGGAAAGAAAGAGGGTAGACTCAAGCAAGAGCTCAAGAAGTACGAGGAGGAGGAAGATGACGCCGAATAAGACGAAGACTGAGGAACAGACGCGACGCGAGGGCATCTCCAAGGTGCCTTTCGGTGAGAAGCGCTGGTACGTCGTCAACGGCCTACACTACTTCGGCCCCTACGAGAAGGAGGAGCACGCCAAGCAGGAGCGCAAGGCGAAGTTATCCGTCAACGGTTGCCCCTGTGGGCGCGTTGTCCTTCTCGACCCCAACGGCGACCGTCCCGACTTCGGTCTGCATGGGTCCCTCAAGCCCAACTACGGGTGACGCCATGTGGTCACAACCGCGACGACCACCGGGGATGGACCCGTACCGGAAGGTCCTCTTCCACAAGTTCAAGCACACGGGAACGGCACACCATGGTGGGGAACGTCGCCACATCTACATGTCGGCATGCGGCAGCATCATCCTGCACTTGAAGCAGAAGCTCATGCCCCAGGACCCCCGCTTCGGATGCACATGCAGCAAGTGCTTACACAACTAAGAAACGCCCCCGAACGGGTGCGTCGATTGGAGGAGGAATGAGCGACGCCGAAGACCTGCTCACCATCACTGGAGCCCTGGCGCGTCACATCGAGAGGGGCGAGCAGCTGCTTGATACCGCCCGTGACCTACTCACGCTCACACAGAACGCAGAGACATGCGACGAGCAGCCTCCCGAGGAGCTCTGGAATGAGTGCCGCAACATCATCGACGCCTGCGACAAGGCCATTCACACCTGCCAAACAAGGAGCAAGAGCCTACAATGGACTCCGGCTATGACATCGATAGAGTGAAGTGCATCGCTGAATCAGCCAAGAGCCTACTGATGCAGTGCGAATGCGAGGAGTTCGAGGACGACGACTCGCATGAGGATTCAGACAAGTGCTGGGTGCCGAAGAAGCAGATCACCGACGACTCCGAAGTCTACTCGGTGGGCGACGAGGGTCAGCTCTGCATCACTGAGTGGTTGGCGGAGCAACGCGGATGGCTATAACTGAACAGGAGGTGCGCAACATGGTTGCGCACCTGATGCGGGAGGGGCTCCGTGGCTATATTGGGGGTCCGCACACCGGAGCACTAAGGGAACAGGCGAATAGGGACGTCTTCCAGCTCTTGGAAGTGAAGGTGAAGGCAGAGCTAAAGGCGATCGAAGACAAGTCCGTCACGGCACACCTATGGAGAGTAGCAATGGACGAGTACAGAAAGAACTTCGAGCAGAGCATCTCGAAGCTGACGGCGAAGCAACTACGCGAAAAGTGTATGGTGCAATTCGACCGCGCTGCTGAGCTGAAGCAGCTCGCGGACGAAAAGCACCAGGAGAACACGAACCTGAAGCAGAGGGCTATGGAAGCTGAGAAGGAGCTCAGCGAAGCCAAGCGTCGAGCAGTCCAGTACATGGATGAGCTGCGGACGGTCACCGAGACCAAGAACCGAGAGCAGAAGATCACCAACGCGCTGCTCAGGATCGTGGAGCGCATCCCCCTATGAAGGACCCCGTGCTGCTGTACATGGTTGGTGCTCTGCTCATAGTCGCCTCGGGCCTCACCGGGTATACCCTCGGCTTCATGCTGGGGCGAAGAACGGCGAAGGAGAAACACCTGCGCCCCGAGCCTATCAGCGAAGATCATCGAAGGCACCACGAAGAACACCACAATTGGGGACTATGAAGATTACCAAGACGTTCGAGCTAAACCCTGTGCTCAGGGACAGCGTCTGGTACGTGGAGTGGGCGGCTGTGTCCGCCAACCTCCCCGGCACCGACGACTACAAAATTCGAGCGCGGTGGAACCGCTACGCCCAGGCGCACTGCGCCGGCAAGGACGCTCTCGGCAAGTATTACGAATCGAAGAAGCATGCCAGCGCAACCATCCGTGGCTTCAAGAAGCATGAGCAGACCAGGAAGAGTGAGTAGTAGAACCGCCAAGGGCGAGGAAGAGGAGCTCAAGGAGCTCCGTGAAAAGGCCGTAGATAGGTCCACTGGACCCATGCCGTCCCATAGCGCTTCTTCCGCTCGACACGGAAGAGAGCCAGTTGAAGACCCCGTATGGCTCGAGAGAGCGTTTCAACTAGCGTCGCTAGTGGAACGACCCACCCCCATTGGTCTTCTGCTATCTTTGGCTCGACGATCACTCAAATGGGAGCAAAGCATGACGGTCAACACACTCTGTGTCGCAGAGGACAAGTACCTGTTCTGGGCCGGGGACAAATGGAACCGGTACGATAACGCCTACAACGAAGAGAAGAAACGACGTGAAGACGCGAATCATACCTAGTGAGGAATTGAGCCCTAAGACGTTGAGGGCTCAAGACTACATCAACGACGCGCCCCCGGAGCGTCCGGGGAATACGAGGAAGTGGTTCTACGCCCCGACCCGGGACGAGGAGGAATGGCCCGGCGGACCCTTCGACACCGAGGAGGAGGCCATCGTGGAGGGTCGGTCTGAATACTCCGAGGACCCGCCCTACGGTGAGGAGATGGAGACCTTCGGCGTCATGGAGGCTGAAGAAGTTCTCCCGGACGCTACGCTCTGTGACGCACTGGGCCTAGAAGACGTGCTCGAACGCATGGAGGACTACGTCATCGACCAATGTGCGAACACCAGCAACGACTCCATCTTCAGCGTCAACAAGGACTACACCGAGAAGCAGGCTGAAGAAGCGCTGCACGCCGTACTTGGCGCCTGGGCGCGCAAGTACTTGCACTGCTACTGGCACAACGGCATCGACACCAAAGAGGTGCCCGTGAAGCCAGAGGAAGAGGAATGAAATTACACGAACTCGTGGCCAAGTGGCGAGCAGAGGCAGAGCAGATGAGCAAGCGAAACCCGGTTACTGGCAAGCATGAACCGGGGGACATCGCAGAGGCTCTGACGTTGGAAGAGTGCGCGAACGCGCTCGAACAGGCGGACGAGTACGTACAGGACAACGACCCCGAAGCTGGGAAGGAAGCCGAGAAGTTGCGTTCAGGCGTCGAAGCGCTGATTGAGGAGTACGCCGGCGTTCGCGACGAGATACCGAGCGTGCTGAATGACCTGCAGTCGCTGCTCGACCGAGTCGACGCTCGTGACTCACTTAAGTACTTGGAACGGAAGGAAGAAGGAGTTCAACATCGAGCATCTCGAGAACCCCTGCCTGGAGAACGACGAATGGAACATCTGATGCGGGACATGGAGCAGCTTCATCTTGCGTTCGGGCACCCTGTTCTGGAGGAGCCCGTACCGCCCGACGACATCAACGACCTGGTCGACGACGACGTGAATCTCAGCTCCAAGCGAGAGATGCAAGAGCGACTGATGTTGCGTCTTCGTCTCGTCGCTGAGGAGTTCTTCGAGCTGCTCAAGGGTGCCGTCGGAAACGGTCCTCAGCACCTCGTGGAGGCCGCCAAAGGGAACATCGACACGGTGCTGGACAAATGGCGTGACAACTACGACTACAACGCCATCGAGACCGCTGACGCACTCACCGACCTGATGGTCGTCACCGTAGGCATGGGCCTCGAGCTCGGCATGCCCCTCGACCGCCTGTGGGATGAGGTTCACCGCTCGAACATGGCCAAGGTAGGCCCCGATGGAAAGGTAACGTACCGAGAGGACGGGAAGGTGCTCAAGCCCGAGGGCTGGACGCCCCCGGACATCAAGGCCGCTCTGTACGACTCAAAGCACGCCCCGGAGCTCAAGAAGCGGCTATCGGCCATGTTCGGCACGGCCCCAAAGGTCTCACTCGAGCGCGCTGCAACTGCTCTGGGTGTCGACCTGAGTAACGCCAATCACCTGGGCTACTCCAAACCGTACAAGAAGATGGAGGTGAAGGTGCTCTTGGACAACGAAGAATTGCGGACCCTACGTCTTGCCCAAGTAGACATCGCCAGCGACGAGCGCGGCGAGGTCGTCATCCTCGGCAAGCTCGCCGCAGAGAACCTGTAAGTGCTGGGCGAAGATGAAGAGTAGGCCGCACCCAGGTGTGGCTCCCCACCACGCGGCGACCAAGGTGAAGACGCTGAAACCCTTGGGCGGTTCAGCAAGTGGGGAGCCCCTCCTGGGCCTGACGCGTCTCTTCTTCGTTGCGGCGTGCTCCATTGTAGCGCGCCGTCTTTTCCTAGCCCCATAAAAGCTACGGGCCGCCAGCGGAGGGGAGCGCCGACGACCCGTGCAGAAGAGGTTGAGGCGGCTGCTCTGCAGCAACTTACCCTCACCGCCGTACAAGCGGCTGGACCTCAAGGGGAAGGATGAGCCCATCCGCCCACACTGTCAAGCTCCGTCAACTCGCCTTTCGTGCCTCGGCGATGTGACGGCGCACCACGTTGACGAGTGGCTCGTCAGCCAGCAGCGCCTTCTCGTCGATCACCACAGTCTCGGGGTCCGCGTCTGCAGTAGTATCGAAACGCGTGAGCTTCAGCTTGTTTGCAACCTTGTCCACAACCCAACGCTCACCGTCAATGGTGACGGCTTTCGACACCCCGACGCACGAGCGCAGACTATACTCCGACATGTGCTCCTCTTCGCTGGCGATGGGCACCATGTTCACGTCGGCTGGCGTTTTGAGCTTGCTCACCTCATTCACGAACGCGTGGGCCATGGCCTTGCCTAGGTCCTTGTTCGACCGACCTAGGTCCTCATGCTTCTTGAGCGTCTTGACCGACTTGGTACGGATGCGTCTCTCTGCAGGATGTATGTATGACGGTTTCAGCTTGTCGACGATGAGAAGAAACGCTTCAAGATCCAGGCCTTCAAGGTTCACCTCCCCTGTCTCATCACCCTCAGGAGTGAGGCGAAGGCCGAGGGTGCCGGAGTCGTCAGTGCCTTTGAGCCGGCGGTGAAGAAGCTCGACCAGCACACCGTTGCTGAGCGTCAAGCGATACAGAACGGTGGGCTCGAGCAACCTCTCTGCTTCCGGACCTTCTCCCGGGCGGAACTCGTGTTGAGCCTGGTGTGCATCGAAGGCTCGCTGCAGTCGGCTTTCGTCGCCTTGACCCCCGTAGGGGATACCGTACTTGTACCCGTGGTTCATCTTATCTCTCCTTCTCGCCCGGTACGTTGTTCTCGGGCGGTGAAGCAGTTGTACAACCTGTCGGACCACCGTTCAACAAGTAGATCTTGCGTGGTCCGACGACCTTCATGTTACAAGGCCGTCATGGAACAGTTCATCGCAACCATCCTCGCCCTTCTTCTTTCTCTTCCTGCCTATTACACCGACCAAGAGACGCTCGAAGAGCGAACAGACCGGTTGACGACAATCGCCGAAGCAAATGCTGACGTCAGCGCACGCTTCACCTGCTCAGGCAAGTACGACACAAAGGACTGCACGCCCCGCTGGCGTGGTTCTCGTGAATCACTAGCCATTGCCCTAGTCACAGCTGGCTTCTGGGAGAGCCGATTCGCCAAACACATCCATGAGGGCAAGTGCCGCCCCGGCTACCAGAAGGAGCCCGGTGTTTGGGCGCGAGGCGAGTGCGACGAAGTCATCATACGCAACCCGAAGACGGGAAAGATCACTCGTCGCTACTTCGCTGCCCGCACCATCTTCCAGATGCAGTACGATCGCGGCATCCGAAGGCACTGGAACGTCATGGATGGCACAGATGCCACATCCACCTGGTACGCCACGCATGCAGCGGCCATCAAGTTGAGTCGTTGCTACTCGCCCGCACCGAAGAAGCTCTTCATGTGCTACGCGGGCACACGCAACCCCGCCTGGAAGGGCGCCAAGCCTCGAGCCCTCTTCTACGAGGCTAAGATGCGCAAGGTCTTCACCACCGACGCCCGTGTAGCCAGTAACCCCTGAAATCTGGAGCTAAGTAGAAGCAGAGGCGAAGGCACTGTCACCATCCGTCCGGGTAGTAGGGGTGGTCCTACTACTATCAGTCCCAGGTGGTGCAGTATCTCCCCCAGCTTCTTCTTCTAGGGGAGCGATCTCGCCACCGCCATCGCGGTGGGCTCGGGCAAGTAGGTCCTGGAGGTGTCGTCGCACCGACTCTACTTCTTCTTCGTCGGACTGGCCGTAGTACCCGAGCCAGGCGTCCGTGAACGCCTGGAGTTGGTCGAGGCCGACGTTGTGGTCGGTCTCGCCGAGGATGTAGAAGCAGAGGCGAGGGCCTTGATGGCGGGACGTTCCCCGCCTCTGCTTCGGCCTGAACGGCGAGGACTCGAACTTCGCTCCCATCAAGAGGGGCAAGCCTCTCTCAGGGTTACCTACTCGCCCCGGGCCTTGCCGCCCGAGGCTGAGACGTTCAGACGCGACTTCCGCCCATCCCAGAAGACCGGGCTACTCGAGTGGTGCCCTCGGTTTTCACCCAGGGCCTGCTCGAGCATCCGAGAGACCGAGAAGGACGGTGACACGGATACCACGCACCGAGTCGCGCGGGCGTTGCAACCTCCCGTGACCAGGGGACTTCGCAGAGCTCAGCATGCTCAGTCCAACTTTTCCTGCCCCGAATGTGACAACGGGGGAGCTGAGAAAGTAGAGGTGGACCTGCGGAGAATCGAACTCCGGTCCGCAGAGTTCAGTCAGTAGCTTCGTTCACGAGCGTAGCCGGTCTTTCCCGGCGTCATTGGCGACTGGGGGTGTGCCGCCTCCACCATCCCGTCTTTCCGAGAAGTCAGCCTCTCCGTAAGCTCGCCTGCATCATCGGAGACACGCCGCGCAGGCTCAGCTCGTGTACTGGCACCCCGTCGCTACTCGAGCTCCTCGCTAGGGGTGGGTCGCGGGTCTTACGCCGCGGCCTGGTTGGCGTTGTCGTTGGCAACTGCCGTTTGCTCACATGGGTCAAGGCGGCGTGAGCCCCGCCTGCTCGCAGCTACTTCCATTCCTCCACGTCGAAACCAGTCAGGCCCGTAAGTACGGCCGGCAGGAGCCAGTTCTCCATTAAGGCACGAGGCCGCCGACCTGATAGAAGCGTCGCTCAGGACGCAGGCGCCGTCAAGCGGCGCCTTCGAGGCGTGCGAACATCCACATCGCCTGGAACTGGTCCCTGGTACCCGCCCAGGTGCTCTTGACGGGCTCGTGCCCGTTGAAGTTGTAGGAGCGAACCACCACGTAGTCGACGTGCGGGTCAACACACGCGACCTTGCCGTAGACGCGCCTGCCGTCGACCACGGCACAAAGCAAAGCCCCCGGGTCCCAAAGGGTGGTCGGGGGCTTCTCAGGGGTAGCTGTGGGGGTCCTGGGGACAGACTCCATCCAAAGCTGGGGATCATGATTCCGATGCATCGTTGCCCTTTCGAGGGACGGCTATGGTGGCCGTCGAACTTTCTGAAACTACAGCATGGTCCACACCGATGTGAAGCGTCACGTGGTCCACCGGCAGGGGCTCACTGCGCCCCCGCCGCATCATGTCGACGACCTCGAGCGCTTTCATCCCGCGGTCGTCGTCGACGTACTGCTTCTTCCACTCTTCGGTGAGGCGCTCGGCCTCGTAGAGCTCACGCTGGTTCATCTGACCCTTCAGGGCCTTCGCCACTCGGCTGACCCACACCGGGTCCCGGTGGTCGAACTTGCTCTTCCACCTTGCCACGCAGCTCCTCCAGGTTGGCCTTGTAGAGGTTCACGAGCTCAGCGCTCTGAGTGTAGGGCTTGGCGTCGACGAGGCGGTAGCCCATCTCCTGGATGTTGCGCTCGAACCAGTCGTAGTCGTCGTGCTCAACGTTCGTCTCGACGTGCAGCAGCGCCACACCGCTGTGCGTGCTGATGCCCCGAGGCGAGCAGCGCACGCGCGTGTCACCCCAAGGAAAGTGCATGTGCGGGAATATGGCGGTGATGTAGAAGCGCCTATTCACTTCGGTGGTGGGATCGACCAAGAACGCGTAGGCCGTCTGCGGACCCATGCCCAGGGCGCTGATGCCAACGAGCGGGTTCTCAATCTGCACGACCTCGAGGAACGAGTAGATCCTAGGAAGGTGAATGCGCAGTACGTAGGGTTCATTCTTCATCGCCTCCTTCATCTCGATGTCAGGGACGAAGACCAAGAAACTGCGTTTCTCGTCGAGCCAGTCAGACAAATCCGTCTTCATTTCCTACTCCTCAGAGTCAACGAGGTTATCAGCGCCTGCTGTAGACGCTCATTGTCGACGGCCTCTGGCAGCTTGACCAGGACCTTCTTGGGGAACGGCGCAGGCTTGCCATTGAGTGCGCGGGCGCGGCGGTGGCGCCAAGCCGCGGCGAGCTTGATGAGCCACGTGGGGGCCACGTAGAGGTCCTTGACCACGTAGCGCTGGTCGATGGGGCGACCCTGTTCGGTCTTCCTCTTGGCCCAAGCCGTAAAGTTTCTGCCATAGTCGAGGGCGTCCACAGGCTCACGTTCTAGTTTGATGCCGGCGTACCTGGCTAGCATCTGCACGGTTCGGATGCTCGACCCGTAGTGGCTAGGCACGTCGTAGCCGAGCTTGCGTATCTGATGCAGGTTCTGGCGGCTGACACACCAACCATTGTTGATGTGCTCGTCCATACGTCGCTCGATGACGATCAGACCACACTTAGGGCATTCCGCCCGCGGAAGTTTCTTGCCCATGCTCGACGAAGCTGGTGTCCAGTCGTGCGCCTTCGGGGCCCACTACTTTGAAGTCGTAGATGGGCTCGCCCCTGCTACTCTTCCGCACTCGGATGTAGAGCTTGTGCGCCACGCGCTGGTTGTCCTCGATGAGGCAGTACGCGGTTCGCCACCCATCCCCTTGGAGGGTGGGGAAGAAACCACAGTCCTCAATCCACGAGTTGTCCTCGCGGAAGATCCGAACCTGGTGGGGGTACGGCAGCGTCCAGTTCTCGGCGTTCTTCTTCGACAGGAGCTCGGCACTCGTGCCGAACATGCTGCGGAGCTGGAGGTCCTGCTCGGGGAGCTGCTTCAGCACCTCGGCTTCAGGAGGGTCAGTGCTCGGTGGATCGACCGAGGGGTTGGGGCTAGCAGAAACGCTCGGGCATGAGGGGCATGGGGGGCACTCGGAGGTGCACCGGCAGTTGGTGGCGACCACCGTAATGAACGCCACGGAGGCCATGGTGAAGAAAGCACGGGCGATGTTTGCTTCGTACTGCATACTTCCCTCTATAGGAGTCCCCTGGAACTCGTTGTAGCAGGTTCGTCTTCTCGCGCGCACTGCGTCTGGCCCAGGGGGCGCGCTGCGCTGCGGTCTGAGGGTTAGGGATGGCCATCCCTGGCGACCTTGGCTGCCGCCTTCACCCAGCCCCGAAGGGCTCTCACCACCAAGAGTGCTACTTCAGAGTTCCAGAGGACCGTTCAAGTTGTAGCGTGACGGCCCAGGGGGCGTCAAGAAGCTCGATGGACCGGGTGATGGCCAGGTCGGCTTCGGGGTTTCTTTCCGCGGAAATCTTCGCAGTAATCAAAATGGCGCGTTTCAACCTGGGCTGCTGCTTGTGCCTCTTCAGCTCGAGCGCGTAGCGCTTCATCGTACCCTTGCCTGAAGCACACAGCTTCGCCCAGAGGGCTATGCACCACATCTCGGTCCAGTTGCAATCAACTCGGTCTTCATCGTCGAAGTTGGGAGCCCACTTGACTGGAATGCGTAGCAGAGCGTCGCGCGGCATGTCACTGGGTACGGGAAACCACCCGCGCTCGAGCATACGCTGACGAATCTCCCGGCGCTTCTGCATGGACGCCGGACGTGTTGTTCTATCGTATGTCATGCGTCGAAGCCGTTATGCCATGCGACCTGGAACTTTTCACGGCGCTGCGGCACAACAGAGCTGATGACCGAGATAGCCTCCACCTCCAGTCAGAAGATGTTTTGCCCGCACTGCGGGGCCTTCGTTGCCGGTAGCCGTGGTCTGGCCTGGCACCAGGATACGAACAAGCACTGCAGGATAAAGCGCGCAGTACTTCAAGAAGTAGAGAGGGATTACGGTGGTTTGTACCACAACGACGGCCTCAGCCGCCTGCTCGAGACGTTGGGCGTGCCCGGTAAGAACTCGCCTGCCAGTCACCTCAATGGCTACGGCTGCTACTACCCGTTTTGGGCCCTGGAATGCGTCTGGCAGAGCGGGTTCATGACGCCCTACCTCCACATGTCTGATTGTCTCGCAGATGCGAAGAGCGCGAAGAATACATTGCTCGAGAACGCCAAAGAGCGCGCTCAAGCCCTCATCGACGAGTGCAAGATGAGCGAGAAGAAAGCCAAGGCGTTCACCGTGTTGTACGCCCTCCGCAGGAACAAGCATCGGCAAGAGTACGGCCGAAGCAAGAATGCCTGGGAAGTAGGGCTCGAAGCCTTCAAGGAGCACCATGGCATCCTCTGAGACCGTCATATGCCCGTACTGCCAGACCACCGTCACGAAGAGAGGACTGGCCCACCACCAGAGCAATAATGTTCAGTGCTGCCGCAATCAGCGCATCGCTCTGCTCGTCGAGCAGGACTACGTGCCCTGCCACCCAGGCTCACCCATATTCCAGTTCCTCAAGTTCCACTTCGAGTACAACCACACCGGGACGCTGTGGCTCTACGACGAAGAAGTTGGCCGTCGCCCCTGGGTGCCGTTGTGGCTCGCCGAGCTCTGGTATCGAGCCAGTAAGAGTCCTGTCACCGGACGCCTCGACTGCAACCATGGCGAGTTTTTGAGCAGCATGAAGGCCGTACAAGAGAGCGATCGCAAGCAGGGCGCCATGGCGGCCATGGCGAAGATGCGAGACATCGGCTACTTCGGTGAGTACGGCGACATTTTCAAGGTCGACATGACCTCTTATATCTACCGAGTTCGCGAGTCGCAGGCGGAACTATCTGGCTCGCTGCAGGACTACCAGAATGCCGCCGACGGACTGAAGCAGGAAGAGCGCCCCTTCGAACGCCGCATCAGGGAAGGCCCTCGGCTTTCGTGAATGCGTGGTGGCGCTCCTGGTCCCAGTCACCCCACTCTCGAGCCATGACTATGTGTCCTAGCTCGTGTGCGAAGGCTGTACGCTCGATGGATACACCCGGGTCCTTCACGTAGACCCCGTCCTTGATCCTCTTGAAGTAAGCCACGTGCGCCACGTTGCCGCCAACAGTGACGAACCCGGCTACTTTCTCATACTTGCCCTTGTTCTCGATGACGCCGGGGTGGAAGACAACCCAGATGCGGTCCTCCTCGAGTCGCTTACGCACCCGCATGTGCTTCTCCCAGAGACCTACGAAGCGGTCGAGCTCGGCCGCCAACTCTAGAGAGCTGACGAGGTATCCATTGCGCGCCACCATAATGCCGTGCTCGAGCTCCACGTCGAACTTCTTGATGTACTTCCAGCGGCAATAGACGACGAAGCCGTAGATACCCCAGGCCGCAGCGGCCACGACCCAGCTGAGGGCGATGGCAGCACCAATGTTCTCGGTCTCCCCCCACAGGGTGATCGCCAGTGCGCCAAGGGTCATAGCAGTAGCCACGCCTCCGAAGGAGACGAAATCAAGGACCTTTAAGGGACTAGGTCGCATCAGTACTTGATCTCCGTGATGCCGAACTTCGCCCGGGTCGCCAAGTACGAGCTCGGGCTGAAGCTGCCATTGTACGTGAAGAGCGGTGCGACCTCTTCATCCTCGATTGCTGCATCAAACTCCATCAGGATTCCGTTGACCACGACTCGACGCAGCACGCCACGTACACCGTGAGCGTAGTCGCAGTAGCCGGCACCGTGTGCCTGGCTGTCACCCTGAATGCGAGAGCCATCCTTGTTAAACCAGCCCCAGAAGCTGAGGTCTACGCCTTGGTGTGCCACCATCTTCTCGCTCACCACGACGTTCTTCATGTGGCCCTCGACCAGGTCGCCCAAGCATGCTCCAGAGGCCACGAGGTTCTTCCAGACCTTCGTCGTCTGTACGGGCCAACGGGAGGTACGCGTCATCGAGCTGTCGTAGGGCGGGCCCCACGTCGCTGCTACCTGCTTGAACCTGCACGCCTTGTATATGTCGTCGACCATCTTCGGCGTAGGCAACACGGCATTGAAGAGGCTGAGTACGCGCTCGGCGTTCATCGCCCCCATCGGCGTGTAGCAGTAGTCCTGCCCTTCGCCGATGCAGAGGAAGTCGGGCATCACGTAGAACGTGGCGTACTGGTCGTCCTTGCGGACGTTCACCTCGTGCCACATCCGCAGCCAACCAGGGAATTGGCCCTGCACGAACAACGCGTGTAGGTGGTCTTCACGCTCCTCGCCCAAGTACTCTGGAATGTCGGGAAGGAGCTCGGTGGCGCCCTTTGTCGAGAACGGTTGGATGAACTCACTCATGGCACAAGCATAGCAGCGATGGCGGCATAACAATGGTGGAGGAAAGACATGACAAGTACGCGCAACTTAGCCGCCGGAACACTACTCGGCGAGACAGAAGTAGTGGGGCCCGGACCACCGCGAACAATCAACGACGAGGGAAGAGAACTCCCCACACTCCTGCTGCGCTGCGGCTGTGGCGCCATGCTTCTCCGCACCGTCGACTACGTAAAACGGTGCCTCCTCGTGGACACTGAACCCGCATGTCCAACGTGTCGAAGCGAACTTCTGCGCGGTATGGCGATCCACCGCCTACAGGGCATTGACGAACGAGCTCGAGCGAGCTTCATCAAGCTCTATGAGCAGTGCGGGTCCTTGTACTCACACTGGTGGGAGGCCCGAGAAGAAGGCCGTCTTAGAGAGAAGATAGCGCAGTCACTGGACATCGACATGCCCGACACAGAGTGGGACGAGTACGATGCTCAAGCGCTTCAGGTGTGGTCAGGGGCTTTTGAGCATCCTAATGTCCAGGGTGAAGAACACTTCCTCGAAGCTGTAGAGACAGCAGAGGAGCAAGCTGTACGCCTCAAGCAACAAGCAGAGGAACGCAAGAACAACGAAGCCAGGCGACGAGAAGAGCGCAAGCGCAGAAAGCGTGAAGCGCAGCTCTGCTTGGTCGACATCCATGCCCCAGAGGATCGACACTGGGCCTGCGACAAAAGGGGTTGTTGGGTACGCACAAGCAGCGCTGTCTTGTGTCTTGCTTGCAGCAGACTCCTTTGCCCTAGGTGCGCAAAGGAGCACATGTGCCTCGGCTCTTTAAGGACGGCTCACGACATCCTAGAGGACCCCGACGCCTGGTACGGCGACGAGTACCTCGAGCACATCTTGAAGAGAAAGGTGATGTACCGAGGAACCGTATAGATCCATCCACACCAAGGAGAATGATAATGAAGAAGTTGTCTGGAAAAGTGATGAAGAGCAGGCGTCTCGTAGCGAGCTCGCCGAAAGCAACCCGCCTTATACAGGCGGGCGTCCGCAACAACCGCACTGTGCTCGAGGTCATCGCAGACCTCGAGCAATTGAACCCGCACTACGGCCTCGCCGAGGACGACGGTGACATCAACGCCGTCGCAATCGAGGTCACCGCTCACCCGCAGGCTGACCTGCTGAACTACGGTAACAACTAAAGGAAGCCATGAAGGACGAGGAAAGCAAGATCGTTCAGCTGATGCCAGCCGACGGCTGGTACGCCCACTTCAAGAACATCGACGGGGAGAAGTGGCAAACACCTCTCATCGCCTGGGGACTACGGGAGGACGGCTCGGTCGTCCCCCTCGTCGCTGCTCTGTCTGGAGAGGTTGAAGCGGCCTGTGACTGCAAGGAGTTCGAGACGCTGTGGCACTGCTACCATAGGGAAACCCCCTATGTAGCAGGACCCACCGACGAAGATGCCTGAATGCCCACGACGTGCTCGAGCTGAGTTCTTCAGGCGCTGGAGCCCCACCGTGGGCTCCAGCGCGGCTCAGGCTCTTTTTACCACCATGTTCTTCGCGGGGATGAAGCTCAACATCAACGCCAAGATTGAGTGGCGCAGGGACGAAGGCGTGCTCGCTGCCATCAGCCTTGACCGTAACTTCGAGCTGCGGGTGAAGAAGAACTTTCACACCGTGACTGTGGTCGTCGGCACCGCTGAGACGCGCATCAACGACCCACTAGACGTCAGAAACCTCGTCCCACCGGCATAACACTGGTGAAAGGAGACTAACCTGGTGAAAACCGACGAAGTACTCGACCTTCATGTCGAGCGCGTAGGAACCCCCTGCCGCTGCAAGATGTGCGGCGGCAAGGGTAGGGTGCGGACGCTCTATATCAAGAGCTTCTACGCAGTTACCAACAAAACAACCGAGCAGACCTACAACGTGAACCTCTGCTCCATCTGTGTGGGGAAGCACATTGAGATTGGCCTCATGCCCCCCAAGTACAACGGCGGGTACTGCTCCGCCACCTACAAACCCTCGGAAAGGGATACGCTCATCCCACCGGGACTCGTCAACTCGCTCATCTGGCGCAACGAGTTCAGGCGCACGAGTGATTGACGCGTACGTCAAAAAGCTCATCCCCCACCGGCATAACAACTATGGAAGGAGGCGAGCATGACAGAAGAACTCGTAAAAATATGGAACTTGAAACATGCCACCCAGTTCCTCCAAAGGGAGGAGCTGGAACGAGCTCGTAGAGAGCTAAACACGTTGCTCGATGAAGCTTTCCCACCAATGGAGGAGGAATGCGCTACATCATCATCACCATCATCATCATCGCCGCACTCGCTGGGTGCGGTAACGAAGACAACACGCTGACACCGCTCCCTGAGCCTGGTGGTGTCCCCACCGCCACATCTACGGGCTCCGGAGGGACGCCCCCAGTCACTCCACAAGCCCCTGATGGGGCAGCTGGGGAGGCGTCCTGCTCGTGCCCCGCTGGCGCCCCGGGCCCGGCTGGGAGCTCCTGCAGCGTCACCCCCACCGAGGTGGGCGCCATCCTCACCTGTGAGGATGGCACCGCCGCCACGGTCTACCATGGGAGTGACGGGGAGAGCATCGTCGGGCCTACCGGGCCTGCCGGTCCTGCCGGGCCGCCAGGAGCCGACAGTACTGTCCCAGGCCCGATGGGCCCGATGGGCCCGGCCGGACCAGCTGGTGAGAGTATCGTCGGTCCGGCTGGCCCGAAAGGAGACCGTGGAGCTCGAGGCCCAACCGGGCCGAAGGGCGACAAGGGAGAAAGAGGCCCTGCGGGGTCCATCGACACATCGAACGTCTACACCGTGCAGGAGTGGGACAACCCACCCGACCCTGGAGCCTTCGGGCTCACCGCATACTGCGACGAAGGAGACGTCGCAATCGGCGGTGGTTGCGACGTCTACCAAAACGGAGCCACTACAGTGCGGATAACCGCCAACCACCCAGCTGGTAAAGTGCCATACGCCTGGCACTGCATCGCGGAGGGTGTGGCGCCACCGCATGAGCTTGTCACGTTCGTCATCTGCATCGACGTGCAGTGACGAAGAAGAAGAGAGGGCTGCACACCCGCTCTTCTTCTACGTTCAAGTTCTTCGATGTAGCGGCATAACAGTTTCAGCAGGCGGACAAACCACTACAACATCGAGCCCCACCTGCTGGAGG